AAAGGAGATTATCTCCGTTTTCCAAGTCACCATACGTAAATTCAGACAGTTATCCTTTTCGGGGATAGCTGTCTTTTTTATATATTTTCATACATTTGTGTTCCCATAAGTCCTTATAACAGGCTGGGAGAAAGGAGAAAAACATGGATTACAAGAAGGTACAGGAGCGTATGCAGCGTATCAAGGACACGCAGTTCGCCAAGCACCGCGCCCACATCCACAACCGTGGAGACATCGTTGTTGTGGACTGGAAGCGAGATAACACAAACGCCTATGCTGTCCAGTATACGTTCTACAAAAACCACGTCTTCATCACCGGCGACCTCGGCGACGCCATCTTCAACTGCACGTGGCAAACGTGGACCACCGAGAAGCCCTACAAGAACGCACCTGTGGGATGTGGCCGGCCCAATAAGTTCAAGCCCATCTCCCTTGAGTATCTTGAGGAGAAGCTGGGCGCATTCAGGGAAAACGATGTGTATGAGTTCTCCTCGGTGGAAGCCAAGGAAGAAATCAAGCACTACCGTGAGTACGTGTCTAAGGACTATAAGGACGACTTCAAAGACCTGCTGAAAGCGACGGAAGGCCATCGTTTCTGCGATGACTGGCGCAACTACATCATGTCCAACTATGACATGATGGAAGGGATGTTCAGCGATTCCGAAGTCATCGCGGCTATCATGGATGCCGGCAAGACGTTTGGCTGCCGCTACCTGAGTTGGGTGGCTGGTATCCAGATGATTGAGCAGGCTATCGCGGATGGCACTGCCATCTACGACCCCATCCGTGTGGAATCCAACCATCGCACTGCGGTAAGCCTTATTGCCGATGTCGGCAACGGGACTATCTCTGTGGAAGCGATTGACCCCTGCGAAAAGGGACTCCACACGGAGGTGTTTGTAAGCGTGCAGGATAAGGATGGGTCCAACCCACAGGATTTGGCCTACATCGGCCAGACCTACGAGCGTAATGAGGACAAGAACAGCGACGCTGATTTTGTCGCCAAGGACTCCATGACCGTGCGTGTGTGGACTGAGGCGGAGAACGAAGACTACACCAAGGAGTATGTTGTCGAACGCTACCATGAGTCCGATGAGGACAAGGAAGAAAACTGAAAGGAGAAAAGTTATGAGCGCAAAAAGAGCTGTCATTGAGCAAAAGTTCAAAAAGATGGAAGCTGAGGCAAAACGCCTCGGCGTTACGCTACTGACCAAACCTGAGGCTTTCATTGATGATGACCACCTCGATTGCACGTGGTACGGAGGCTACATCGGTGGTTTCCAGTACAACGGCTATGAGGTCTCCTTCGAGGTACAGGGAGATGTCTGCATCGCCGGCGAGGTCAAGGGCAATGATTTCTCCTATACCAACAGGTCAAACTCCGGTGCTATGGATACCCACGCTTCCGATACCTTGCGTACTACCTTCAAGAGTGATGATGAACTCATGGAGTCTGTGCAGGATGGCGACATCGCGTACGAAAACAACAACTGGATTGAGGCATTTGTCAAAAAGCCTGATGGCAGTTGGAGTACGGCCTCTGAGGTTGCTGAAGACGACAACGTGCTGGATGTCTGTGCGGATATTTCCTGCTGGCTGGATTGGCTGAAGGCCAATTTCATCAAGGACGCTGCTGAGTAAAAGAAAGGAGAACTTCTATGGAAAAACGCATCAAGATTCAGGCACAGAAGGCCACCCGCACCGGTTCCGTCCGGCGCTTCGATGACCTTGGCCGCATCGTCGTCCCCCGCGAGATTCGCAAGCGCATGGGGTATGAGGAGGGCTCCCCCTTTGAAATCATCCCCATCGCTGAGGGCATCCTGTTGATTCCCTACAATCCCATCGAGACCTTCGGGAATCGTGTGGACGCGCTTCTAAGCGACGTGAAGGAGACCGAGAATTTCCGTGGTTTGCCCGATGAGGTACGCGATGCCATCAAGACGAAACTGCAGGAGCTGGTGGATGTCATGCAGACCTACCACGTTCGCAGCGTCGAAAAGGGCGGTGACGAGTAATGGTGGCTGGTAAGAAGAACTGGGTCTGTACGGACCCCGATTGCGTCCAGTTCCGCCGCGAGGCGCCGGAACACGGCCACAACGTCTTTGAGCTGGCACAGGTAAACCAATACGGCGCCGGCCTGTTCCGCGTCGCCCATGGTTTTGTCTATCTCGACAACGACTTAGACGGGCACGAGCGCGACTTGCTGTGCGAGCTGTACGACTGGGACGCGGAGATTATCAACAGCCCCGACTTCAACGCGATTTTGGCCGAGACGGTTTTCGAGACCTCTGCTACAGAGTATGACACATCGGAAGAGTACCAAACCTTCAAAGACGCAGCTCTGGCAGTCGGTCAGCTCATCGGGGTTGATGTGAGTATGTATTTGTCGTAAAATGGCAGAAATGAGAATATGAACATGGCAGAAAAGCTGTTCAAGGACTTTGCCCCGTCGCATGGTATTCCTATGCAGAAGGACAGTGCGGAAGGCACAAAGAAGCTCGATAAGTACGCCGAAAACGGCTACGAGAGCTGCGCTTTGAGCCAGCGTGAGGAGCAGGATGCCTTCTCCTTCTGGTGGCCTTTGGTGAAGGACTGTGGCATTCGTGTGCCGGAGACCGTCATTATCAAAGTGCCGGAAGAGCTGGATGAGGAAGGTCAGAAGACTTTCTACAGACACTTCTATATGGAGCGTCCAGAGGACTATCCTGCTATCAGGAAGTGGGTCGATGATGTTGTCATCCCCACTCTCAATGCCTCTCCGCTGAAGGGACATCTGCTGTTCGTGAAGAACAGCCTGTACTCCAATAAGTTCGATGCGCGTACCTGTATGCCGGCTCCTACTCCCAATGCACTGACCGATGCTATTATCGGCATCCAGTACAGTGAGTATGAGCATAAGATGTGGGGTCCCTACGGCGACACGGAGTTCGTGTTCCGCGACAGGATTCGACATATGAGCAACATGGTTCCGTGCATCTACGGCGGGCTTCCCTTCCGCACCGAGTTTCGCGTGTTCTATGACTTCGATACCCGCGAGGTCATCTTCACTGCGAACTACTGGGACTATGACTACTGCTACCCTCACCTTTATGACCGCACCGACCGAATTGTGTTCGATGCGATGAGGGATGAGATGCAGGAGAAGTTCGAGAAGTATCGCGGCGAGGTGGAAGCACTGGTGGCCGAGCATATGAAGAATGTGCAGGGTCTCAGCGGCCCGTGGTCTATCGACATTATGTTGAATGAGGGCTTTTCTACGGAGTATTTCGAGAAGCCGAACGAGTTCTGGCTCATCGACATGGCTGTTGCGGAGCGTTCCGCCTACTGGGAGAAGCGCCCCTCGAAGCTGGTGCTGGAGACGGTGCCTGAAAAGGAGAAGTAAATTATGGGTATTACAATAAGCTGCAAGAAGACCGGGCGGTCTATCGACCTTGGTTGTGGAGGCTTTTTCAATCTACGCAATAAGGTCTCTGACCTCGTTGGCGACCCGTGGGCATCCCACTACCGTAAGCTGGAGGATATCTTCCGTAAGGCTTTTTCCATGAGCGATGAGGAACGCAGGCTGGCCTACAATGCCTTTGATGCTGAGACCGAACGGCTCCTTACCGAGAAAAAGGTCAGCTTCAAGGTTGTAGACTTCCTGCTTCAGCCGGACTGTGAGGGCCTTATCCGTTATGGTGCCTGCAAGGAGCTGCTGAAAATCATCGGAGATTACGACGACAACGTTCTGTACGGCTACATTGGCCGTCCGGACTGCGCCAAGTTCCGAGACTTCAAGGCAATCCTGCAGGATTGTGCCGACAACAAGTGCGATATGATATGGAGTTGAGGGCTGGCTTCCAGCCCTCTCCCCTGTCCTGTTTACCAAGAAAGGAGAAAAACATGAGAAAAAAGAACGAACACAAGCCCCTGACCGTCAAGGAAATCGTCTTCGGTGCTAAGGAGATGATGAAGAGCGTTGCGCGAGCTGATGACGAGGTTCTCAATCTGCTGAATCAGTTTGAGCGGAATGCTTCCAGCATCCGTACCACTGCAGCGGATGAAGAGTTGGTCTATTCCAACTTCGACATCCATGTTGACTGCGTTCATGGCAGTAACGAAGGGTACTACGCTGACATCGTTTTGGATGGGCGATGGATGCCGTCTCAGAAGGCCGGTACGCGGGAGCGTATGGAAATCTATTCCGTCAGAACGATGGATGACAGCATGAGCGGATGCATGAAGGCCGCACAGTACGCCGCGTGCCTCGCATTTTTCGCCCAGAAGTTCATTGATAGCAATATGGACCGGTTCGCAGCAACCAACGACAATTTTGTGGATGCGCGATATGTGTCTATTTGGGATGGTGGGCGCACCGAATGTTCCTCTGAGTGTGTCGTTGACCTGCTCAAGCATGAGGTTGTCTCTATCACCCCCTGCGAGTCCTTGGACGTAGAGGAAGTGGCAGTCCTCGACGCCGAGCGCGTCATCGTTCCCGATGCCTATGCGGACAACGGATGGAGGCTTTACCCCGTCTATGTGCGAGGCGAAGAGCCTTCCTCGCAGGAGGCAGACCGAAGCGCATACTTCCTTCGAGACTAATTTTTCAACACAACAGGAGGGGCGAAAGCTCCTCCTGCTTTTCGAAAAATAAGTGTGCTGGAAAAGCGGCGTGGTCAAGGTAAAACCACCTTGCGCTCAAAGGAACCATGGGCTATAATAACTTCAAGAGAAAATCAGACTATAAGGGGGCTGTAACTATGACTGTCAGGGAATACGCGAAAAGCGTTGGTTTCACTGTCGTTGGCAATCTGAGAAGAATGCCAGATGTCCATTACGGTATGGACGACAATCGAAAGTATCCCGTTTGGATTGATGAGGCCGGCAACGAGTATTGCGGCAGCTATAGCAAGGATGGCTGCTTTTGCATCATCACTTCCGACGGAAGTGTTATTTGAACCAAAAGAGGAGCCCACGGCTCCTCTTTTTTTTGTGGGAAATCTTTACTTCCCCACAAAAACTTTTACAGACACCCGTGCATCCTCTAAAGTTTCATGTGGGAGAATCTGCGAATCCCACACAAAAGTTGAAAGAAGTCGCTCACTCGAAATCGGAGGTAAAAACTGAAATCCCACAGAAAAGTTGGAAGGAATCGCTCAGTCGAAATAGGGTTTGAAAATAAAAAACCCACACAAAACTTGGAATAACCGCCCCACATTTAATATGGACTTAAACAGCAATACAGGATATAATAACCAAGAATATACCAATGCAGGGGGCAAGGTGTATGTGGGATGGTGTTCGCCGGCAGACGTGCTGCCTTACGGGAAACAGGACTATTCGACCAGACCTTCGGGACTCCGTATTCGGAGGCACTGAAATCAAACTCAGAGAGCTTATCACACGCCAAGGAATAAGGTTCTTTGGTGTGGGTGGTGCCATTGGGTACGACACCATGGCAGCGGAGATACTGTTCCGGCTTAAAGAAACCTCGTATCCGCATATCCGAATCATTCTGGTTTACCCATTCGAGGGCTTCGATTCGCTTTGGACGGATGAACAGCGACAGACGTATGCGAAGCTATACGACCAGTACGATAAGAAGGTGTGCATATCCCCTACTCCATCCAAGGAAGCATATCTGGCGCGAGACCGGCACTTGGTGGATTGTTCCAGCGTATGCGTCGCCCACTGTACCAACAATGCAGGAGATGCAGCATATACCCTACAGTACGCTCAAGCGCAAGGGCTGACCATCTATCGTGTCTGAGCCCCACGCAACATTCGCGGGTATTCCCGCAAAAGGAGGAACCTATGAAGAAGTTTTTAGCCTTATTGCTGGCCTCAGCAATGCTGTTCACACTGGCCGCGTGCGGCACTACACCAAATTCGACAGGAAACGATACGCAGGGCGAAGGACAGGATATAACTCCTGTTGAGGCGCCTCAAATCGCCGAACTGTATAACGAAGGCTTTGACTACACCGATGGCGTCGGTAACGCCGGCCACTATACCTATCGCGTGCCTCAGATTGAAGCTGATACGCAAGGCGCAGAAGCCATCAATAAGGCTATCGCCGATACATACGGGCCTATCGTAGACGGAGTAAAGGAGAGTGTTTCCGAGAAGGTAAGCCTGTCCTGCCTCTACGTTGCATGGAAAACTTATCAGTATGAGAACATTATGTCTCTGGTGGTCTCCTGCGGTTGGGATGCGGATATGGATAGTTATAATGTCTTTCTGTATGATATTGCCAGCGGACAGCAACTCACCACTGAAGACTTGCTGAAGACTCTGAATGTGGACGAGCAGGCCTTCTTGGAGGCGGTACGCCGAGCCGCAGCAGACAAATTTGATACCCAGTACGGAGCGATTGCGGGCGGTGATATGGATGAGTTCCTGACAGAACGCCGTGATTGGACGCTGTCCGATGAGAACATCAACATGGATGTCCGCACATACGCAGACGGTGCCGGAAATCTCCATGTGGTACTGCCTATCGGCTCTATCGCCGGCGCAGACTCCTATGAGCAGGTGTTGGATTTGGACATGGCCGGTTGAAACCGAACAAGTTCGAAAGAAGCTCCTTCGGGGGCTTCTTTTTTCACGCCAAAAGGAATTGACAAAATATCAAACTGTGGTAGTATAGAATTATAATTACGAAGCTATTTTTATAAAGGAGATTATCTCCGTTTTCAAGTCACCACACGTATTAAAAGACAGTTATCCCAACTACGGGATAGCTGTCTTTTTGTATATATATATCACCTCTTAATTTCGTTATGAGCATAAGATTCCCGACCGTTTCAAAGCGGAGGGCAGCTCAAGAAAGGAGAAAAATCATGGAAAAAGCCATCAACAGAGAGCAGGACAACTATCGTTTTGTCACTGACAGCGAGACCGAACTGCTGCAGGAAGTTCAGGAGATGGAACAGAACAGCCGTTGGCTGCCGGGTGTCCCCTCCAAGAAAATCCATGTGCTGCCGCTGGAGCCCATCGAGGTCCCCATCGTGGTACAGAAAATCGCTGACGACCCCATGCTGACCCGCAAGGTGTCTCTGGACGCAGCGATGGAAGCCGCAGACCCTGCTGTCGGCTCTCACTTCATCATGACCAATGAACCTAACGCATGGGTACTGCGCGATACCGCCATCAGTTCCCTGCACAACACTGCGAAGCTGTTTGGGTCTGCGTTTTCCCGCATGGCTCCCTACTGCTCCGCAGAAGTGCTGAACAACGGTCTGCGTGCGGCGCCGGATAAGAGCCTGACCCTCCTGCTGGAGCGTTATGGTCGTATCGCGGCACTGCATTCCGACAATGGCGGAGGGTATCGCGTCATGCCGATTTCCGAGCTGCTGACGGCGACCACTCGGAAGCTGAACGACCGGTTCGGCAAGGTGGAGTTCCTCGGCGGCGAGAACAGCCACAGCGCAACGGCCTGTATGTGGGCTCTGCCTGACAAGCAGGACGAGATGCTGACTATCTATGAAGATGCACTGGATGCACATGGTATCACTTCTGTTCATTCCATGAACATGATGCCTGTGGTCAAGTTCTTCTCCTCTGATACCGGCAATAGCTGCGCTACTGCTGTTCCCTACTTCCAGAAACCCGCCGGAAACTGTGTCCGCTTCACGGACGGTATCGCTGTAAAGCATACCAGAAATAGTAGCGGCAAGGACGGAGTCCCCGCCTTTGAGGAGGCGCTGGACGGACTGTATGCACAGTTCACCGACATGACCGAGGCTCTGGACAAGCTGACCAGCGTGCAGATTGAGCATCCTGAGAACGTGCTCATTGGTCTTTCCAACAAGCTGGGACTGCCCAAGAAGTACGCTGATGAAGCCCGTAAGGACCTCGCCAGACTGACTGCGGGTATGCCTTTCGTCCCCATGCACGACGTGTATCTGTCCATGTCCGACATTCCCTTCTATGCCAAGGAAGCCGGTGCCTCCCAGACGACCATCACGAATCTGGAAGAGCAGGTGGCGAAAATCCTTCACATGGATAAGGAATGGAGTCGCTATGACATCGGCGGCACGGTCGAGTGGGGACGGCAGAGCTATATTCCCAACCAGACATTCTGAAAAAGAGAAAGGAGAAAAACATGAGTAAGAATCCTGAGAATCCCAATCGTTTCACTCCCGATGAGACTTCCACCTTCAAGTGCCTTTTCTCTAAGTTCTGCCGCCAGCAGATAAATAAGGAGAACTGCACGGACGATGACTGCGTCACCTGCTGCGTCAGCGCGGCATATGACAAGATTTTCGACGAGAACGAGGAGGAAGCAAGCGATGAGTGACATCAAGACCATGCCCGACATCGAGGTCGGCGATTCCCTCCTGAGCAGAGACGGTAAGCAGCAGGGTATCGTGTCCCGTATCGGTACTCGATACTGTGCCGCCTGTGGGCGTATAAGCCGCTGCGCCACCGTTCGATGGCCCGACGGTAAGATTACCCGCCCCTGCACGAGAGGCACCATGGAACGCTGCGGCAGCAACGGAGGAGGTAGCATATGGCGTTTGACCTGACCACAAGCAATGTGGCTCAGGCAGCAGCCACTCCCCCCTACCCCCGCTGTATCGCCGTTGATTTTGATGGTACGTTGTTCGTCACGGACTTCCCTCACATCGTCGAGCCGAAGTGGGACGTTATCAACCGCGCCAAGGCAGAGCAGGCTAAGGGTACTGTCCTCATTCTGTGGACCTGCCGGCACGGAGAGCATCTTGAGGATGCTCTCCGCGCCTGCGCGGAAGTAGGCCTCAGTTTCGATTACGTCAACGAGGCAGAGCCTCTCCGAGTCGCCTTCTTTGGCGGCGACGGACGTAAAATCGGTGCTGACGAATACTGGGATGACAGGGCGGTTCAAATTGCCTGAGCTGCCATTCTGAGAAAGGAGAAAAAACATGAAGGTAAGCGAGCTTATCGCCGCATTTGACGAGAAATACGCGGCTGCTGAAGAAGAACGAAGGCATCTTATCGCTGAGGGGCGTAAGAAGGATGCGGATAACATCAAGAGTCCTTTCTGGCTCAATGAGGTTATCGTCCCCTTAGCGGAGTATATCTCCAACAGAAAGGGCAAGAAGCCTTACATCTTAGGCCCTTATGGTATTGGTTCTAAGGTGAGTATTACCCTACACAGCCCCTTCGACGAGGATGGCTGCCGACTGGTAGACTTCACCGACGCGGAATCACTCACGGTCGAGCCGTGCTTCGAGACCACTGAGGGCGGCTCCAGCGCGCTGCATTTTCGCTATGAAACCGGCGAGGTGGACACCACCTACCCGGAAGGTTCTCTCGGCGCTTATAACGAGCTGAACCGTGTTACAGAACCCTTGCCCGACGAACCGGACGAGATTTCTAAACTGTTCACGCCCCTGAACTTCAAGGCAAAATAAAGAAAGGAGAAAAATGAGTATGGCTTCGATTTTTGAAGTGTTCGGGAACGGGAACACACCCGTCCGTGTCGAGCGCGATGGTGTTATGCTTTACGTTCCGTTCCGCGAGCTGAGGGGCGGTGACAAGGTTTGCCACCGTCTTCCCGATAAGCGCGAGATGTCTTTCACTGTTGATGTAGATGGTGACGCACATCTCTGCGACGATACTGACAATGGCGAGGAGCTGTATGTTGTCTATGACGAAAATGGTGATGGATACTACGCGGATATGATTACGAGAGTCACGAAGGTCATCAACGCGGTGGACCGAGATGGGCTGAATGTGGATATCACCACAATGGTGTTTTCCATCCCCTACGAGGATTTCGACCTCGAAAGGGCCATTCGTGACGCCGCTGTCGAATTCTGCCACACGAAGGACGGCTTGGATATGTACGAGCACAACTGTGGAGAATTCAACTACGGCGATTTCCTCAACGTCCCCGACGAAATCTGCACGAGGCACGGCTTCGAGCTGATGAGCTTCACGTATGGCGTGTCTGAAGTCGTTGACTTCAATACCACGTTGGTCTTTTCCGACGACGTCTATGACGCCGACGAGGACGATGAGGACGGTGACGGCCAGTGAAAGTCGTATATCTGCTGTTCCACAAGGACGGTAAGCGCCCTTCTGTTGTGTCTTTTACGGCAAATGGTATGAAGCGGCATATCACTAAGATGATTCGCACAGGCTCTCTGGAATATTGTGACGGCTCCAAAGCCACACAGATTCGCTGCCTGCGTGATGATTTCATGAATGCCGACCCCATTACCTCTGTCAATAAGAGACTGCGGAATAAATGGAGCATTGAAGCATACGTGGAGGGCTCTGTGCGGCGTTAGGCCTCACAGAACTCTCACCACCAGAAAGGAGAAACAATATGTACTTCGAGTGTAACCTGCCTACGTCTGTTCCCATGTGGATGGACCCGCGAGCTGCCATTCCGTTCATCAATACGATGGATGCGATTCGTCGGCGCATGGACGTGCTGGAAGCGGCAAAGGACCTGTGCTACCTGATGCCGCCTGAGGTCTTCGCGGACAACGCTGCGGAGGTATTCAAGAAGATGCAGAGTACCGGAAGTGTTTTCGACGCTTTGACGCCGGAAGAGCTGGAGGATGCTGTTCACTATGAATACAACTTCTACGGCAAGCACAAGCCGGCCATTCCTCCTCGTATGGAGTGGCCCAATGCTGAGACTGTCGTGGATTGCCGCTTCGTTTCCACCCATGAGTGGGAGGCTATCCGTCACCTCGGTATCGGTGGCTCTGATGCTGCTGTGATTACGGGCCAGTCCCATTATCGCACGCAGACGGAGCTGTACTATGACAAAATCGGAAATCCTGACGCAGCACAGAAGTCCGGCAGCAATGCCGTTTTCGTGCGTGGTCACTTTCTGGAAGATACGGTCATCAACACTTTCTGCGCCCTGACCGGCGCAAAGCGTATCCATGAACACCGTATGTTCCGGAGCAAGGAGTTTCCGTGTGTCACGGCGAATATCGACGACTTTATAGAGCTGAATAGTGAGCTGTACGTCTTTGAGGCCAAGACCACCATTGAGGAGAACTTTGCGGCGTGGATTAACAACAAGGTCCCACCCCACTATCTCCCTCAGATGCGGCAGTACCCTGCGGTAATGAACGATGACCGTATCAAGGGTACGTACATCGGCGCCATCCTGACCCACGACTATGAGACCGGTGGGATGTATATGGGTTCTACCTTCGACCTGTCCGGCTTTAAGCGGCGGTTCATGCCTCGTGATACCGAGGCGGAGCATGACCAGCTTGAGGTCGAGGCGGATTGGTGGGAGACCCATGTCGAGAATAATAATCCCCCTCCTCACGTCGGTGAGATGGAGGACGAGCTTCAGGCCCTGAACAACATGGCTTCTCAGAAGGTCGGCGCTCCGACCGTGACCCGTGACCTGCCTTCCGATTTGGCGGACAAGGTCTCCAAATGGTTGGAGCTGTCCGAGCAGTCCTCCAAGCTGGATAAGCAGAAGAAGGCGCTCGACGACCAGCGTAAGGCGCTCTCCCTGCCTCTTATCGAGGCGCTGGGGCCTGACATGGATGTAGGTATCATCACCATTGGTGACGACACTTACGAGGTCAAGAACAGCCCTCGTAAGGGCACGGAGTATAAGCGTGATGTGATGGAGTTGCTCATCGACACGCTCGACGGGCTGAGTCCAGATTTGGCGAACAAGTTCCGTGATTGCATCGTGGATATCCCCTGCAAAACTCGGACGTTCTCCATTAAGAAGAGCAAGAATAAGACCGCATAACCCTTTCAGGAAAAAGTAGTTTATCATCAGAAATAAATTATAAAGGAGGCCGGCGACATGGCCGTTGTAATCCCATTCGCCGCCTCCCCTGAAAGGAGCGCGTGCGTGATGAGCAAGAATCTTGAAACAATCACCTGCGTTCCTATCTATCGGCTGTATGAGAAAGACGGTTGGAAGGTCATTAAGTGCCAGAATACCCAGAATGATGTGACGTTTGTTGCCACTGGCGACGGCCTCCCCTATGCGGAAGACCGTAACATCAACCGGAACACAGTCATCACTATGACTGGTTACTGGTCTGTGGGTAGTAAATACGGCACATCTTTCAAGGTCGAGTCTTTTGAGTACCAGCTCAAGAAAACCAAGGACGCCACAATATCGTACCTGTCGAGCCTGCGCTGCGGGTTCGGCCCCGCCGCTGCGGAAGCAGTTTGGAAGACGTTTGGAGACATTACGTGGGACGTGCTGGACAATCAGCCTGAACGGTTGATTGGTGTCAAGTACGGACGCCGTTACGTTTCCAAGAAAATGGTCGATAAACTGAAGGTCGCACTGAGCGAGACGAAGAAAGAGCGTGAAGTCACCAGACTTCTCCGCAATGCAAACCTCTCTCTTCGGAAGGTACAAACACTGCTGAAGGCTTTTCCCGATGAAGACGTGGTGGATATCCTCAAGCACGACACGTACCGTGTCTGCGAGGTCAAGGGGTTCTCCTTTGATATGGTGGACAGCTTCGCTCTGGAACAGGGCGTTGCTATCGACAATCCTGCACGTCTCCGTGAGGCGCTGCGGTACACTATGGACTTGGCGGCATCCGCCGGTCATATGTGTGTCCCTGCTATTGAACTGCCTGCTATGATGGCGAGAGTAGCCAACAAGAATGTCCGGACCAAGGGCGTTACAGAAGAAATCTGTAAGGGCGCTATCAACGCCGCCTGTCTGCGTAAGGACCTTCGTTTGGCCGGTCCCATGCTGTATTCTGCCAGCCGATTTGAGCAGGAATACGGCATCAGCCGCCATATCAGGCGGCTCATGAAAAGCAATAAGCCTGTCTCTACAGAGAAGATTAACCGAGCATTACAGGCATATCAGGAAGACAACGACATCACCCTCGCTGAAAAACAAAAAGAGGCTGTTATCAGTTGCTTCCAGAACCCCGTCACTATCATCACCGGCGGTCCGGGCACGGGCAAGACGACCGTCACAAAGGCCGTTCTGTACGTCCATAAGGAGCTTTTCGGTGAGGATAACTCACTCCCCTGCCTACTGGCTCCCACTGGCCGTGCCGCCCGTCGTATGACGGAGCAGACCGGTGTGGAGGCGTCTACCATCCATTCCGCCATCGGACTGCGTGGTGATGACTGTGTGGGCGGCTGTGATTGTGATGGGCCCCTGTTCGGCAATATCTTCATCATCGACGAATGCTCCATGATGGACTCTTTCGTAGCATACAACCTGCTGCAGAAGATTCCGGGGCGCACCAGAGTCGTGTTCGTTGGAGACCCTGAACAGCTCCCTTCTGTCGGTGCCGGCAACGTGCTGTATGAGATGATTCGCAGCGGTATGGTGCCTGTCACCAAGCTGAATATCATCTACCGACAGGCTCAGGGAAATCCCATAGTGGAAAACGCGCAGAAGATGCGTCACGGTGACGTAAACCTGCATTATGCTAAAAAGCAGTTCATGTTTATGGAAGACCGTACCGGAGACCCTGCCCGCATTGAGGAAGCTGTATGCGAACTCTACGAGAAGTCTATCCGCGCAAAGGGCGCTTCCAACGTCGCTCTCCTCTGCCCCTATCGGCACAAGAGCTCACTGAATGTGAACCGCTTCAATAAGCTGCTGCAGGAGCGCATCAACCCCGCATCTCCCACAAAGAACTTCGCTATCTTCAACAGCAAGCTGTTCCGTGAAGGCGACAGAGTGATGCAGACGAAAAACACCGACTTCGCCAAGAATGGCGACATCGGTGTGATTCACTCCATCTCTTTTGAAGCAGACAAGGACGACCCGAACAAGAAGACAGATATCGTCACCATTGAGTTCAATGACGACGGCAATCTGGTTCGGTACGATGCTGAACAGATGGAAAACGTTGACTTGGCTTACTGCACCACGGTGCATAAGAGTCAAGGGTCGGAATACTCCATCGTTATCATGGTCGTATCACCTGAACACAAAGCTATGCTGCGGCGCAATCTGGTCTATACCGGCATTACCCGTGCAAAGGACTGTGTTATCATGGTCGGTCGTGTCGAAGCCTTGACAAAGGCTATTCTGAACAACAAAACGGACAAACGGTATACGATGCTGGGTGACTGGCTCTACACCGAACTCCATGAATTTGCTGCTGACGCAACAGAAAAGCAGGGTGCATAGCACCCTGCTTTTTTTCGTGAAATCATTTAAGTCCTTACAACGGCAAACACATCATTAGGATGTACCGTCCGGAGCATTTCCTCAGAGCTTGCATACACGCTGTATGCTGCATCTATGTTTCGTCTGTACTGTTCCCGCGAGATAGGCGGGCGAAGCTGGAACTCACGCATTGTTCGGAGTATTTTGTTGCTCAGGGTGTGGCTTAGGCCGACCTGCCTGAAGCCCAAGATTTCGCCGTATTTCGTGTCCACAGACACAATGATGAGGCTGCATCCAACGCCCTCCTCTTCTATTTCTTCAAATGGCGGAAGAGTCGGGTTGATGCGAGGGTCAAAGGGAGTGTCCATCCACGGACCAGCATCAAATGAGAACAAGAAGAAAGGTGTATCTTTGATAACAGCTAAAGTTGTCATCAAACTTCCCTTAATGAATGAATCATTTTCATCCTTTCTCATTTCGGGAAAGCCAATTATAAGTTTCCACCCAGAAACACTATCATAGTCCATTCGAATCAAAATGTCGTTTGTGAGGTATTCCGGAACCCTATCCCCCACTGATAGTTTTTCATACATAGCCCCCATGTGCAATACCTCCACCTTCAGTATACTACGAATTATAACAGGAAGATTTCATCAGTGCAAGAATCATCGAAAATTCTCTGCAATTTTGCCTCTCGCAAGAACTTGACAAAATATCAAACTGTGGTAGTATAGAATTATAATTACGAAGCTATTTTTATAAAGGAGATTTATCTCCGTTTTCAAGTCACCCTAATTATTAAAGACAGTTATCCCAATTACGGGATAGCTGTCTTTTTTAATATATAAATACATCAAATATGCCATTTTCTGACACCCCAAAAATCAACATTTGTCAGGATTTGGTCCGCCTTCGTGCGGAAGAAAGGAGAAAATTATGTCTTATCAGAACAACAACGGTGGTATGCAGCAGGCTCCTCAGTATGGGTATCCTCAGGCGCAGGGCCAGTACCCTCCGGCACAGCCCCAGTACGGTGCGCCTCAGGGTCAGCCCGCCTATGGCTACCCTCAGCAGCAGATGCAGGGTTATCCCCAGCAGGGAGTCTATCCCCAGCAGCAGGGTCAGCCCGCTCCTGCGCCTCAGCAGCCGGCTGCACCGCAGAACGGTCAGCAGCAGGGCCGTCAGTTCATCACCTACGGTCATTTCACCAATGCTGTGACCTCCGACGGTAAGCCCTTCATCTATGTGGACTTCGAGTGTGCTGTCACCCGCTGCTCCCAGATGAAGTACACCAGCGAGGGTAAGCCCTACATCAACTTCTCTATGCCCATTCAGGGCCGCCAGAACACTCTGGACCGTGTCTTCGGTCAGGGTACGCTGGTTTCCAATGACAAGGGTGTGGTGTGGGTCAACTGCTCTATGTGGGAGAAGGTCGCCGAGCGCTTCCTGAACATGGTCGCTACCGGTCGGCACAACAACCCTGTGCTGATTATTTCCGGCTCTGCCAAGATTCATGAGTACGAGCGCAACGACGGAACGCCTGCCAAGAGCCTGAACATCACGGTCAGTGACTTCACTCTGCTCCGTGACCGCAACAGCGGCTCCTGCATGGACCCCAACGCCCAGCAGCAGGCTCCTCAGGGCTATCAGTCTTCCTTCGGCGCTCCCGCTGCCAATGGCTACCAGCAGCCCGCACCTCAGCAGGCTCCTCAGGGCGGTTACGCTCCCCAGCAGCAGGGTCAGCAGCCGATGAACTACGGTCAGCCCGCCCCCAACGGCTTCTATGAGCTGAACGGTATCGACGACAGCGACCTGCCGTTCTGATTCCGCCACTCCCCCGCAAATCTGTAAGACAAGCGAAAGGCGGGGTCTCGATACATTTCGAGACCCCGCTTTTCCAGCAAAAAAAGAAAGGAGTACAACATGACTCTCAATCAGGAAGAGAAGAAAAAGCTGCGGGCAAACATCGAGAAAATTGATGCCTACATCAAATCTGAGATTTGCCCGTATCTGCACGGCAGCAGCATCACTGTGGATTTCGGTGAAGAACGGCAGTATCCTACGCCTCCTTATCGTGAGGCGGAATACCATCTGTCGGTTTGCAAAGACCACATCGGCGACCACATCAGCGGTCGCACCGGTAATCTCGGTCTGAGTCTGCTGAGTACCTCCTCGGATGAGTTCGGCAGGACCTGTAGTTTCGATACCTATACGTCCGCCGGCGTCGCTCTGCTGCGCCACTGGCCTGCTATCAAGCAGAAGTTGCAGAAGCAGGTTCTCGACATTGTCTCCAGTGAAAAGCTGCTCGATACTTTTGAAGTCTGAGAAAGGAGAAAAGAACATGGAACTGAAACTTGCTCTCGCCACGGTTAAGCCCCATTGGTCTGCCGAGTCCGTTGACGTGCGCTTCACTTTTGAACGCATGGACAACTCTTACGCCACTGTCACGGCGGATGCCAAGGCGCTGTATAAGGACTGGTTCTCCGATTGCAGGATGTGCCCTGAGAACGGAGAGTATGTCCACGGCGTCACCATCGGTACGCCTGACGGTAAGGTCTATCTGGTGGAAGACATCGAGCTGACCTTTGAAGAGCTGATGGAGGCTCTGGCAAGCTACTTCTTCAAGGGGCCTTCTGTTGCTGACCGCACTGACGACGGTGTTTTCCGCTGCGGTATCTGCGGCGAAGAACTGGTGTGCAGCGATGCCGGCGATATGCCCGATAGCTGCCCGAATTGCGGCACAGCGGTGACGTATCCTGTCCCCTGCATCGAGATGGAGGGGGTGTGAGGTATGGGTAGCTTCTCTTGGCTGTTTGCCGACACGAACAACACCAAAAACCTCCGTGCCAACCGCAGGGGTTACGTTGCGTGTCCCGACGGGACATTCATCTGCGAACCATGCTATGAAACCTACGGTATCTTCGACGGCAAGGATGTCTACGACTTGGTCGTAGATAGGAACCGTGAGTTTATCGCCGAAAACCATGACCACCTACTTCCCCACGTCCACTGCTGGACGAAAGATGGTGCTTTGGTGAGAACGACCTATCGGCTGAAGGATTTCCCATGGTATCCTGTCGTCGCCGACCTGTCGATTCCCTTCGAAGACCTGCATGATGCGCTCATTGCACATCTCAAGAAGGAGCTTGGCGATAAGTTCGCGCCCTACAGGACGGAAATCCGCAACATCGGCATTGACATCGCGTGCTATGACGAGGATAACGCCTCTCTCCCCTATCCCATCAAGATTACCAGCAAGAAGACCGGTATCTGCTATGAGGAACTTCCTCCGAGTAAATGGGACCCTGAACAGGGACTCTGTGAGTACCGTTCTCAGAGGTATCAGTAATGGCAGGGCGGCCTAAGAGCATTGTCACGCAGGCAATGGTCACGACGGCGAAAAAACGGCTGCAGGAGACCGGAAAAGGTCATACTGTGACGCTTTCGCAGGGTAAGTGGCTGCACTTCGGCACCCACGGTGTCACGCTGCATCAGGCCGGCGATTACGAGCTTACCAAGATGAAGCGTGTCAATCGGTGGCAGGAGAAAACGGTCAAGCAAATCAACGACGAGCTTCGCGCTACGCCGTGGAGACCTTGAGCAAAACTGCGGAAGGACGATTCATGGAGAAACATTCACACATTCAAAAAGAAGACGCTGAAATGATGGTCGTCCGCATTCAGCAGCTTGGTGCCACCACCGGTGACACTGAGCTGCTGGCCGCAGCGGAGATGCTCTCATCGCTCTTACGGGAACGTGAACTTGCTGTTCACTGTATCGACGAAGTATTCAATGCCGTAGCGCATCTGCCACAGCGACCTGCTGATGCCTATTTCAGTATTCTTCGCTTCCGAAAGGAAACAGGGCGCCACAAATAGCGCCTCTTAAAGAAAGGAGAAACACTATGTATAATCCCTGCTACAACTGCCCTCGTCCCAACGTGATTCGCGTTGATGAGGGACGTGAGGCGATTCTGCCGAAGGATGGCGGCGACTACTACGACCCATTGGTCTGCCCGCAGATGTGCGTTTGCGGCGCCAGTCGGGAGTACGCGGAGAAGCTGGAAATCCAGTTCCGCACTGCCTGCCACGCCTGAGTCATTCAGGTAAAAAGAAAGGAGAAAAGAACTATGGGTAAAGGCAACGTATCTGTGCGCGGCCCATACGAGGCTGTTTACTGTATTTCCAACGAATTCCTCCATGTTTATCGTGAGGACGAGCCCGATAAGGAAGAGCCTGAGGTTCGTTTGCTGAAGGACATTCCCTACTCCGAACTGGACACCTGCCGGTGGCTGTTCGACGAAGAAGGTTCGTCCAACGAGGAGGAAGATGTACTGGAGTGCATCGTTGACGCCTTGAGCCGCCGCTTTCAGAGTATGACTCCTGTGCTGGGAGAGAAGTGGATTTCCAGAACGCGACGTGCGATTATGGAAAACGAACTGTTCACCATCGCAGTTGAGGACAACGAGACATCTCTCGCTGTTGAGCTGCTGCAGAAAGAAGTCCAGTACGATGATAGGCTGCTCGGCTTCCAAAAGCGGCATTTCGAACGCTACAAAGAAGCGCTGAAGGCCGCCATGTTGGAGCGAGTACCGGAGATTACATTCCCGACAAGCGCATGGACTTCCGGCACCATCCGTGCTGAAGACATCGCTAAGTAAAAAGAAAGAAAGGAGAAAATATTATGGGCTGCAATTATCCTCCCGAAATCGAGCGGATGCAGAAGCTCTATGAGCGTGCTGACGCTGCGTTGATAGCTATTTCCGGACAGTTTGAAAAGGGCGCCTGCCATGATGACATCTGCCAAGCTGCTCTCGATGACTATGACGCCTTCTCCCGTGCTGTCGAGCAGGCCAACAATGGCGACCCCGACAAGTTGGAAGATTTCATCAGGTGGGCAGCGGCAGAAGCGGTCAAGCAGTACATGGCGCACGGCAGGGACTACCGTCCTACCGTCGCTGACCCCGCCGGCACGAAGCCCGACGAGCAGTACGAGTCCAAGGCCATCGTGTTCATCGGCGCTCTCATCAGCACGGAACGCCCCGGCATGAGAAGTCTGATTAACTATCTGGTTAAGGAAACGGACTTTTTCACGGCTCCCGCCAGTGCGAAGTATCATTCCAGCTATTGCGGCGGACTGCTGGACCACTCTCTCAACGTGTATATGCGCCTCAAGGACACATATTTCTCCGAGGTCGAACGGAACAGCACACCGCTGGATGACCAGCAGAGACGCGCTATCGAAGATAGCATCGTTATCTCTGCGCTGCTGCATGATGTTTGCAAGGCAAACTTCTATGTGTGGGGCAGCCGCAATGTGAAAGACCCCCAGACCGGTCAGTGGAAGGCTGTGCCTTGGATTACCTATGATGAGAAGATGCCTTACGGCAACCACGGCGATAAGTCCGTGTTCCTCATCGAACGGTATATTCGGCTGACGATTACGGAGGCCTTTGCGATTCGCTTCCACATGGGCGAGTACAGCACGGACAAGAATACCTCTCTTGCCTTCACGCGCTATCCTTTGGCTTTCCTTCTGCATCGCGCAGATGAGACGGCCACGTATCTCGACGAAAACCTTCTCCGACAGGGAATCCCTGTGAAGGAGTGATGACGATGGCGGAAAAGCGTAGTGACTGGCAGGACTACAAGGTGGAGTTCAGCTACACAGTTTCGAACACGGATACGTTTACTGTGCGAGCGCCCTCCTATGGTGCCGCAAAGGAAATCATGCTGAACATCATTCGGCGTGGTCTCTCTGAACACGGCATCAATCCTGAGCGCTGCACTGTAAACTTTGAACGTGTCTCACCTATTTTGGAAGAAGCTCAGAATAATTAAAAAAAAGACCACCATATGGTGGTCTTTTTTTTGCGCTAATGAATGAATTCGACGAACACAGATACCTTGAATTCAGTTTTCGGCTTCTCTTTAGGGGGAATGGAAATACCTTCTACACCAGCAACGGTTTTGAGATTATTCCATTTATTGTGGTCCTCTCCAATATACTTGGCAATCGTTCCCCATGTAGGAGTCCCTTGAGTGCGATTCTCATTGTACTGACGTCCAGAAGTGGGCTTTATTCTCATATACTCTTTTTGGAAAAGTGCAATCCAACGCCGCCGTGATACCTGACGCTTTGCCAAAAGGTCGAGCTGCCAGTTTTCACAAACGTACTCAGGATACCTCGCCTGAAGCCACAGCCGATAGTTCTTCTTACCGAACTTCTCAATTATATATGGTGCAGGTAATCCATTGTGCGCTTTTAATTCCCGTCTGGTCGGAATACGATGATTCTTAGTTACGAATGCATCAAGCCGCTTATGCATGAGCCTTGTGTTCCATCTTGTTTTCTTTTTGCTCATACATCGACACCATCGGAAGATGTACTCTCTTCATCAGAGACGGAGATATTCATATATGTGACCCTCGGTTTTATCTTTGGTTTCTGTCCGTAGCGGGGCAAGCCCAGCTTATCAATCAAGGTACTCCAAGAAGTCAGATTAAGCAGAGCCGACATTGAATTCCACGTAGGAACAGTTTTTGCCTTCCTTCGATTGAAGTCATCTTGACCAAGCGGCTTCAATTTAAGATACTCTTCCACGAAAACATTTTGAACTTCTTCGACGCTACTATAGCGGGTTCCTCCGTAAAAATATTGATTCGAGGAAGTTTTTGTATATTCTGGATAATTTTCAAGAAGCCACTTATGTACCGGCATTCCAAAAATTGCACGAAATGCCCTCGCACCCGGAAGCTGTTTATCTTCCGGAATCTCGTACATTCTCGGAGAATTACCCCCCGTTTTTTCAATGTATCGCTCGACGGCTGAAATAGCTCCAAGCTGTTTCCACCCTAAAGTTTCATTATTTCTCCTAATTTTTTCCAAAACACGAAGCGCTGTGCAGAGTTCGTCACTTTGTTCAACTTCTTCTGATTTGTTTTCAAAATAGTTCAAAATAACGGTAAATGCCTCGTTTTGTAACATATTAGTTTTGTTTTTCATGTATGAAAATCCTCTGAAAAATTAACTTTTGAGTTATTTCACCCTGTCTCAATAGTCCCGATGATATATGGACGGAGAAAAAAATATTTCTCAAAAGTTTTGAAAATTTGTCGAAACACAAACAAACGCGCCTCTTGCGAGGCGCGTTTGTTGCAAGAAATTGAAATCTTAACGGCACCTCTAACATCAATTTTCTTCTTCGATACACTGCTTGTCCTCATCGAAAGTAGAGAAAGAAAAGAAAATCTCGACGCTTCCATCGTGATGAATAATAATCTTATCAACACAATCACGAATGAGAGTCTGCCGTTCCATAGGTGTTAAATGCGGCCAGATGTCACCCACGTTTTTAATACGGTCTCGAACATAGCTCACATGGCTGTCCCTAATGCTATGCTTGTCCTCGTTGTCGAGTTCTTGCTGTAACGTGCGAATTTGGTTACGGACGGCAAAGATGCGTTCGTGGATGACACTGTCACCGGACTCAGAATAAAGCCCGTACAGCCGCTTGAGTTTTGTAGTCGCATCTGAGATGCGCTTCTCAATAATCTCACGAGTATTGGGTGAATGCCACTTTACCTCAAATTCTTCGAGGGGAACACCGGAACCAATTCCAAAGAGCTTATTGATAACAAGCTCTTCTATGTCAGAAGCAAGAAAGCCCATGTTGGGACAATCAGGGTTCTTAACCATCGAGGCTTTGCTGGTATGAGAATAGCATATGATTTTGAAGTATTTACCCCACTTCATATAACGCATCCGCGCTTCGCAATCGCCGCAATAGACAAGTCCTGCCAAAAGATAATACGTGTTTGTGCCACACGCATTAAGACCAGCACGACTCCTGCGGTCATACTCAGCCGCAGCAATATCGAAGGTTTCCTCGGAAATCAATGGCTCATGGACGCCCGGATATTCTTCTTCCTTGTAGTTGACATACCCACAGTAAGTACGTCGTTTCAGAATATTCCGTACCATCATATCATTGCAGAGACCTAACATATCTGCAATCTTCTGGCAACTATACCCTTTGATATATAGGTTGAATATCTGCTGCACTTTAGGCGCGTCGGCGTTAGGGACAAGCGTTTTCTTGTCTTTGTCGTAATCGTAGCCGAACGGAATATTGCCGCCACCTCTCCAAAATCCGGAACTTATACGTCCCTTCATGCCAATACGTGTACGTAAGTAGATGTTCTCACGCTCCAACTGCGCGAAAACGCTCAAAATACCTATCATAGCTCGGCCAAAGGGGGTACTTGTGTCGAGGGATTCAGAGATACTGACGAAATCCACTTCGTTTGGAAGGAATACATCTTCTATCAGGTAGAGTGTATCCTTCTGACTTCGTGATAATCGGTCCAGCTTAAATACGATTACTGCCTTCAGGCGCCCTGCCATAGCATCAGCTATTAACTCCTGCATTGCCGGTCTGTTGAGGTTGCTGCCACTGAAGCCGGGGTCGGTGTAGAACTTCACGTTCTCCCATCCCTTCACAGTGCAAAACGCCTGTAGCTTTGCGGTCTGGTCGGGAATTGAATATCCTTGTTCCGCCTGTGCATCCGTCGAGACTCGGACATAACAGGCCGTGATTTTTAAGAACTCATCAAGAGGCTTATCACTCTCAAGAAAAGTCTGAAAATCAGGAAGTGCTAATGGTAAATTGTTGGTTTTCTTCTTGCTATTCTTCTTGGGTTGTGTGTTTCGTGTTGTGTTACTCGCTTTCTTTGTTGTGTTTCTCTTTACTTTTTCTTCTGTTGTTTTCTTCTTTCTTTCAGTAGTCATATTTCTCCTTTCTTTATGGTACGTCCTCTGCACAGACGCTCGCATCTATTATAAAGTAAACATAAAAAAATGACAAGTCTCCATCCCGAAAAAGGGCCCCTCAGGAAACAACTTCCTGAGGGGTGGTGTTTTGCTTTTCAAGACGTCTCCTGACTTCAATAATGAGCGTTGCCAGTGTCGGACTGGTTATCTCCATTCCATCGTAGGAAACATCATCATCTTCGCGCACCCCGTTCCGATAGTAAATTGCTTTCAGTTTGGGGACCTTATTCTTTACGGGACGTGCCATTCTATATGCCTCCTCTCGGCGTTTTGGATACCGACAGTTAAGTCGGAGTAAAGTAAACGATAACGACGTTTTGCCAACCGTTGTAACAGGTGTAAAGGGTAATTCCTCCACTGTTGTTGTACGCAACATCGTTTCCGTCATTATCAGTCAGTTCCGTGCCTTCATTGTGCCCATACTCCACCCCAGTACAAACATATTCTGTTCGACTGTTTCCGTAATCCATATATCCCACCGCACCAACCGCGCAGTTGGCTATGGCAGAAAAGCCCTGATAGTTGTGGTCTGCAATGAGATACTGGCTCCCATACGCACTGTAGCCAGCACTATCGGCAGCGTCACAAATTGCCTGTCCGTACTCGAAAGAATCGCTTCCAAGCACATAGGTGAAGCAAGCGACATCTATTCCAATAGAAGGGATAGACCAACGCCCAACGGCACCTCGCTGTTCGACAGCGTAAACGGCACACCTATTCTGCGAGTGCCCTGCGCTGCCGCAATAGCTGCAGACTGCTGCGGTTTCCGGTGCGGGCTCAGGCACGGGGGGCGCCACAGAGGGTTCGCCCGCAGGGGTAGGAATCTCCTCCGTGGGCGTGTCTGAGTCCACTCCACTTACGGCAGTTCCTTTTGTAAACCACTCAGGAGGCAGGTATTTATCTTCCTTCGCAACGGCGTCAGCGGACACAGAGAGGTCATCAGTAAAGTAATCGAAAGGCGCCGAAGCCTCTGCACAAGCCATATGTAAAGATGATGCACTTACCAGCAAAAAGGCAGCCAGCGTAACAGCGCGGCGGGAAATCTTCTTTGTTTTCATTAAAGCTGCACCGGATATTTAAGATTCGATGTGTTTTCCCACAAAACTTTGTTTTCAGGCGGGAATGAAAACCATGCCTGCGTTCTGTGCGAGAAGCGCACATCTCCTCGTTAAAACCCGTTCTCCTTTCGTAGATTTATAGTAGTCCGGCTTGCCGTTATGGAAGCCTTCCGACCCCTGAAGAATCCCGACAGCGCCACCGAAATCCATCACCGCCCCCGGCATGATACGAGTCATGTCCTTGTACTGGGGCGAGTGAGGTTTCACGGTGAGCTGCGATACCGCAGCATCGCCGTAAGCCTCACGGAACTCCTGCAGGCTATCGGATTCCTGCTCGAAAGCCTTGTGCCGGTTGGCAGCAACCACCTTTCCATCCAGAAGGTACTTCCGGTCAACCATTTGGCGGATGCAGGCCTGCCGGTCATGCCGGCGGAACTGCTTCAGCTCAAAAGGACTGGTCGGCGCAGAGACCTCAACATCGGTGTCCAAGATGGAACAGGCGATACAGTAGGCATCCGTGTAATGTTCTTTCGGCACGTTCTTGGCAACGCGGAAGCCCTTGGTGGACTTACCATCCGTGGCATAGACATCGTAGGGAGTCTCGCCTCCGAGATACTCTATGAGATGCGGGATAATCTGGTTCAGAACACTCAAGGCGTGGTACTTTTTATTCATACCGCCCTTGCGTGTGACCAGCTTCTCCGCCCACGCCTTGTCCTTGTGGACGAGGGCGTGATGCCTCTCGCAAAGCCCACACCGGTTTGCCAGCGTCTCGCTACCACCCTTGTGGCGTGGAACAACATGATGGTAATGGTCAATAGGCTTCTTACAGAACAGGCAATGTCCGTCCTGCTGTGCGTATACCGCATCCTCCACGGAACCCAGTCCGTACAGCGGACCCTGCTGGTATTCCCACCGATGGATATTGGGATTATCCATCGCCATGAAAGCAAAGCGGTTCAGTTCCACCACCACTTTTGTGATGGGCAGAAACTTTGCAATCTTTGCAATCAGGTTAATGTGGGTCTGCAGCAGATGATTCGCTGTGGGTGTCAACCATCCGGCAGTGCGGCAACGGTTATTGAACCGAGCCTCCTTGTTGCGGATGTAGTGACACACAACGGGCTTCTCGTAGCCGGGGAGCAGCCTCTCAACGGAACCCTCGGCGATGGTAGTCCCAGCAGCCTTCGCACGCCGCTGGCGCTTCCTGCGCCGGTCCAACGTACGGTGGTTTCTCCGAAACGCAGCACGCTTCTTCATCAGGAGAGGTACATCCTTGTTGCGCGTCTCCAGATGTGCGGAGAACACGCACTGGCCGTCCTCCGTTACAACCGCAACGCCGATGTTCGTCCTGCCGGGGTCGATGCCAAGAATCAGGTCTTGGGTAATATCAGGGGTATCATAGTTCAACTGGATGGTAAACGGGGTAGTGCAAACAACTCGTGCTTTCTTTTCCTTCAGGAGAAGGCGCACATAACAATAGCGAGTTGTCGGCATCAAAGGTTTACCGTCTTTGTTTTGCACATAGACCATCGCCATGTGCGCTCATCTCCTTTCAGTAGTGTCTCACCTCCGGAGGAGGCGGTAGTGTCTCCCTTGCCTCGGCGTATGCTTGGCAGTGCTGCGAGCTGGGAAAACCCGCAGGTGCATCCGTCGCCTCTACCTGAGAGAAGACTTGCACACGTCGGTGTGGCTGTGGCTATAAGACTTTTTGTGGGTTTCCCACATCAAATCTTAAATAGCCTAAGCAGGCTGGAATGTCACGAGGGCAACATTGAAGTTGTGGTCGAGACAGGTATACAGCGTCAGACCGTTGGGATTGAAGTAAGAGGTATAGATGCTATCGCCATCGGCACCGGTGAGATAGCCACCGGGGTTACGACCATGCTGGATGCCGGTGCAAACATAGGTCAGGACAGAGTCGCCCATGTCGATGTAAGCGTAGGTGCCTTCGGAGCAGTTGTTGATGGCGGAGAAGCCCTGATTATTATGGTCGCCAATAACGGTCTGGCCGAGATAGACGATTTGTGCTGCGCTGTCCCATGCATCTGTAACGGCCTGCGTGTAGTTGTCACTCTCGGTTGTATGCTGCAGAGAGTACCAAGTAACGTCGTAGACAGCCACGTCAACACCGACAGAGGGAATCCGGAGCCGGCCAACGGCACCATTGTCAACGGCACGAACGGCGCAGTAGTCTCTGGTGTGTTCTGCACTGCCGCAGTAGGAACAGGTAGTCGGGGTTTCCTGAACTGGCTCTTCGGCGGGAGTCTCTTCGACAACGACGGCGTCGTCTGCCTGAGACTCGGCCTCTACGGGGGCTTCAGCACTTCCCTGTTCATCGGTCGTCTTGTCTGCTTCGGGAGTCTGAGCATCAGAATTTGCGTCCTTTTCCTCGTTCTGCGCGGCTTCTGCTACTGCCAAAGGCGGAGAGCTTTCACGTGATGCGAAAGCAGGCAGCATGGAGATGGCAAAGAGACCACCGATAAAGGCCAGAATGATAACGGCGAAGAGTGCCCACCGAGGGATTTTGAATTTCGTTTTCATGGTTTTGTCCTTTCTAAGAGTAGAGAATGGGTGTCTGGCGCTTATACCGGCGTCCAGTAAGTGATGTAAATGTTGGTCCAGTGGTCAAGGCAGGTGTAACAAATCACAGTGCCGGAAGAATAGTTGCTGTAGCTCATTATGTTTCCATTTCCATCGAGCATCTTTTCGCCGGTATTGTGTCCGTATTCAACCTGATAGCACTCGTAGTAAGTTGCGCCATCACCAAAGTCCATGTAGGCTTTCGTGCCAACAGAAACATTGGAAAGTCCCCAGAAACCTTGGTTATTGTGGTCTGCAAGAACACCAACGCCGCCGCAGGTCAAGAAAGCTGCACTGTCGGAACGGTCAGTAATTTCCTGAACATAGGATTGGTCTGTATCCCAGTTACATGAGTAGGCCGCTACATTGCAGCCAACAAACGGAATCACCCAGCGCCCATAGGCGCCATTGGCAATAGACCTCTTTGCACAGATTGAAGAACTGTGGTTCTCAGAGCCGCAGTAGGAACAGACAGCAGGAACAACCTCCTGTACTTCTTCAACGGCGTTGGGGTCATCCTCGGAGTTCTCTGCTTCCGTGATGTCGGAAAGCGGGTCGAGGATTCCTTCCTTCAGCACCAAAACATCTTGCTGCGCTTCTTCCGACAGCTTGGTGTCGTCCATCTGGGCGGCAACCTCTGCTGCAGGAGGTGATTCGTGGTTCGAGCGTTCTTCGGCCTGTGCGAGTGTCACGTTGCTGGAGAGAAAATAGAAAGCGGATACTGCAACGAACAGGAACGTAAAGAGTGCAGTCTTGAAAATCCCCCATTTTACTTGTTTTTTGCTTGTGCTTTCCAAAAATTGTCATCCCCTTTCAGAGCATAAAAAAGCGGAAGGACAGTCTGTGTTAGACTGTCCTTCCTTATAATTCTATACTACCACAGTATGATATTTTGTCAAGTTCTTGGAGCGAACAAATTTGCGGAGGGATATTAAAACTTTTGTGGGTTCACCACATCAAATCTTAAATAGCCTTTCAATAGATTTCAAAGGACCAAGTAGGATATTCTGCCTTCAGCAACTTCCACTTGAGGTTGAAATCCTTGGTGGTCCGATACGTCTGCGTTGTGGTATCGAAGGGCTTTACATCCTCGACCACACGCTTTCCATCACGTACATAGACTGCATCGGCCTTGTAGGTAATGCCGGAGACCTTCTGACCACGATACTCAAACTCGGTAATGATGGTCAAAGGAACCTGCCGGCGGAGGTCGTGGATATGACCGCCGCGCTCCAAAATCTGAAGCTCTTTCCAGCGATGGTATTCCTTCTTGCTGTCATAGACAGCGATGGGGATTTCACCATTGTTGCGGGGCTTACCGAAAAAGGCCAGCCCATCGGCGTACTCGTAGACCTTTACGTTTCTATATTTTGCCGCCTTATTCGCTTTGGAGCGATGTTCGCGGGTGTTGCTGTTTGCACCGTGAACACGGAGGCGGGGATTTTTCTTCATCATAGCGTTGAACTCTTTCTGAGACATATACATTATTTGTCGGCAACCTCCTCGAAAATCTTCATACATTTCGCATAGTTGTTAGACAGCGCATCAAATGAGGAGCTATCGCCGCCGGCATCAGGGTGATACACCTTCGCCAACCGGCGGTAGTGGAGTGTTATTTCTTCCTTGGATGTGGGCGGCTCTACGAAACCGAGAGCAATAAAGCAGGCATCCAAAGACTTGGAGCGCTCCGGCAGAGCTTTCATGCCAGCCACCCATGTGGACAGGTCGTAGATGCCACGTTCGACCATACGGGCGAGGTCTTCCAAGGAGAGCACGACCTGAGCGAAGGCATCAGAGCCGTACTGCAGGGAGATGCCGTGCTCTTGGGCGTTCTTCACGCTATGGGAGAAGCGATAAAGCTCACCCTTGTACCTGAATTCAACCCAACACTCCTGACGACTCCAGTCGTAGTTGTAGTCGCCTTCTTCGATACCAAGCCGCGCCATTACGCGCACCAGCTTATCTTCGTAGAGTTCGGGAGAACTATATATTTTCTTTGAGGCCATCCAGAGACCTCCTTTCGACATCAATGTTGCGGTGCAATGGGTACACTACCCGGCTATTTGAGTCCATTATGAGCCCAAAAGGAATAACTGAGGCATCACCCTGTTATTTCAGGGCCTCATACACCCCCAGCGGGTGAAACAGCCCTCCCGTATCCGGTATACAGCCCTGTTGTTTCAGGGCCTTATACACCCAACACGACAGGCACATTCAGTTCCCTAATGTGCCGGCATCATCTCTCACATGATAACCAGCCAACAGAGTATTCCTGCTTCCACGACGACCATGCATCTCCACAGGCGTAAATTCCGGTTATACCGTCCGTACTCGTTTTTTTGTTTTCAGTGAAAAGCGGCGCAGGCGCCGGAGTAGGGCCTGCGCCGCTGTGTGGGTGTCTCCAAGACCAACTTAGATGCGGTCCACATTCCCATTGGAGACGGAGTAAACGCCGGAGATGTCGATAGTCTCATAGGGCTCGTCGAACATCCCCAACTCGTGTGCGATGAATGCGATGTGAAGCTCGTCCTCGTCTGCTTCAATGCTATCGTCCTCACGAGCCCGCTGGAGCAACTCGTTACGAGCAGCAACCCAGTTTTTCTCAATGATTTCGAGATTGTTCTGCAGGTTTTCATCGTCGTTCTTAATGACCATCACACCAATGACGGTATCGTTGTCATTACTGATGAATACGACGACGGGCTTTTCAGATGCCTTGGTATTACTCATTTCTTTGTCCTTTCACGGGCGGCTTTGACCGCCATCTTTTCCTTACACTTTTCGTCAGATTCCCACCTATTCCAGCGGGAACAGCTCTTACAGGGTTCTTTATTCGTCGGAGTTTCCTTATTGATGCAATCAGGACATCCACGTCCAACGTTCTCGACATCCATCGGTTATTAACCGCCGAAGAAGCCGGAACCGAAGTCGCCACCGAAGTCAGAGGGGAAATTGAAGTTACCACCATAGGGAACTTCCTTGGCGGGAGCAGTAGGTGCAGGAGTGGGAGTCTCAGGAGCGAAACCACCGGTGGGAGCAGGCACTTCGGGAGTAGCAGGCGCAAAGTCCTCCTCAGGCTCAGAGACCAGAGGCATGGGGATAGCAGGAGAAGCAGCGGGAGTCGTCTCAGGCGCGGGAACAGCAGGTTCAGTGGCGGGGATGTCCTCTGCGGGGGCATCGTCGGCCTCGGATGCGGTGCCGTCCACGCGGCTGCGGGCAGCGGTAGCGACGAACTGGCTCAGGTCCATAGAGAACTTCCACTTCTCGTGCCGGATGGAAGACACGACGATATTCGCATCCACGGGGAACAGCTTGCCGCCGTATCTGCTCTTCAGCAGCTTGGCAGCGGATGCCTCGTCCAGCACGGCGGGAAACTCGATGGGAGCCTGATTGTCAACGTTGATGATTCCGTTGACGACGGATACGACGCCATAGCTGACGACGCTGACGGTGAGGGTTCTGTTGATAGAAGGTTCCATGTTTGTATATATCCTTTCTTTAATTTTGATTTTTCGATTTAACATAGGGCCATACAGGAGGACCCATTCGATGTTTTTAAGCAAGAGAGTATACAACTCTGTTATTCCGTGGCTTTATACGCTGAGGTTGACCGTCACAGGGGGTATATACACTTGTTATTTCAGGGCTCTATACACCCGGTCGAGTAAAACGGAATTCATGGCGTCTGGTATACACCCCTGTTAGTTCAGGGCCTTATACACCCCATAGAGGCTTACTCGCGTCCCATCCGGGGTATACAACCCTGTCGTTTTAGGGTATCATACACCATGGCCTCTTTGACCGTGTTTGGGGTGAAGGGTATACAACCCTGTCGTTTCAGGTCTCATACACCCGCCACAGGCATATTCAGTTCCCTAAAATGCTGGCATCACCTCTCACGTGAAATCCAGCTAACAGAGTATTCCTGCTTCCACGATGACCATGCATCTCCACAGGCGTAAATTCCGGTCATACCATCCGTACTCGTATTATTGTTTTCTTGGAAAAGTGTGCAATCATTGCACACTTTTCTCGCTCGGCTTTAGGCAGGCTTCTGCTCGGAAGCCATGCGCTGACCTTCGGACAGCACGACCTGTGCCAGCGCCTCGTCATGCTTGGCTTCCGGCGCTACGGTGGCTGTGTCTACGTCCACCAGAGTGCGTCCAGCCCACTCAGCCTTATACTTAATCATGCTGGTCAGCTCAGACCAGCCGGCATCGAGGATGCTCTTGGCCTGCTCGTTGCCCTCAACCAGAGACTTGACAGCCACCTTTTCAACAGCGATGAGCTGGTTGCTGTTGACGAGTTCGCGGCTGATTTTATGCCGGTAGTCACGCCGCTGGTTGGCGATATGCTCGTGGATTTCAGCCACCAGCTTACGGTTCTTCTCATAGTTGGCAGAACCCTTCTGCTTGCGGGACAGACGACGCTGCTCACGAGCCAGACGCTTTGCGGACTTGCTCAGATGCTTCGGGTTCTCATAGTGTACGCCGTTGCTGTCGATAGCCAACTCCTTCAGACCGAGGCTGATACCGACTTCGCCATCGGCGACAGGCAGTTCATCACGTTCCACCATGCAGCAGACGGAGGCCCAGTATTTACCGGTAGAGGAACGGGATATCGTGACCTCGCGGGGGATGCCCACAGCGGGACGGCCACTGCCGCGCTTGACCTTGTTGATTTTCTGGTACTGACCGCCAAACGGAATCTGGATGTACTCGTCCGTCACATAGATGGTTCCGGCAGTAGTAAAGCTCTGGGACGGGCAACGGGCACTCTTAAACTTGGGATAACCGGGCTTCTCCCCTGCCTTTATACGGCGGAAGAACGCCTTACGCGCCTCGAACAGATTCACGATAGCATATCGCTCTGCGGAACACCCGCAATCGTCCAGCCACGTCCAGCGCTCACGCATCTCGGTCAGGACCTTCATGCAGTCGAACTTTGACATACTTTCCTGCCGGCGGTCGTAGATTTTGCTGGTACGCTCCAAAAAGTGATTCCACACGAAGCGGCAGCACTTGAAGGTGCGTTCGATGACCTCGATTTGTTCATCTGTGGGATAGATGCGATACTTAAAAGCCTGAAATGTCGTCGCCATAATTCTTTTGTCCTTTCAATTTTTTTGGCGTTCCCCAAATTCCTGTTTCACCGACGGATTTCGTCTCTACAGGCGTTAATTCCGACTCGCCCTGCCGTATCCGATAATTATTCTTTGCCGGCCCTGCGGCAACCCAACCGCAAGAACACTGGACCCCACAAAGCCCAATTTGAAAGCTGACGCACCGCGTCCGGCGGGTCGGCTTTGACTACGAGCTTCTGTGCCTAAGATTTGCCCAGCTTCCCAGTGCCCATGGGCAATGCAGGTGCCCACAGGTCATTGATGCCCACTCACGGCGGCTGAAACAACACGGAGTATCTCCCTTATCACGCCACCGCCTACATATCGGCGCAGGCGGTTCGCTTCTCACGCTTCAGGAGACTTTCGCATTTCGCCGATACTGTCCGATGCGGTTCGGCGCAGTAGCCTCAAGCGAAAGAGCGAGGTCTTGCGGCGAACAGGATGTCCAAGAGACGTCGATTTCCGCAACGAATCTATGGATGGACAGCGAGCGGGTATAAAGAAAGGACGCCACTCGACGGCGTCCTTGGAGCGGATGACGGGACTCGAACCCGCAATGACCGGCTTGGAGGGCCGGTGCCTCACCAATTAGACGACATCCGCATATATGATAAAATGGACTCCGTGGAGTTAAATTGAAAGTGGAGCTGCTGGGGAGGCTCGAACTCCCGACCTGCGGGTTACAAATCCGCTGCTCTACCTACTGAGCTACAGCAGCATAGGGTGATAGATGGGTTGAAGCCCCCACAGGCAGTGCGGCTGAAATTTAATTTTCAACTGCGTTGTCTGTGAGGGCTTCATACAGGGGGATAAAAGTGAAAAGAAGGAGAAAAAGTGTGGATTGGAGCTGACGGTGGGGGTCGAACCCACGACCTGCGCGTTACGAGTGCGCCGCTCTGCCTACTGAGCTACACCAGCAAGTTTTGGTAGTTGGCGGGGCCTCCGTACAGGAGGCCACCGCCTTCTCTCGAAAGAGAAACGAAGAGAGATGAATACCGGCGGGGTGGGTGGAACGCCGGTTGGCAATGGCGGCTGGGGTCGAACCAGCATAACGTTGTCTGTGAGAGAGGCACGGCATTACCATTATGCTACGCCATCATGTGGTTTGAAGAATTAAGGCTGGGCGGCGGCCTTACCAACGTCGCCCAAGCCCAAATTCTCCCCGTTAAGGCACATCCTCGGTTGAGGATGGTAAGGGCGACGACCGGACTCGAACCGGCACAATCCCACGGCCCTCAAGGAGCTCTCTTAGGCGGGATGCACTACCATCTATTGTGCTACTTGTCGCCGTTTGGGGTGACGGAGGAGCTGCTAAGATGGACGCAGCCCCTCCGTGTTGCAGCACCGTGGGGTCAAACAGCACTACATGATGAAGAAAGAGGTTTCCATGTCCGCTGCACGTTGGAAAAGATGAAGGTGAAGACAACAGCGGTGAAAACAGGTGGCGTGCCGAACGGATTCGAACCATTCAAAGCTCCCCTACCGGAGCCGGCACGGTATCAAAGCAGCCTCCGCGCACTTCCCTCAGGAGGCTGGTTTTATGTTGCGCTTACGAGTTTAATAAAAGAAAGAAGAAAACCGGAGAGGGTTCAGGAATCTTGACGTTTACACTTCCCCGAAAGGGAAAATTGTCAACTAAAAACGAGCTTTTACGGCTTCGATTTCCTTGCCCTGTCCACGGTCTTATACTAACACGAGTGTAGAAAAATGTCAAGTCGAATTATAAAGACAAAAATTCTAACTGACAGGATAATCGCCTTAAATAGCCATTTCTGACAAAGGCACAGTTGTGGTGCGGGGTTTGAGACTTGACAAAATGTTTGGATAATTTATGCGATTTCCATGAAAATTTTTTCTATTTTGCAGCGGTTTAGACTTGACAAAATTTTATATCTGTGTTTATAATGGTGCATGAAGGCACGAAGTGGGGGGAAAATCCCACGTATTCCCACCGCAGAAAAACGTTTTCTCCACGTGGAGTCTGTGTATGTTGGTCAGAACAAATGAATTCCCGCTCCTTTTAGACATCCAAATAAAAGAGGGCGGCTTTATTGTAGATTTTTTCTCGGTCGGGATATTCTGGACTATTCCAACTAAACACAAGTGTTCACCCACGGAGGTGATGATTATTACTATCAAACTATCAACACTGGGCATCACGCCACAGAAAGCAAAGCAATTTGAGAAAAAGGGCATCTGTTCTGCCGAAGACCTGCTGCGGTATATACCGAAAAGCTACAAGGACTACAGACAGCTTGCTCCTTATTTAATAGATGGCGCTGAGCAGGCCTGTCTTGTCACGGTGGACGAGGTGAAGTCCTTCGGACAGGAACTCCGCTACAAGGGCTCATACGTTCAGACTTCTTCCAAAACGCCCATGCTCATCGCCTACTGCACGATGCCGCAAAGTGGTCAAAAGCTGGTCATCACGTGGTTCCGGCAGAACTACCTGTTCCGGAAGGTGTCCAGTTGTGTTGGAGAAACTGTATATGTAGCCGGCAAGGTCGGATACAATACTAAATATAATAACTTCACCATGACAGCCCCTGAGATATTCGAGCCGTCATACGGACAAGCACCGGGCATACGCCCCATCTACGCGCAAATCGGCGGGATGAGCGATGCCTACCTGAGAGAAAAAATTCAAGAAGCGTCTGACCGAACTATCGGGATGATTGAAACGCTTCCTATTGATTACCTTGATAAAAAGGGATTACAGAGCTTCTGGACTTCCCTCAAAATGCTGCACTTCCCTACTTCTGAACAGGATATTAAAGAGGGACAAGCCCGACTGCTGCAGGAAGACCTCGTCTACTTTGCAATGGCGAATGAATGGGCCGCGAGAAAGATATCCAAGGGCAGCCAGTTCTCAATACGGACGCATGGTTGGTATGAGAAAATAAAGGCTTCACTTCCCTACTCTCTTACGCAAGACCAAGTGGATGCCATAGAGAGTATGATACAGTTTGCTGCAGACGGACATCGCATCAATGCGCTTGTCCAAGGCGACGTGGGCTGTGGAAAGAGTATTGTGGCTTTCTGTATGATGATGGTCATGGCCGAGAACGGGTATCAGGCAGCGGTGATGGCGCCTACGCTTGTGCTGGCACGTCAGCATTATGAGGAACTCTCTGCGTTGGCCGCACCGTTCGGCGTGAACGTCGCGTGGCTCGGCAGTGACCTAAAAGCCAGCGAGAAGAAAAAAGTCCTCGCCGCCATCAAGGACGGAGATGCGAGCCTCATCGTCGGAACCCAGTCCATCATCGGAGAAAGTGTGGAGTACAAGAATCTCGCACTTACGGTGACGGATGAGGAGCACAAGTTCGGAGTTGACCAGCGTGCTGCACTGGTGGAAAAAGCCTCTGGAGGCGTACACGCCATCACTATGTCGGCTACGCCTATTCCTCGCAGTCTGGCGCAAGTCTTGTACGGAGACACCGTACAGCTCCATACCATTAAGACGATGCCGAACGGACGGCTGCCTGTGATTACAGGTATCGCAACGAGCAAAGAGAAAATCTTCCGTTTCATCCTGCTGCAGAAGCGTAAAGGCTATCAGACCTATGTCGTCTGTCCTCTCATTGATAAGAGCGAGAAGCTGGAGGGTGTCCAGTCCGTTGAAGAAGTCAGCGAGGAATACCGTTCCGTACTGGAGCCGTATGGAGTCCGCATCGAAACGATTACCGGTAAGACGCCGAAAGATGAGGCAGACAACATCCTGTCTCGTTTCAAGAACGGTAAAGTAGATGTGCTTGTCAGCACAACGGTCGTGGAGGTCGGCGTAAATGTTCCTACGGCTACCATGATGGTCATTGTCAATGCGGACAGGTTTGGACTTTCCAGCCTGCATCAGCTTCGGGGGCGTGTAGGACGCAGTAATGTGCAGTCCTACTGCGTGCTGGATGCAGGTCCGTCGCCCACACCGGCGGCCATGGAGCGCCTGAACGCCATGGTTCAGACTAACAACGGCTTCGAAATCGCAGAGGCAGACCTTCGCATTCGCGGCGCCGGCGATTTTCTTGGCACAGAACAGTCTGGCTGGAATAGGTATATGACGCTCATGATGGCGTATCCGGCGGAATATGAAGAAGCAAAAAAAGACGCAAAAGAACTACTGAACCGAGGAAAAGGTTCTTGTAAGATGGTGGATTCCATCATCGGCGCGGGAGGCAACTAAGAGGGTATTTAAGATTTGATGTAGGAAAACACGTTAAAACTTAAATATCCCAACTAAGAAAGGAACCACAAGGACCGCATTTACTTAAAAAGGGGGAGCTCAAACTATGAGCGCAATCTACAGAAGAGACGCTTATGCCGCAAACAAAACGCAGACAGGAGAACTCAAGTTAGAGGAAAACCTATCAGCGACCGCCTATTTAGCGCTCATCAGATTTCTCCGCCGTGAAAAGCTGGCGGAGAAACCTGATTTACTCGAAAGAGTGAAAAACGTTATCACGGACACAATGCCATATCGTGCTGCATTTAAGCAGAAGAGGTTTGTTGAACAACTTACCTGCCCAGAGGAAAAATTTGAGAGCATGATTTTCGAAAAAACTCCTATAACGAATGGCGAGACCCGCAGATTTATAGGATGGCAAGGCATAAGCTGGGAATGCGTGTTTCGAATGCTGATTGAAGTAGACTGCTCTTTTGAAGATATGATGACTCCCAGCTATAAGGATTTCCCCAAAATGCAAGACTTGCCAGAAGACGTTCAGGAAATGTATGAATTGGTAGATAGTCTTCCGGAAAGAGCCAGAGATGGATATATAAGAGAGGCCGCACAGAGTCTGATAAGCACAATGTGGAACCACAATTTTTGGAATGAGCAAACCAGAGTGATTATGCGGCGACCAGCAGCAAGAGTCCGGTATATGTTTGCAAGACGCTGCTCTATAAAAAGGAAAGACATCTTGGTTCTGGACGAGCGCCTGCAAGAAAACGAGGAAGTTTTCAATATAAGCGATGCACAAAGAGAACTTATCCATGAATTGTCCAATATACTTGCTGTACGGGCAACATTAACTACTTCTAATGAAAGCCAGCTACCGCAAATTGCGAAAGCGTTTGGAACCTCATTGCACTGGCTAATGGGAATGCCAAGCACACTGCGATTGTATGCGGAAAACGCAACGACAGAAGACATTATAGACGCTTATTATTTCATGTCTCCTGCCAACAAAACAACATTCAGAAATGCCGTAAAAAAATTCAAGGAAAAAATCGCAAGAATGGAGGCGGATGAAGATTGAAAAGAATAAATAATACAATGGACGCCTACATCGACTGCGAAAAATGGGCTGAGACCTTGAATACTCGTTATTCTTATAATAGTGAGTTAAATTCCACTAACCGAATACCTCGGAATTCGACGTATGAAAACTATACTGAGTTTAGCACGGAGCTGACAAATGTTCGCAGACTTGTTTCCGCAAGAGTTTATGAGGAGTTGTATTCCATCACTAAAGCCCCTCGTCTATATGGTTCGTGGAATATGAGAGGCCTTGCGACAGAAATCGGCGTAAATGAATCGAAGATGACACGACTCAGGGAACCGGATGAAGGAACTCCTACGGTCGTTGGTCCGTATGAACTTTTAATCAACGGAATAGATGCAGGAAAACAGGTAAACAGAAAAGCACCGGAAGGATTTTATGTCTCTGTTGAGGGCTTGTATAAATTGGCGTACTTTTTCTTAGATAGGTCATGTGAAAAAGTTCTGTTCGGCGATGAATGTGCGCCCATCCACCTGCCAAACATCTATTCCTGTCTGTTTACTCAAATTTCAGCTATGCCTTATGCCGAATCACGCGAAATTCAGTCGGAAATTCAGGCTAACTGCGAAGCAAAAGACCGTTATATGATAAAGGGTACAGCGGATGGTTTCAAAGAAAACAATTTTGTTTATAGAAACAGCAAAGGTGCTCCGGTCGATTTCCAAGAATTGTATATAAAACGTTTGAAAGAAAAGATGGAAGACGATTGTTCCACCGCAGTAACCCTATTCGGAACAGAAGCGAATTCTCAGCTTCGTATTTATTCTGACAGATGTTACAATGTTACCAACGAGGCGATTGCTGCAGCGGACAAAGCTATTTTCTGTGATATTGCTGGAGAACCTTTGAAACCCAAAAAGAAGAAAAAAGAGGAAAAAGAACCGCTTGGAACGACTGGAAATCTGATGATACTGAGTATCGGGCTCAATATGGCGGTAGACTATTTTGTAGCACCTGACTACACAAAATATAACACCATTCTGGTCAGAACAAACACGCCGGACGCAGAAAAGCGGACAAAAGAAGTAAAGTTGGATGATAATGCAAGGAAAACGCTGTCTGCCCTTTTGATGGTCGAAAACGGCGAAGAGAGAGATGAAATCATCTCTGACGCACTTTGCGACTGCTGGGTATCGCAGTATGAGTACGAGTTGAAAAACAGTTAAGCAAACGAGGACGGATGCAAATAGTATCCGTCCTCATATTTTAAGCCCAAAAAGAATTGACAAAATATCAAACTGTGGTAGTATAGAAGTATAATTACGAAGCTATTTTTATAAAGGAGATTATCTCCGTTTCCAAGTCACCATACGTAATCAAGACAGTTATCCCATTTTCGGGATGGCTGTCTTTTTTTATATATTTTCATACATTTTACAAGAAAAAGAAAGGAGAAATGAACTATGGCACAGCCAAAAAAGGTTTATCGCTACCTCGGCCCTATCCGTGTATATGACGACATCTCCACGAATAAGTGGGGTGGTACGACCATGGCCGTATCGGAGCGTCAGGCCCGCAACAATCTGGCGCATCAGTACAGACAGCAGCGAGGTCTGCTCGCCTGTGTGCCCGTGAAGTTGACTGGTGAGCTGACCAGCTACAACGCACCGATAATGCCGCCGTTCAGGTCCAAGCGGAGACCTTCGTATCGCGGAGGTGAAGCGCAATGATGTGGAATGGAAAGTGGAACGGAGCAAATGCCATCGTAGTTCACACGCCGCAGAGCTTTCGGTCGTTCAAGCGAGCTATCCGTTCTCTTGGCGATGTGTGGGCTGACTGGAATCATGTGTATTTCAGTCAATGCAGAGATTTGTACTCCGCAGCATACCTTCCCTGTTATCCAGACAAGAGTCCTGAAGATAGCACAATCACCTATCACTGGCTCAAGGAAACTTGGTCCAAAGAAGGGCCTCGCGCTGTAGGCATGAACATTCAATAAACGAGGAGGAGAAGCTATGTCTACACCGCTGTATGAGTTAATCGAGAGAGCCGAGCGTATGGATTCCGTCTACTCCGAGCGCTATGCCTCTTTCTCTTCTGAACAGGATAGGCGTGCGAAGCATTGTATTGCGAAGGCTCACGAAGCTATCGAAGAGCAGCGAAAAATCTGTGAAAGACGACGCCAGCAAGCAGCCGTAACACTGTCTCGGCAACATTGAAAAGAAAGGAGTAAATTCATTGTGAAAGTAAAAAAGAAAATTCGTTACGCCGGCGAATGCTGCATTTGCCACGAACCCATCATGGTGAACGAGAAATATGTTGAGGCGACTTACGAAAACAAGCGTTGTCACCTTGGCTGCATGGAGACGGAACCGATTGAGTCGGTTCTGTCTTTTTTCGGCGTTCCTCTGTGCGTGACCAATTCTGACGGAAAGGAGGTCCACATCTATGGGTAGAAAAGGCATCATCCGCAGGGGTGATGTGTTCTGGGTCAATGCCAAGGAGATTGAGATTTATTCTCCTTGGGCACCGGAAGGAAGTCAGTTCAGAGACAAGGACGGCCAGCCCTCTAACAGCTCTGTCATCAGGGGCCACCGTCCCGCTATCGTCGTATCCGCTGATGACCTGAATCGGTACAGCAGTGTCGTGGAGGTCGTGTTTACCACGTCTTCCCCGAAGATGCAGCTTCCCTCTCATGTACTCATCACCAGCACAAGCCGCCCCAGCACGGCGTTGTGTGAGCAGCCGATGGCAGTCTCCACGAACGAGCTTGGCGCATACATCTGCCACCTGACAGATGCGGAGATGGTGGATATCGACTCTGCGCTGTATTACAGCATGGGGTTGAGTTCCCGCGTCAACGACAATGATGATAATACATGGCGTGCCCGCTACGAGACGATGCATCGTGCTTATTCCGAGATGCTCATTCATGTAATGAGAATCATGGACAGCAACATGAGAAAGGCATCGCCCTATCCTGTGGCTGAAATCGACCGTAAAGGCCGGAAAGAAAGGAGCAAGGACTGTGAATAAGCCAATTTACATCGTGTTTTCCTGCGATGCATGGAAGTCAAGAGACTCCATGCGCTTGGTCGCTGCAACGACCTCTCACACAAAGCTGAAGAAAATCGTGTCGAATTGCGTCGAGACTGAGATGTTCGAGTATGGCGAAGGCGATGCCAAGACCTCTGCTTCTCAGCTCCGCAAGGATTTCGATAACGGGCACAGCGTTCACGGCATTAACGACAGCCTGAAATACGGTTTTATTGATGTCGTTGACGATGGTGTGATGTGAGGCTGCTTCATGCAAAGAAAGGAGAAAAATCATGGGATACACTATCATTGATTCTCGCACGTTCATCAAGACGACTCGCGGCATCATTCCTTTGGCACTGGGCGGCAGCAACAACTGCACCGAGGTTATCTACGATAAAAACTCCAAACGCCGTGAAGTGCGTGAGCGTCACTGGTTCATTATGATGGGCCGTAACGCTCTGGAGCTGCCGGAAGAAGAGTTCATGGCGAAGATAAATGACACCTTCGCTGAGAACGATACCGAGTGCATGGTGTACGGCAGCAAGTGGCTCAACGGGGCTCAGACACGGAAGTGGTTCGCTCGTGCGGTGAAGGACGCCGCCTCTTTGGAGGACATCCTCGCAGGCAACCCCGGCGTCAATGACCTGAACGTAACGCTGATGCCCTACACCTCCGGTGAGCACCTTCTGTGGAAGTACGTCAGAACGACGGACGAGCTGGAGGTCTGGCTGGATGAGGCGCGTGAGATGCTGAAAGACCACGAGGACCACTACATCTTCATGTCGTTCAGCGGAACGCGGCGCGGCGAACGCCTGCGCCCCGCCCCGAAGAATACAAAGGCTGTGGATGGGCCTGTCGTGCTGAAGCATCGTAGCTATGGCTACGTAAGCGGGTTCGAGAAGTTCGGAGGTTCAAGAACGGTCCACTATGTGAAGGAAGCGTGCGATGCACTGTTGTTTACCAGCGCCGAAGATGCGTCCGAACAGCTCGGAGACCTGTTTCAGAGGTTCAATCTGGAAGTCAAACCCGCCACAGACAAGCTGATGGCACCGAAACCCTATGCGGTGATGTTCGCCAAAGGCGGTTTTTCCGGCAAGTATTTGGAGAAAATCAGCCGCAGCAGGATGCACATAACCTCTTTTGTCTCTTCCGCACAGAAGTTTGCTACCTTCGAGGATGCTCAGGCAAAAATCGACGCTCTTCGTGGCCGCTACACCTGCGTGCAGGATATGACGCCCATATTCATCGAAAACTAAACTTTGCAACGGAAAAAGAGTCGCTTCGGCGGCTCTTTTTCTTTTTTTTAGTTTGTGTATATAGTTGACAAAATATCGGGTTGTGGTAGTATAGAATTATAATTACGAAGCTATTTTTATAAAGGAGATTATCTCCGTTTTCCAAGTCACCACATAAATTCAGACAGTTATCCCAATCTTGGGGTGGCTGTCTTTTTTTATATATTTTCATACATTTTTGTGTTCCCGTAAGTCCTTACAAAAGGCTGGGAGAAAGGAGAAAACTATGGCAAACATCAAGGTCGTTGAGACAAAATCCGGATGTGACAAGCCGGAGAACACCTGTGCTTCCTGTAAGCAGTTCGTTTGGAACGACAACGTGGCGCGTTATGTGTGTCTCAAGGGCGAGGATGCAGCAAGAACTGCGACTCTGCCCAGCAAGAAGTACGTGATGCTCTATGTGAACCACTCCCCCGTCGGCGAAAGCTCTCTGGTGGATGTGTGTGCGTTGTCCTTCGACACACCGGAGGAGGCACATGAGGGCGTGGAGCTGGCGAAGAACACACACGCTTTCGTCAGCAATCAGCTCAGAGCCAGACGTGGGCTTTTTCCGTTCGTCGGCGAGATGCTCCCCGATGAGGAGTGCCGCCGCGTGTTCGGCGCAAAGGTCCTCTGTGCGTCTTCCCTTTACTACACGGACGAACACGACGCAAGCGTCAAGGCGCGAGCCTTTTCCTACCTTGCGGTCGAGACTGCAAATGCACGGGATGTTATCCGGCGGCTGCTGCATCACAATCTGGACTGCGCCACCTGCCAGACCTTCGTTGACGAAGGCTGCGATTCCCACTACGACTGCCCCTACCACTACGAGTGTGCAAAGCTGGGAGATGTCTGGGTGGAACGAAAGGCGGTGTGAGATTATGTTGTTTGCAACGAAGCTGAAGAACAGTCTCACCACACTGGCGGAGCAGCACGGTATGGAAATCAAGGTCGAACTGAAGAATATCGCTGTCAATGGGCAGCGGCGCGGATGCTCCGGTTTCGTGACCTGCGGCGATAGCTGCGTCTACGTAAACACCGAGCACTCCATCTACGGCCCGATTTCCAGCCAGTCTATGTGCCGCTACGCCAAGGACACGAAGGACTTCTCCAGCAATGGCCTGAAGAACGGTTACAATCAGTTTGTAGCCGACGATGCCGTTGCTGCGAAGGTCATTTCGATGCTGAAAAACGGCAAAGGCATCCCCCGCTGAGGGGGATGCCAGCTAAGAAAGGAGGATACCCGTGAGGAAGGACTACATTAAATTTCCCACGAGGATGAAACAGCTCATCAGCTTCACGGGCATGACCATCGAAAACAAGCACAACCTCTACCCTACCGATATCGACGGACTAATCGAATATCATGATAAGGGATATGTGTTTTTCGAAGTAAAGCACCGTGATGCTGCTATGCCCTACGGCCAGCGCCTTGCATTGCAGAGAATGGTTGAAGATGCGGCCAGAGTTGGCAAGACATCTATCGCTATTGTCTGTGAGCACACAGTAGATGACCCACGTATCCCTGTCACGGTCGCAACGTGCAGAGTGCGTGAAATCTATTACTCGAAGGAGCATCGCTGGAGAGCGCCGAAGTTTTCGGCTATGACCGTGAGGCAAGCTGTAGACGGGTTCCTGTACGCGCCGGCAATCCGGCAGTATAGGACACCGTCCGGCGGCTGCGGAACGGTTGCTGTGGCTCATGTAGCAGGAGCGAGACCGTACCCCTACCCTGCTTCCCCGCAAGCGCAGCGCGGCTACGGACCTGTACCTGAATGGATGCGCTGGAGCAGTTAAATAAGAAAGGAGAAAAAAACATGACAAAGCCTACCGAGGACAGAAGTGCCTGTTTCACGAATTGTCCGGTCAGGGAGTGCGATACCAGCATCTACAGAGGTTCCCGCTGTAAGGAGCTGCGCGAGAAAGCCGGTGTCCACTATGACCCCGACATCTTCAAGGACAAGAAGCTGAAGCCTATCCTGTTCAACGGCGAGATGGTACGTGCCATCCGCGAGGGGCGCAAGACGGTAACACGCCGTGGTGCGTTTCACTTCGCCGGCAAACGAGCGGAAGGTCTGTACCGTGACGGTGATGGGCGTCTCGTGGCAGCCTTTGCTGATACGGATGCTGTCATCCGCAGCTTTCGCGCCCCGTTTGAAAAGGGCGATATCCTGTATGTCCGTGAGACGACTTGTGCCTGCGATTTCAACCGCTGGCTCTACAAGGCCGATTATTCGGATGAGGATTTGAAAAACTCCCCTGAGGTGAGTTCCCTCATTCACTGGACACCGTCCATTCATATGCCCAAAGAGGCGGCACGCATTTTCCTGCGTGTGACGGATGTGCGGTTGGAACATTTGAATGACATGAAGGACGAGGACTTCACTAAGGAGGGCATCACCTGTGACAGTACCTCCGGCGAGAACACCATGTCCCTTCAGGAGAAGTTTATCGAGCTGTGGGACAGCACGATTCCCGAACACAAGGCCCTGTCAAAGTGGGCCGGAAACCCGTGGGTATGGGTCATTGAGTTCGAGGAGGTGCAGTTCTGATGGCGACGGATTACCATGCAGTGATTCAGGAGAATATCCAAAAGCAGAACGGCACCTACGAGTCCAATGCAAACCCGTTTGGCATCTGCGGCACCTGTGGTTGCGAGCTTGAACCGAGCTACTTCGTGGAGGAGGAAGAAATCATCCAGCATGGGGTGCGTTTCAAGACCGGTCGTATTCGGCGGGCTGTGGACTGTCTCGTTTGCCCCAACTGTTTCCGTACTGAATGTGTGGACGACAGCTTTGATGGGCCGTGGATGGATAAAAACCAGTGGAAGAAACTCCATGGGATTCAGTGAAAGGAGAAAACTAATGAAAGAAATTTTGTTTCGCGGCCAAATTCGGCGCCATGGCGAGAAAGTCCGCATGACAACAGGGGCTCCCCTGCCGGGAATTTGGGTTTACGGGGGCGCCGCACGTCCCCATAATAGCCCGAAGGACTTCGCCATCATCTACACGTACTTGTCCGACACGGCTGAAAGCCGCGACGTTTGCGGTGTCTACGCGGATACCGTTACGCAGTATACCGGTATCGACGATAAGGATGGAACAAAGGTGTTCGAGGGCGACATCGTGGAAACCTTTGAAGGCTTTCGCCCCACGCCTCGTTTCAACGAGCACACGGTCGTGTTCCGCAATGGTTCCTTTGGCCTGCTGGTGAATGAGTCTCTGAAGACGAAGACAGCGGCAGAGCTGATGGATGAAGCCTATGATAACGGCCATTTCGTACCGTTCTGCAAGCTGTTCGGCACTAAATACCGTGTCATCGGAAATATCTTCGATGGTGTCACCACGCCGGCTGTGAAAACCGAATAATTACCACAATTTTGAAAGAAGCTCCTTCGGGAGCTTCTTTTTTTTCGTGCTAAATTCATTGACAAAGTATCTGTTTGTGGTAGTATAGAATTATAATTACGAAGCTATTTTTATAAAGGAGATTATCTCCGTTTTCAAGTCACCACATGAATTCAGACAGTTATCCCAATCTTGGGGTGGCTGTCTTTTTTTATATATTTTTATACATTATATGTTCCCATAAGTCCTCTTTACAGGCAGGGAGAAAGGAGAAAAACATGGATGTGAAATCTCTCAACGGCACACCCGGCAGATGGAGCGATATTAGTCTGGCCGTACCATTTGATACCGACATGGACAGACAGATTCGTGACAAGCTGATGGATGCTGTGGAGGAAGCACTGAAAGGCAATGCCAACTGCGGCTACGACCCTTTCGGCGCAGAACGCTTCGGCATCAAGCGCCATAACTGTGGCTACATTCAGAAAAGTGGCAGCTACATCATCGGTATTGGTATCCGTATTGTGATGGATACGAATTACGATTCAGACGTGTCCCGCGAGCTTATTCGTCAGGATATGCTTCCTGCTGTGCAGCGTGTGGCAGCACAGTTCGGCGTAAGGGCAACCGTTGTGGAACGGAGTTCGAAACTCTTCGATGCGGAGCTGGAGGACAAAACAATCAGGCGAAATGTTCTCATCAATCTGTTTGAGTGCAGATTTTACCGCACGGTATTCCATGACGAAGCGCAAGTTCCGACCGAGAAAATCGAGTGGGATGCCTACTGTGCTCACTGTGCGACTTTGCCACGGGACGTTCCGCCAAAACGTTTGCTGAATCCGAACGATTTCGGCATCACCTTCAAGAAGGGACGATATGAGTACGAACTCGTTGGTGTCTACAAGTACCGTCCGTGGAAGTACGTTGTTGGAAAGCGAATCGGCGAAGTCTCTACTGGCAAGGAAATCCTCATTCCCCGTGAGGAGATGGAGCAGATTTGCTACGAGCTGCAATGCACAGACAAGGATGCTCTGGCCTTAGAAAATGCCAAGGACGAAGAAGCCGCATTCTACCGCAACAAAGAGTATATCCGGTATCGACTTGAACGCTATGGTATCGACATCTCTTACCGTGAGATGTACTCGTTTGATGGACATGACTTCATCATCATCGGTATCCAGCCAAAGGCCCATACCTACCCATTCGTGGTACGGTGTGTGGATGAGGACGGTCCAATGGCCGGTAAGGTGAGCAAGCAGCGGTTAGAAAACGTTTTGGCCGTGATTGCTGCGGAACGCAGAAATCAATAGAAAGGAGAATACCCATGCAGACATTCTTAGGCGCTGTCAGAGGTGTTGGTGTGATGCTGTTTGTGGCGTTCCTGCTGGTCGGCTCGTTGTGGCTCGGCCTTCATCACGTCGCTTTCATCGGCGAAAAGTTTAAGGGACGTACCGGCAGTTTTCTGGCCTACCTTGCACTCATCATTATCTTTGGCAGCGGGCTGGCATTGGTGGTCATTATTTCCATCCAATGCCCTATCAGCCCACTTCATCAGTAAAAATACATTTTATTTCCCGTAAGTCCTTCAAGGCAGGGAGAAAGGAGAAAAACTATGAGCAGAGCGCAGCTTTCATTTGTTGCCCCCGGAAAGGATGCCGGAAGAACGGTAGTTGATATCTACTACAAGGGCAAGAACGTCGGGTGTATTTGCAAGGACCCCGATATCATCCGAGGCGGTAACGGAACCTATGAGGCCTATGGATACTTTGGTGATTGCCTCAATGACTACTGGACGCGAACCACGCACATCTATGGAAGTACGTCAGCCAACCTTGCAGGGGCAAAGGAGAAATTCAGAGAATGGTTCGAGAGCAAGGGCGTAGACACTTACAAGGTATCCGCCCCTAAAGTCAGGCGGCGGTACGCAACCACACCTGAGGCCCTTACCCCCTACGTCTGTGGTAAGGCGTTTCGCATGGTGGACTGGTCCCTCGTGCGCGGCGGAGACATCCTGAACCCAATCTGCGGCGACATGAGCGAGCTTCAGCTCCATGAATGCTTCCGCCGCTTTGCCGGCTGTTACAGGAACACCAACAAGGTTTGGCAGCACGAGAGAGCTTACCAAGGCGAAAACTATTTGGACACTGTGGTCGAGGACGTTGGTGTGGCGGAGACACTGCGGGAAGAAGGCATCCGTGTCGTTTATGACGATTTCTCGAAGTTCGACACGTTGAAGCCCTACCCTCTCATTATGTTCGCCCACACAGCAGCGGTTTCCCCTGCTTTCGCTGCGCGATGGATTGGTAAGGCTGTAACCATGCTGCAGAAATACGGCGGTCAGCTTCTTGCCATTGTTCCCTACTCTACACTGGCTGTAGATGCGAGCCTGTCCTTCATACTGAAAAAGACGGACTCTTCTGTCTTTCTCGTGGAGAAGGCGTTTAAGCGCGATAGGGCGAAGCGGACGGCTCCTGAGTGGGCTATCATTTACGCCAACATTAAGCCTACGCGCAGAGACAGTCGGAACGAGGCGGATATTCTGAGCGAGAGCATCTGCGACCTGAAGGACTATGAGACGGTCAAGCCGTTCCTATCCGACTGGCGGAAGAAGTTTCCGCAGGACATCATTGAGGAGTTTAAGCTCAAGGCTCGTATTTGCAACTCCTTCATTAGCTCCTACGAAGAGGTTAAGCCCTTTATAATGAGAGGCTCTGAGTGTTACGACCAGCCCTATGTCAAACTGGCTGTGGACGACCATCCTTGGAGGGACTCCGGCGTTGAACTTCGAATGGCGTGCTTGGAAGGCGTTCGCTCAAGGTACTGGGACACTTTCATCCACAAAGCCGCGAACATCGGTCTGATGCCTGCCAACATGGAAGAAGACTACAAGCGTCGTCGCGCTGAATTGAAGGATTACGACCTCAACGACTACACTGTGAGGACTGTAATGGAGGATATTCGGCGGGAGCTGCGTAGAGGTTGCACCACTTCCCTGCTGAACCTGTTCGATAGGCTGGGGAGCATGGGAAGTAGGCAACGGTATGATGTGTACGATTACGATGCGGACGCGCTATCAAGTGAGAACACCCAGAAATATTGCTCTTTCGACAAGAAACAGACCGCTGGGTTCCGTTTGGCGTTCCCGAAGCTCTCTATGTATTCCTACGTCTTCGACCGCTATAGAGACGACTTCAACCAGGATAAAGCCGCACACGTAGTGCATGACATTGAGTGCGCCCTTTACCTGCTCAACGGAGGAAAAGAAGCATCCAAGGCTATCGACCCGATGAGTGCTGTAACGGACAACGCCATTTGCGGAAAGAGCATTGGCAAAAGCATTACCTTCACATTCTTCACTGGTTCCTTCTACAAGAACGGAACAATGAAGTTGAAGTTCAAGAGCTCTGCCAAGCGGCTCATCGACCGGCTCAATATCTTCGTCGGAATGAATCGCGGTTGGCTGCCTGCTGACTATGGCACCAAGCCGTATGATGCGTTGAGTAGCGCCGAGAAGAAAGTCATCGACAGTTTCCAGAGCCGTGAGGAGTATGATGCAGTCGTTGCAAATCCTGATGAGTACATCATCAAGGATTTCGACATTGAGAAGCTGTTTGAAGCGCGTTAATTGTGAAAGGAGAATCATCTACTGCGAAAAGCGTCCCTGACGGGGCGCTTTTCTTTTCGACTAAAACGATTGACAAAATATCAAACTGTGGTAGTATAGAATTATAATTACGAAGCTAATTTTTATAAAGGAGATTATCTCCGTTTTCCAAGTCACCATACGTAAATTCAGACAGTTATCCCAATCTTGGGGTAGCTGTCTTTTTTATATATTTTCATACATTTTGAGTTCCCGTAAGTCCTTATTACAGGCAGGGAGAAAGGAGAAAAACAATGAGTGTCATCAACACCCGACTCGCCTATCTCTATCGTGATGCGGACAACTACAAAGTCCATCATGAGGTCGTTTTCGCCGGCCAGATGTCGGAGGAAGAAAAGATGCGTATTATCGCCAGTCTCGATGCCGGCGAATACTTCATCCCCGGTCCTCTCGGTCTGAACGACGAGCGTTTCGGCAGTGAGACGGAGGCCGACCATCCCTTCTTTGAGTTTTGCTACTTTGAGGAGACCACGGATAAGCCGACGACCGACATCGCCATCGCCGAAATCGTCAAGCGGTTCGAGGACAATGCCCATCTCTGGAAGGACTACGAGACTTCCACGGATGAGGTAGATATCAACGACTGCAACGACTTCAAGATGCCCGCACCTGACCCTGAGGAAGACCTCTCCCCCCGTGCCAAGGACCTCCTGTTTGAGACGCTGGAGCTGTTCCGGAAGGAAATCGGCCCCAAGTTCTCCGACTGGAAGGATGCCGACGATTGGCTGTTCAGCAGCCTGAGCATCACCAAGGACGAGCTGCAGGCTATTTACGCCGGCCACGACGTGTTGGTCTACCGCGAGTCTGCGGCGGATTGAGAGGCTGCTATGGGTATTGGACGAGTTCTCACATGGAAGTTTGTTATCCGCGATAGCGATGGTTATACGCTTTGTGCTGACCCCAGAGCATCCGGCTACGCCTATTACTGGTCGAAAATCGACCATGATGGCGTGCAGCCCATCGTCTTCGGCGATAGGGCTCAGGCGCAGAGCTATCTCGACGCTATGCGGCACAACGAGCCGCGCAATCGCAGATGGGACCAATGTCGGGTCGAAGGCCCGTTCATGGATTTGTAAGTCAAAAAAATGAAAGGAGAAAAAAACAATGTTCAAAATCATCAGCATCGACGAAACTCAGTTTTTCTGCAACGGCTGCGGGGAGGTATTCGTGTGGGAGTTTAACACCCCCGACAAGAAGCCCCCTAAGGACTGGGATGGGCGGTACGACACCGCTTCCCTGTGCAGCATCAACGTTCCCGATTATCGTGGCGTGCCCGGACTGTACCCCGCCGGCTTCGATACCAAGCTCGCCGAATACGATAAGGCGAAGTACGAAGCCTTCCTGAAAGGCGAATATCAGCCTCCTGTGGAAGACATGGACTGGTACACGAAGGTGCCGCCCCTGCTGCGCTGGGGTTATTTCACCTGCTGGACCGACAGCCTGAACTTCCCCACCTACATCGCCACTGTGAACGGCCAGCCGTGTTTGCTGGTCATCGCAGAGGCCGGCGAGGAGATGTCCAGCAAAAAAGGAAAGCGCGATGTCGGTGTCCGCGTGGCACTGATGGACTCTGGCCGCAAGCTGGCTGAGAAGCTGAATGCGGACGAGAAGCTGAGGAAACTGCACGCAGATGTGCTGTTCCCCAAGGACACGGACACCCCGTTCTGCCAGTGGGAACTGTATGTCGCCATCCCCGTGACGGAGAATGTCACCTTTGAGGACATCAAGGCCGTAGCGGACGTGATGGACGAGTGCATCGACTACTGAGGCCCAAATGAGGGCGGGGACTTCCCCGCCCTCTCCCGAAAAAAAAGAAAGGAGAATACATTATGACCTTTAAGTCTGACAGACCTGTCGGGCGGTACTGCATTGTGCCGAATAGTTTGGTCGTGGACTACGACAAGACCATCATCTTCCGTGACCGGCGAGGTAATCCCGTGTTCACCCTGCCCAATGGCGGGAAACTGCTGATTACCGATGGGCCTCGTGCTGAACCCAAAGTCTACACCTGCCGGTTCATCGACGAGTCGCACTTCAAGCTGGCCGCAAAGGGCGAGGGTTCTTGGCCGTATCATCACGACCAGTTCGTCGAGCGTATGGAGTCCATGCGCGGCTGTACCTATCGTCCTGAAAAGTTCGACACACGGCTGGGTGTCTATCAGCGCATCTATTCTGACAGAACCCGACTGACAGAGGAAGAAAAGCCTGTCACGTTCCGTGTCATGTTGGCACAGGAGTTTGACGACTTCGAGCGCCGCTGTTATGTGTCCTACTGCCGCAGCGAGAGCGTTGTGGCCGTGTCCACCTCTATCGTGTATCCCAAGAAAGAACGCTATAAGGAGTTCATTCCTGCAAAGGAATTTCTGGAGATGCTGCACGGTGAGCGTGCGATGTCCGAAACGCTCAACAGGATGCCGCCGTTCACAGGCCTCAATATCGAGTTTATGACGGCGTTTATCGTGGACAATGATAATGACGAGAAAGGAGACTGAAAATGGAACGACTCACCATCCGCCTTCCTGATGGACAGGCCTGTGTGGACTGCAACCGGTGTAAGTCTGAGCGCACGGGCGAATCCGACGCTGTAAAGGAGATGTGCTCTACACTCTATTGCCGCAACCGGCTGAAAGACCGGCTGGCGGCTTTCGAGGACACCTTCCTTGACCCTGAAGAGCTGCTGACGCTCAGGCAGGAGAACGAGACCCTCCGCCGCATTCTGGGCGAGAGGTTTGGCCCCGGCCCCGATGCCTCCGTACCTGAACTGGTCGGAGCTCTCAGCGACAAAATGCGAGAGACGGATGCGACCATCTATGCGCTTCGGCATGAGCTGGATGTGCTCAAGTCTACCTATCGTCCGAACTGCGTCAACTGTGAGCATATGCACAAGGACAACTTCAACTGTACCGCTGTCGGCGGTTTCTGTACGGCTGTTCCTGCTGCTCATTGCCCGAAGCTGAAAGAGCTGATAGAGAAAGAGGCTGCGTCTCAGTCCAAGGAGGTCAAAGACGTCACCCATGCCGAGTTTCTGGAACGTTGGGCTGCGGAGCTGAACAACAGAAACGAACGGAGCGTTGTTCCTGCGGCTCTGGGGGCCGTCAAGGGCCTCGTAGTGGTGTATGCCGCATCGGACGACCTCGTGGAAATCGAGGGCGCTATGACGCAGGAAATCGGCGCCTTTATTGGTGTCAAGCTGACTGCGAGTAAAGCTCAAGGTTTCTACGAGACAGCCGCTGGCGAGCCGGACATCGAGTTTCGTTGGTGCGATGACAACTCTGGCGATTCTGTTTGCCCGTGGTCTGTCATCTGCAATCTCCCCCATCGGAAGTTCGACATTCTCGATGATGAGGGATATGTTTCCAGCGTTGGCGTTGTGCTGCACATTGACGACATTCCTGAGTAAGCAAGTGAGTTTCCGAAATTGAAAGGAGTATATTTTATGAACAAGAACGACAAGGGTTATGTTATCTGTGTCACACCCACCGGGAGCGACCTGCCCTTTGTGCCCAACGTGGAGCACATTCGGAGAAGTGATTCGAGCGACCTCCCAAACCGTGCGGCGGCGCGTAAGGCAGAAAAGGATGGTATCAAAATCATCCATGATATGCCCAACGTACCGGACTGGACGTACATTGACACGCCGCAGAACCGTGAGAAAATCACCGCGTGGCTGAAGGAGCATCCTGAGATGTGCTTCAAGAAGAATGAGCCTGCCGTGTCTACGCGGTATAAGGCTACCCTTCTTGTCCCTTCCAAGGATGCCGAAATGTGTCAGGAACTGCTGGATATGCCTTGTGGCGAGGAGCATATTCCCGCTGTGGAGTCCGGTATTGGCAAGTATGCCGGTGTTCGTTGCTTCGGCCTGACGTTCCCTGATGGCTATACCGCAACCGTCACTGTTTGCTCTGATGACAAGGGATTCTATGTCAATCCCGTCCTCTGGAATGAGGAAATGTCTGATGTCATGTGTCTGGCTTCTGAAAGCGAGCTGGAGGGCATCTACACCTTTGATTACTGCGACAATGTGTATGTCATGGAAGTCGTCAAAGATACGTCCACACCGGCGCTCCACGCAACTACTATCAGAATTCCTGCTGTGGTCGCAACGAAGTATATCAGCTATATGCAGGGCGAGAATGTTCCCAACAATATCATCTATGCAACAAATGTCGTTATCGCTGAATATACCAACAAGTTTGACAACGGCTTCACCGCCGTCCTTCAGATTATCCGAAGGGAAGCTAAAGTTGTTGCGAATCTCGCACTGTATGATGCGAACGGCATCAACGTCTGGAACATGGATGATGACCGTTTGTTGCTGTGTACCAGCAGGTTCAACTACGGCAACGGCACCTACGAGGTCACAATCACAGACGAGCCGGCACCCAGCGACGAGAAGCAGGGATACTGGACGGAAATCCGTCACGATTTCCGCGAAGATTCTCCCGTTGGCTACGGCGATGTTATCACCGCCGTTTCCATTGATGGCTGGCGTACTCCCGACGATGACGCTGAAGGCGAGGTCATTGCCCGTGTTTTCCTGACCAAGAAAGGTGATATGGTTATTGATTATATCAATGCCATTGCCCGCATTGATGTGCTGGCACAGGAGGCTATCGACGAAACCGTGAAGGAACTGCGCGAGCAGTTCGTCAGCGAGGAGGGTTCGAATGAGTAGACCGAAAAGAGGCGATATCATCATCGCCAAATTCGACCCCACCGACGGCGCGATGAAGTTTGGTGTCACAAGTACCCTGCTCGTTGTAAGCAACGATACGCTGCACGGAGTAACAGATTTCGTCTGGGTGTGTCCGTTGTCCTACGAAACTGAGCACGGCCCATACCATGTTATACTCGATGAGAAGACGTGTCCTCCTCGTAGCGGAACCGTCCTGTGTGAGTATGTAAGCTATTTCAACATCATGGCGAACAAGTACGATGTTGTCGGCCATCTGCCCGATGAGGTTCTCGCCAAGGTGCGTTCTGTTCTCTGTGATATTTTTTCTTGTTCTTGAACTGTGAAAAAAGCTCCCTTCGGGGAGCTTTTTCTTTATCTGAAAACGTTGACAAAATATCAAACTGTGGTAGTATAGAATTATAATTACGAAGCTATTTTTATAAAGGAGATTATCTCCGTTTTCAAGTCACCATAAAGAATCAAGACAGTTATCCCAATCTTGGGATGGCTGTCTTTTTTTATATATATACATACATTTTTGTGTTCCCGTAAGTCCTTCAAGGCTGGGAGAAAGGAGAAACAAGTGAAAACCAAAGTTATCTTCGAGCGCACTGGCAAAAACATGGAGGCTATCCGTGAGGAAGTCATCGTCAACGGCGAAATCACTAAGGATGGTTTTGCTGTAATGATGGCAGCTACCAACGGCGATGGCACATTCGTACCGGCTGTTGTCGGTCTCCATGAGGTGAACGCTGCTGATGAGGCTGTGTATGCGAAGCTGGTCGGCATCGAATCCTGCGAAGCTAATCTCATCGCAACGTGCAGCGCGGACGTCCTCGTGGGGCGTTTCGTGAACGCGAACGGTGCGTGGGACGAGCTGCCCGTCAAGGGTCAGGCGCAGAGTGGTACTGTCCGTGTCGGCATCCCCTTTGTCTACGGACTCTACAACTTTACGCCGGTGCGTAACGGTGCGAACAAGAAGATTTCGTGGTGGATTTCCCGTCAGGGTATCGGCCACGCACTCTACTGCTTCACCTCCAACTACACTGCCGAAATCGGCTATCAGTTCCAGCACGTCAGCAGTTATATCAGTATGTTCGAGGCACAGTTCGGCACCATCGACGGTAAGCCGGCGTCCGTACAGATTCCTGCTGGTGGGCGGAATGTGGATGCCATGCGCTTTAAGGTCTACCCCAATGTGGGTCCTGCCTACATCGTCGAGGTTCCCTCTGCCGAGGTCGATAACATTGATGAGTGGCTGAGTGAGCACATGGAGAGCGATGCCACCTTCGTGGAGCTGAAAAGCACCGATTCCACCTCCAAAAACACGTCCTCTGACGAAAATGCCGACATCCGCGTGCGGGATATCTGCGGCGATAAGTGCCAGTGCTATGTCTACTACGACAAGGCTTCCGGACAGGACAAGATGCGTTTTTGGCTGAGAGCCGCTTTCCCCCGCCCCGCCGATATGATAGAGGTACGTACGGCACTGAAAGCGAACTTCGGCAGCGGTGCCGGCACATTCACCTATGATGATGGTTCCTTCGATGTCATCATTGAGAAGCTGGTGCCGTTCGCGTTCTCCAATGCAGATTTGGAGAACTTCGCTGACAATGCAGTCACCCTCATCGAAAATGTCCTGCATACTGAGTCCACCAGTGTGAGCTGGAACGCCGGCCAGTGTGAGAGCGATGATGATGCGCTGCTTACTGAGAAAGAGCGGAGCATCGTAAGCCGGCAGGCGTAAGGAGGTGTCTTCAGTGAACACAGTGATTTTTCCTGAGGACGTCGCCAACGCGGTACAGTCGGCTTACCTCCAAACCGAAGACGAGGATGTCAGAAATTTGCTTTTGTCCGTCGGCGCCGAGCTTCTTGATATCTCTCCCGATGAGATGTTTGAGATGATTCGTTGACAGTTGAAAGAAAGGAGAAACAGAAATGACCCTGAAGGAGTTTGTTGAAAAAAAACGGTAAAGAGAGATGCGTTAGCAAGATGAGACAGTGGCAGTCTGTTACCATTGGCTTCATCGACGCCGATGGAAAAGACGATGAGACGGAATTCGACGTATACCGCGTGGACACTTCCGCCGGTCTTGAAGAGCTGGCGCAGCTTTTCAACGATTTCTGTGCTGAAAACAATTTCCCCACGAACACGGTGCAGTCGGTTCGTGTGGTGAAGAGCGCGGACGACTACTCTGACCTTGCGTAAATGCTCTGAAAAAAAGAAAGGAGAAAATAATCATGGATTCCAAGAAAAAGACAAACAAGACTCGTTGTAGGGCTTGCCCCGCATCCGGTTTTTGCTCCGATGTCTGCTACAATAGGGATGTTCCTGATGCCAACTGCGCCCATGCCGTGAAGTACGATAAGCTGAACAAGCGTGTCGCTTCGCTGGAGGGACAGGTTGAGACGGTGAAGTTCATGCCGCTGAAGCAGCGAGACGCCGAGCTGGAAAAACTGTGGGATGAGTTCACGGATGTCCCGATGAATCCGGACACCGAGAAGATGGAGGATGCGTTCCTCCACTTCCCCGCCGGCACTCCTCGTGAAGACATCTGGCACTGGTTCGACGAACGCTATTCCAAGGGCATCGCTGCGCTGCTTTACGGTCGTGGCGAGGACAACACAGCTACCATCGCTACTCTGACTTATCGGAACGAGCTGTGCTGCGAGTGCGACTCTGAGTTGTGCGCCTTTGCGGATGCTTCCGGTATTTGCCGTGCTCCGTTCATTACCGGCGCCGCGCCGCGTATCCGTGAGGATGGTTGCGATGATTTCTGTGGCGTAGGCAATGGCTTCTGCGCTCCCCGCGCAAAGGTCGAAAACTCAGAGGCTGGTCGCTACATGGTATTCATGGACAGCACCTACATCCGAGACGCACAGATTTACTGCGGCAACCTCAACGAAGATGTCAATTCCGTGGCAAATGAGGATAGCTGGTGTGATTCCAGCGGTCCGATTTTGCTTATCGACAAGGAGGTCAGCAGCCTTGATGAGCTGCGGAACACCGTGAAGGAGATATATCCTGAAGTGGCGTTCGCCGCTCTGAATGTCATGCGGGTCAGCGGCAAAGCCGTCCGTTTGTAAGGGAGGTGCCCACAATGGATGCCTTTCTGGAAAAGCTCAAGAAGTCTTTTGTCGAACGCTTCACGGTATTGATGGAAGACAACGGTGACTCCGTGACGGAAGCTGCGAGGATTATCGGTGTTGCGCCGGAATCTGTCGCAACATGGCTACGCGGACGCATCGTGCCGAGCATTGATTGCTTCGCAAAAATCGCAGATGTTTACAACGTCTCTGTTGATTATCTGCTGGGCCTTTCTGAGACCCAGCAGGTAAAAGACATTCCCGACGAGGCGGCGTATTCCTCTGTTCCTGCACGAGCCTTCTACAACTCGGCGCTGCAGCTCATAGCAAAGCAGAATTCTCTCATTGCCCAACAGAATGCATTGCTGCAGCAACAGAACACCATTCTGGCGGCGATGCAGCAGAAGGCCACTGTTGAGAACACATCTCTGCCTTCGACAGATGTGCCTCTTGGTTTGCCATTTTGAGCAGAAAGGAGATTTTATAACCTTGGAGGGGGCTGTTGTTTGCAGCAGTCCTCTCTTTCTATACATAGTCTGTTTGACAGAGAGCGTACAAATGGGCTATAATAGAGTTGAAAATTGAAAGGAGGATACAACTATGGAAGAATTCGTAAAGGGCGTATCCAAAACTTGCCTATATGAAGACCCTCACTGTGACGAAGAGGATGCGGAAATGGACCGTCGGATTTCGTCGGTAGCCTTTGAAGCCTATCAACGGGCAAAAATGAAAGGTATTCCTGTTGCTCGCTATGATGCAGAGAAAAAGTGTGCCTATTTACTGTATCCGGATGGGAGAATCGAGTATGTCAAATGAGAAACAGCGGAAACCTTGCATTATCGTTTTCGCTGGGCCTAACGGGTCAGGTAAAAGCTCACTTACAAGTAGAGTAGATATACTACCCCCGTATATCAACGCAGACGACATCAAAAAAGAAACTGGATGCAGCGATTTGGAAGCGGCACAGAAGGCTGATGCAATGCGCTTACAGTGTGTAGAATGGGGCGAAGATTTTACCTTCGAGACAGTTTTGTCCACGAATAAAAAACTGGAATTTCTAAAATATGCAAAAGAGCATGGGTATTTCATAAAAGGCTTTTTCGTTCTTACGAAAGACGCATCCGTAAACGTACTTCGTGTTTGGGAACGTGTTCAATCTGGAGGCCACGACGTACCTGAAGAAAAGATTCGGTCTCGGTACGAAAAGTCTTTGGCAAGGGTTCAGGCCTTTGTTGACCTATGCGACATCTGCCATATTTATGACAACTCCGGCTCTTCAACGGATAGAATATTCAAGAAGGCACATGGCGACACCTATAAATGCAGGGAAAATGCTTTCTGGAGCAAACAGGAAATCTGTGACCTCGTAGGCATCAAAAGCAATAATGTTGGAGAACTTCTGCTTTCCGACTATGAGAAGAAGCTCTGTAATTCACTTAATAGTGCTACTGAGACTGAGGAGGACGTAGATAGAAATGACAAGTAGCCTTGAGGTATTACGCTCTCATGCTATCTACATCAACCCGTCATTCAGCGAAAAGCCTATTAAGATACCTTCACAGATGTATCCGCTGACGGGGACAATGGAAGTGTTTAGCTACGGCAACACACTTCCATTTCCCTCAGGTGTAGAGACCGACACCATTCGACAGGCCTTCGATGCCACGGAGGTCGATGTCGGCTACTGCTATCAGAACACCCAGCGCATTCTGGACGCTCTGGTTGCCGCAGGCGTGAAGAACGCCGTTCCGTATGCCGGCTGGCTCTTCGTAGGCGATGCCGTCCCTACCCACCACAGCTTCATCGTCGTAGATGGCAAGCATATCATCGACCCTCTCATTCGATTCGATAAGATGAATCTGGAAGCCTATGCCAACGAGGATGGAACCAAGACACCGGATTCAATCCGTGGGGCTTTCACGGACGAGGTCATCGAGATGATGAAGCGTCCCCATTCCGAAGTTATGACATTCGGGCAGGCCAGTCCGTTGAACTACTATGTGGCCGCAAAATGCAAGCCTTCAGAGGCGGTGGCGCGGTTCAGAAAACTAATGGCAGCTTTTCCAAAGCATCCTTCGTATCAGAATATCAGACCGGATGGGACGAACAAGACGCAGACGCTTTTCTACGAAAAGCAGGGCAAAGATATGTATGCGCCGAAAATCAAACCGAAAGGAAGTCTGTGAGAATGGATTATCCATATATCCGCGCATGGTGCAAAATAGCGGGCTCACCTCCCGATTTCACTGAAAATGAGGTCGAGACGGCCCGTAAGGAGAAAGCTCCACAGACCGCAGTTTACAAGCGCAAGGATGGTGCGTGGGAGATTTTCGAAGGAATCGTCCGAGGCGAGACAAAGCAGCAGCTTGCTGAACTCGTGGCAAAGATGGAAAAACGCTCTAAGAAGTAATTAAAGAGGCCCGAAAGGGCTTCTTTTTTTTACCCACAGAATCATTGACAAAATATCAAACTGTGGTAGTATAGAATTATAATTACGAAGCTATTTTTATAAAGGAGATTATCTCCGTTTTCCAAGTCACCATACGTAAATTCAGACAGTTATCCCATTTCAGGGATAGCTGTCTTTTTTTATATATTTATTGCATTTTTCGACAACAAAGAAAGGAGAAACACCATGAAGTACAAGAAGCTCACCAAACATGAGCGAGACACGCACCCGTCCATTCACTGTACGGGCAGCGTGCGCGGCATGAAGGAACGTGGGTTGTGGGACAAGGATGCCGAGTGTGTTCGCTGCGGCAACCACATCTACAACCTGTCCGTTACCATCCCGCCCTACCCTGCTGATGGCTGCTGATGCAATCGACTTCAAAAGAAAGGAGAAATTATTATGAATACATCTACGCTGCATTTCATCGACTGCACTCTGTCCACGTATCGGAACGAGCTGCTGTTCAACCCTTCCAACAAGATGCCTGCCCGTGAGGTCAACGACGCACTGAGCAAGCTACTGGAGCTGCCGGAGGTCTGCGGTAAGGTGCGCGATACCCTGACCACCCACCTGAACGACCGGCGTGGCTATGCCCGTGATTTGAGCAAGCCCGCGCCCACTGTCGCCGAGGTGATTACGTCCATGGAGTTTGCACTGGGTGCCGCATATGCGGCAGCAATGAAGAAGAGAGGTGAGCAGAAGTGAGTAAGCATCGTTGGACTATCGAGGAACTGAAGAACGTCAATGACGCTCAGTTCGCTATGGCGATTCTGATGGAACGCCGCAGTGAGTTATCGAATCCCTACACCCCGTTCGCACAGCGCCTTACCAGCGTCATCAATACGCTGACGGACATGGCTGTGGATGGCGGGTTGACGGACGAAGAAAGGAGCAAGAACAATGGCTGTTGAGATGAGACTCTACCGCGTGCCTATTATCGGTAGTAATGCCGAACGGCGGCACGGAAAGGTGGTGGATGAGGTCACGGTCAAGGTTGGAACCAAGTGGCTGACAGACAATAGAGACTGTCGATACTACAAGGCTCCTTCCGAAGATGCGAACAGAAATCCCTACTTCCAGCAGAACTCCATGTACTGGAGTACAGATTACCGGCTGTATCAGACGGAACAGGCTGCCAAGGACTATCACCATCAGGCGGAATTGCTCATAGCTCTTCGCAGAGCCGTTGGCGACTTCGGCTTCAACGCCCCGTTGACCGTGTTGGAGAAGGTCATGGACATTCTCAAGGAAGGCGGGTGCCTGAAATGAGCACAAAAATCTTTGACGCTTGGCGCATCAACTCTACCGACATCGGGGAGTTGGTCAAGCTCGGCAGTGAGATTCGGGAAGTGCAGCGGAAGTCTTTCGTGGACGCTGTCTACAACTCGCTCGATTTCTGCCAGCTCGCCATCATCTTCGCCAAGAAGTCTGTAGAGGATGTTGAGGAACTCAGACCTGTTTTTGCTTCAATCGCCGCAAACGTCGTCCATAAGTGTGTTCTGATGTACGACTGGACGCCGTCTTTTACGATGACGGATGGTGCCAAAAGCTCTGCGGAACAGATTCTGCAGAAGGAGGCTCAGAAACGGAAGATTTCATTGACAGTAGAGCAGAAGAGAAATCTGCTCGACGTTATCACTGAAATCTACGAAATCGTCTCCCGTGATTGGCAGGCGTCACTGCTGTTCCTTAGGGGCGATAATGGCAGTACCTACATGAAAGGGTTCAATCTCACCAGAGAAGCGGCCCATTTCATCGACTCCCAATATCCCCGCTTTGAGTACACCGACCAGACGGAGATGAATATTTCAGACTTCAACGAGTACACACGGCAGTACATTGACGCTGCAAAGACGGAAGAAGAACGCTATGAGAGGCTCTTGGAGGCCCAGCACGAACGTGGAGAACTGTGGGACAAAGCATTCGCAGGCCAAAGTGTATGGCGCGATGCCGGTCTCTCCGTCTCCCTCGTGCCGGCACAGCTTCAGGAACAGTTCGTGGCTATTCATTCCATCTGCAAAAAGGTGTTCGGTGTCGAAGCCTAACGAAAAAAAGAAAGGAGAAAAATCATGGAAAATAACCAAAAAAACGCTGCGGAGGTCGAGACCAGCGTTCCTGACCTGATTCCGTCCAACTACCGCGAAAAGGCAGAAGCACTGGGCTGGGTCATCAACGAGGACAAGGTTTGCGGAGTATTCACCTTCAGGCAGGGGTCGCCTGCCGGCGAGGACTATTCCTTCGACCTGTACGCCGACGATGACTTCAGCGACGGTGTGGCTGCTGCGGTGCGCCGTGTCTACGATGACTTTGACATCGACGAACACGTTGGACTGTTCGCAGAGGCTTCTATGAGAGGTGAGTCCGGCGTTCCGAAGCTGTCGATTCTTGTCGATGACGCTAAGGAAATCGACGAGATGCTTCTCACGCTCGCCGAAGCGTTTGAAGACATCGAATCTGATACATCAGAGCGGGAGCAGAAGGCATATACCCGCTGCTGCCCCAACTGTGGTGGCGTATCTTTCTCTGGTCATCAGGTCCTCCACATTGATGTGTTGGTTGACATCGAAACGGGAGATTTCCTCGGAAATATCAACGACGAAATCGAATCTAACATCTACGAGTCGTCTGACCCCTACGGTCCATATCACTGCATGACCTGCGGATTTGAATGCGACAACCTTTCCGAGCTGGAAAAGAGCGAGGTGGAGTAACTCTAATGTCGATTATTCTTTACTTCGCACTGACCATTCTCGTGATGTGCGGCATATTCCTTGGCATAAGGAGACTGGACACACAGGACCTCTTACCGCCAATCATCTGCAGCGTTTCTGTGGGCGTTATTATGGTGGAACTGTTCGCACTTGTTCGGTGGTATTAACGGAGGTGAGAAGGACGTGTTCAAAATGCTGACGAACCCCTTGTTTATAGCCTATGTCGTTCTTATCATCGCCGCAATGGTCGTCTCAGTCATAGCCGCAAAAAAATCAGACCAGCCAGAAATGCTTCCGGCTGCCTTTGGTACTATTGCGCTCACCATTGTTTTGGTTATTGTAGCGGTCATAACCGGTTAAATCAAAGCCAGCGGGAGAGGCACTCTGCCTCTCCCCTGCTTTCACAAAAAAGAAAGGAGAATTTCAAATGGCATACAGCACTGCGGAAATCGCATCCATCAGGACAGAGTATCCCGAAGGCACAAGAATCAGACTGAAACACATGGACGAAAGCAAGTTTCCTGTGGCAGACGGCACGACCGGTAAAGTCACTTATGTGGACGATAACGGCCAGATTCATATGCGTTGGGATAATGGACGCACGCTGCCGCTCGTTCCGGGCGTCGATGATTTCGACAAAATCTGAGCTGTTTTTTTTTCAAAAAGAAAGGAGAAAAATTATGGGTAATACATCTATCAGAGCCGCTGCATCCTTCTGCAACGAGAACACGTTGGTTAAGGTCTACCGCCACAACCCTAAGTACGACAGATTCGAGACCACCTTCGTTCCTTTCAAGGACATCCGCAAGAGCGATTCTGTGAGCGTCTTCAGCGATGGTCACGAGCTGCACTTTTCCGTTCTCACAAATGCTTCGTTCAAGAAGAACGAGCGATACGGGAACGAGTGCGGTTGGTCTGTGAAGGTCACTGAGGACGGCGGCAAGACGGTAATGGTTCTCCATCCCGCCGATTTTGCCCCCTACATCATCAGCCTTTCCGTCACCGACGAAGGAGCGTGGCGCGGCTGCCGGCTGCTTTTCGAAAGTGTCCTCAACGACACTGAAGCTATCGTCAACAATATGCGGGCGAGATTCGAGCCGCGTGTGGCGCCGGAAAACACCTGCGGGCGGCATTCTGACACGGTTGCGGCCATGGCGAAGAGAGACCTCACTCGTGAGTGGACGGAGCAGTTCGGCTTCCGGCTCATTTCGGACAGCGTAAACTTCGCCCAGTGCGGTGTGAAGGACATTCTCTCTGATAAGTTCTTCAATCCCCCTGCCATGGAGCTGACGTTCTTCGCCTATTCCGACGGCGAGTATGCGGCATCCCCCCTGTTCTTTGCCAAGCTGCCCGATTTGGGCGAACGGTACAATAAGCCTGAGGGACGTGCCGCAATCGCAGAACTGCTGCAGAAGCTGGACGAGATGTACGGCGACCTGCCTGAAGACACAGCAAAATGGGCACTGGAGTATCAGCTCTGGGCTCGTATGCTGCTGGCAGAAGGTGCGGTCATGCTGAATCCGAAGCACCTCGACCTCTTCGATTGCACCTACGAATTCAAGACGCTGGCTTTTGGCAATAAAATGCTGAAAGACAGCGGTGACGGTATTGCGTGGGCCAAGGCTGTCAAAACACCCATCAGCGTAATCTCCGAGGCGTGGGAGAATGATATGAGTGAGTCCGGCGATGAGGCGTTTACCTGCATCGTGACGGGCTGAAAGGAGAGCAAACATGAATAATCCGATTTCAAACAAGCGAAAGCAGCACTGCGACGAGAACGTACTGGTCCACATCGTGCGCTACTGCCACGATACGGATGATGCAGATGGCGACGGCGTCAGAGAGGTGGAAATGTACGTCCCCTTCAAGTACATTTGCATGGGCGATGCCATTGATATTCCTGATAAGGACACCGACGATGCCTTCAGAACAACCGCCTATGCTGCGGCAGACGCTTCGTATAACGAGGCTAAGGCGGGCGGTTGGTTTGTGCCGGTCGCCTGCACTGGGCAGAAAGATTACATTCTGAAACCCGACGATTTCGCACCTTGGCTCGTGACACTGAGCGTTGTGTTCACGAACGGGTCGTCCTGCAAGCTCTTTTTCGAGTGCGTGGAACGAAGCGAAGAGAAGCTGCGGGCAAACATCCGCAGAATCTTTGACGATGTGCCGACGCTGCGGCATGAGCTGGGTTTCGTTGCCCTCGTTCGCCATATGGCGTGGAAGTACCTCACACCGGAAAGAACGGAGCCTCTCGGCTTCAGATTCCTTTCGGATGATGTCGTCTGGAGCAACTGCAAAGTGAAGGACATCCTTCCTGACCGGTTCTTCGCGGCGGCTGACATGAAGCTGACGTTTTACGCCTATGCGGAAGATGAGTATTCTGGGAATCCTCTGTTCTTTGCAAAGCTGCCGTATCTCGGTACGCATCACGGACATCCTGAAGGTTGTGTGATTTGCGCTTCCATCCTGCGGAAACTGGATGAGCTGTATGGCGACCTGCCGACGGAAACGTCCCGTTGGTCGCTGGAATACCAGCTCTGGGCGCGTATGCTGCTCTCTGAGGGAGCAGTTATGCTCAATCCGAAGTACATTGACTTGCGCCAAGACGGTGCGCTTGATGCGCTTCTGGAGGACATTCCGATGATTGATGGTTTCGCCGATGACGTCGCTTGGCGTCGTGTGGCAGGTGTACCCATCGACGAAATCCATGAAGTGTGGGATGCGAGTTCGGATGATGGTGTCGCTCCGTTCACCTATACCGTCCGAGCAAAAATCCTTTGATTCTTTCGCTTCAAGACAAACCACATTTTTTCAAAAGAAGCTCCTTCGGGAGCTTCTTTTTTTACAGCAAAAGCGATTGACAAAATATCAAACTGTGGTAGTATAGAATTATAATTACGAAGCTATTTTTATAAAGGAGATTATCTCCGTTTTCAAGTCACCACAAAGAATCAAGACAGTTACTTCCCTTTTCTGGGAAGTGACTGTCTTTTTCTATATATAACATTTTTTGGATTCCCGTAAGTCCTTATTACAGGCTGGGAGAAAGGAGAAAAAGACCATGGCAAATTGTGTACTCTTCAGAAGTAAGAAAGGGTTCGACATCAGTACCCTCCCCTTCGGGCTGAACCAAATGCCTAACCGCAGCACGACGACGTTCTCCAAGTGGAATGCGCCGCAGAGACCGTCTATGAAGGGGCAATCTACGCTGCACGCCTATGCAACCAGAGCATTTCTGGCATATCTGGGTATTCCCGGCTTTGTCGAGGACTATGCTCTGCTGCAGGTCTCTGACAATCTGTGGAGCGCTGAGTTCCGCGACAACTCTACCGGCACGACCGTGAAGACGTTGCTGTTCACCTATAAAACGGTGTTCCAGACCAATGCGCCTTCTGTCGGTAAACTGGGTGCCGCCGTGACGATGCCTTCCGGCCAGTGGGCGGGTACTCCGTCTATCGGTTCTGAGTCTGACGACATCGACCTCAGCGGCGCTATGCTGGCAATGACACCCCAAGTCCTGTCCCTCTACTACGAGGCACCGGAGTTGGCTGTCGTGGATGACAACTCGGAACTCAAGACCGTCCGTGACGAGATTCTCGCCCTGTGCGCCAAGTACCCCGCTGATTGGGGCGCTCACATGGTGGAAGCATCTACCGCCTTCAACTATCTGTATATCTTCAGTGATATGTTCTACTATGGCTGTGAGACGGGCAAAGTCCCGCTGAACGTCCAGAACGGGAACATGGATACGTTGACGCGGCAGAAGGTCAACAACGGCGCTTTCAACGGCACCATCATTGTCGGCACACCTACCATCATCGGTGGCACAATGGCCGCCAACAGCACCTCAAGCTCTACCAAGGGCATGACCGTGAAGGCTGCCAAGCTCAGATACGCAGCGTGGGCTGACGCACACCCGTGGACGCCCGACGAGGAACTGCTGATTCCCACCTTCGATGATGACTTCAAGGTTCAGCCTGAGGTTATCGAGATGGCCGACAAAATCGTCGCTACGTCCAATATGCGCGTACCCTTCCGCAACTTCCTGTGGCGCGGCATTACCGGTTACGGTAAGTCTACCGGCACGAAGGTTCTGGCGTGCATCCTGCACACTCCTCGGCTGGAGCTGACCTGCCATACCGATATGCTGGCGAAGGACCTGATTTCTGAGTTCGTCCCCTGTAATCCCGTGGATGCGGCGCGTGGAGAACTTCCCACGTTCGATGAGATTTCCTTCGACCCCGAATCCGCGTGGACGACCATGACGGGCGAGGATGGCACGGGCATCACATCTGAGGAATGCTTCGCAAAGTATTCTGAGCTGTTGGTTGCCCGCGCCGGCTGCACTTCCCCTGTGAAGGTGGTCGAGTCCGCTTTCGTGAAAGCCGTTTCTCGCGGTTACATCTGCGAGATTCAGGAAATCAGCCGTATCAAGGACTCTGGCGTTATGGTCGCACTGAACCAGTACGACCTGCCGGGTGCTATGATTCCGCTGGTGGATGGCGGCTTCACCTATCGTCAGAAGGATGCCGTTGTGGTATTCACGGATAACGTCGGCTATGCTTCCTGCCGCCCCATCGACCAGTCTGTTATTCGGCGTTGCCGGATGATTTTCGACAGCACTGAAATCGAAAAGCAGGCTATGCTGGAGCGCATCAAGTACAACACCGGCTGGAGCCGTGACAACAAGACGCTGAACGCTCTGTACGACGTGTTTGAGCAGATTCGGAGCTACTGCGCCGACAAGGAAATCACGGAAGGTTCCTGCACTATTTGCGAGCTGGAGTCTCTCGTCTGCTGCGTGCAGTGTGACGACAGATACATGGCTCATTTGGAAGATTACATTGACACGTGCCTCATCGCCAAATGCACGAATGACCCCGTCGAGCAGAACGAGATTCGTTCCAATGCGGCGCAGGTCATCAGCAAGGTGGCATAGGCTTGTCCTGAAAGGAGAAGAGAGGCATGGGGCCTCTTTTCTTGCTTTCGGGACCGAAAGTAAGAAAGGAGAAGACCATGACTTATAACTACAAGAACGCCAAGTTCTTTAACTACGAGAACTACAGGACACTTTGCGCCAAGATTGGAGAAGGTCTGAAAAACAATGCTCCTAACGCTGAGAGAATTCATGACCTCGTCGAAAACACCTGTGCTCAGACCTTTCTCGACTATGTGAAAACGGTTGATATGAGCGAAACTCGCATCATCATTGCTCACAATAGACTCGAAGGCGAGGACCTCAGGGATGCAGTAGAGACCATTGACAGAGGACGCACAGCGGTTCACAACGCTGCAGCAGAGGCCTGTAATATCATCAACAGAATGGCAGCCGCTAACGGTGTTGAGCCTGTATTTACAGGAAATTCGAGTGATAGATTGCAGGTGGCAGATTTCTGCCTTGAATTCACTGTTGAAATTTTCAAGAACCGGCGCAAGTAAATAAGAAAGGAGAAATGACGCATGGACCAGAAATCTATCTGGAGGCAAATCCGTGTGGGTGCTAATGAAATGAGCGAGAAGCTCACGGATGCTGACATCTACACCAGTGAAGCGTTTCGGAGTCATGTGCAGGCGACAGTCGATTCGATGACGAAGGACCTTGACAAGCACATCTCCGTTTCTCTGATGCATAACCCAAACTCAGACATCACCGCCTGTACTGATGGGAATAATCTTTATCAGAATACGGCGAATAGTGTCATCACGTGGTATAAGCTCCCCTCCTCACGATTCGCAACGGTTATGGGTATCGTCTATCACGAGTTGGCCCACATCCGATTCCACGACTTCCGCGCCGATGCGCTGGCAGACAAGGAACTGGAAGAGAACGGCACACTCTACGGACGGATGCCTGAACCGGACGACGAGACAGAACTGGATGAGATGAAGGAGGCGCTGAAGCATCCTGAATACCGCAAGGTGTTCAAGTCGCTGCGGGACGAACTCGTCAACTGCATCATCGACGCACACGACGAGGAGCGTATGAGCGACTACTACGGCGGCATTGTTGCACGTGGTATTGAGATGGCAGCATCTTCCCTTCAGGGACAGCTTCACACGCTGGAAGGCTATACGAATAACAAGAATGAGCCGCTGTCTATCATGACAAGCCTCGTTCTCCAGTTCGCACGCTTCGGTGAAATTCTCGTTGCGGATGAGCAGACGCTCTATACCAATGAGTACGCCAAGAAGCTGACAGACATCTCACAGGCCATTGAGCTTGCCACCAACACGGATAACCCTAAAGAGCTGTATGCTCAAATCAATGTGATGCTTCTCTTTATGTGGCCTTACATCAAGGATGCAATAGATAAGTGTGACAAGCAGCAGAATGCTCAGGCAGGCCAAGGCCAGCAGGGGCAAGGTCAGCAGTCCGGCTCCGACCAGAACGGTCAGGGTGGGCAGCAGGGCCAGTCCTCTTCCGGCGGCAACTCCGGCGGCGGTCAAAACAGCCAGAACCAGCAGGGCGGCGGAGGTGTCTCCCAGCCCAGCGCAAATGCCATTCAGCAGGTGCTCCAGCAAATCGCTCAGGGCGCACAGAATGGCGGCGGCTCTCAGATACCCAAGAACCAGAAGGCTTCCAACGTAGCCAAGCAAGCTACCAAGGATGCTCAGTCTGCTGGTAAGAAAAAGGGCAAAAAGGGCGGCAGCGGTTCCGGCGGTAATGATGCCAATAAGGGCAACGTTCCCGCTGCTGTGGCTGGTAAGAACGGCGATGGAAAGGATAAGAATGAGAAGCAGGAGCAGGCTGACAATATGTTGGCAAATGTCCTGCAGACCATCATTTCCTCCGTTGCCGGTGACATGGCCGAAGCTCAGATGGAACAGGATTTGAAGTCCCAAATCATCGCTGATGTTGACATCATGGACCGCAGCTCCACGCACAAGGGTCATAAAATCGACGTCAAACGCGAGGTTGAAGTAACACCCGCAAACATCAAGCTCTACGGAGAAATGATGGAGGATGTGAAACAGTATTCCAAGCGTTTGGCGAAGCTGATGCAGCAGGAACTGAAAGACCTGCAAGATGGCGATGTCCGCAGAAATCGGATGTACGGTAGAGATATCGTAGCCAATGATATGTGGCGTCCCGACTGCCGGTACTTCAGCGACACCAAGCTGCCGCAGGACCTGCCTGACATGGCCGTGGCTGTTCTCGTTGACCAGTCCGGCTCCATGTGCGGACAGCGCATGGGCGCCGCTATGAAGGCCACCATGCTCCTGCATGACTATGCAGAGCGTGTTCATGTTCCTGTCGCTGTGTACGGCCACAACGTGACCATGCATGGTAGGGTCAACCTGTTCGTCTATACGGACTTCCTGAAGGCTGGTAAGCGTGACAAGTATCGCCTTGCCAAGCTCTCCACCGGAGGTTGTAACCGTGATGGTGCAGCTCTGGAGGTCGTTGCGAACCTGCTGAATGCGAGACCTGAGCGCACGAAGCTCCTCATTATCATTTCGGATGGCAAGCCGAATGATGATTCCTATGGTGGAGATTCTGCGGCGAAGGACATCAAAGACATCGTAGCCCGCAATCGCCGGCGCGGTGTTGAGATTGTTGCAGCAGCTATCGGCGACGACAAAGCGTACCTCAAGAAGATTTACGGCGACCAGTTCCTTGACATTACTGACCTGTCCACCTTCCCCAAGGCAATGGTCAAAATCGTCAAGAAACGGTTGAAGGTCTAACTACAACTAAAGAGCCACCCTTCGGGGTGGCTCTTCTTGAAAGGAGATAATACTATGGATTTAGGTTACATTGCTCCCTGCCCCGTGTGTGGTGGCAAAATCAAGCTGTATTCCCACTGTGGCAAGCCCGATTGTAAGGCTGTATGTCAGAGTTGCAAAAAGGGGTTTCCGTTCCACGCAAACCTGAAGACCTATGCCGGCACAAAAATCTATGCCAGCAGTATCAGGAAAAGTGTGCGGATGTGGAACAACACGGTTTCCAAGGAAGTTCTTGCTGATGTTGTTCTTTAAGCCCATTTGCTGCAGGAAGGAGTTGATTTTCTGCATATAAAGATGTATAATAATGTGCAGAAAGGAGCTGGTGTTATGAGAAAGTTTGATTATTCTTTCCTCGATAACGGGCTGCTTCCTGCAAGCCTTGTGAACATCACGAGCAAAATCTACTCTCTTCGTACTGAAGCCGGCTTCCGTAAGCAGGAGTTTGGAAAAGTCTTCACTGAACTGGAATCCATTGCGCGAGTTCAGTCAGTAAAGAGCTCCAACGCCATTGAGGGCATTGTGACCAGCGACAAGCGCATTGCGGAAATCGTAAACCACAGCAGTGCGCCTCTGAACCATGATGAGGCGGAAATTGCCGGATACAGAGATGCACTCAACGCTGTGCATTCAGGATATGAGTACCTGTCTTTCGGCGTTCCTGACATTCTGCGGCTCCATGAAACCATGATGGCAGTCGCAGGCGACGAGAACGGTGGGCAGTACAAAACGGATGACAATGTGATTCTGGAAGTCGCGGCGGATGGCACGCGGCGTGTGAGGTTTCGTCCCACACCTGCGGCAGAGACACCGGCTACTATGGAGCAACTGGAACTGGCCTATTTGGATGCCTGTTCCAACTCCAATATCAACCAGCTTCTTCTTATTCCCTGCGTTATTTTGGACTTCCTGTGTATCCATCCTTTCCGCGACGGTAACGGCAGAATGTCGAGATTGCTCTCACTTCTGCTGCTCTACAAAAACGGCTTCGATGTAGGAAAGTACATTTCTTTCGAGGAACAAATCAACCATCACAAGGCGTATTATTACGACGCACTGGAGCAATCCTCGAAGGGCTGGATGGAGAACAACAACGACTATGTGCCATTTATTCAAAACTTCTTGTCCATACTGTATCAGTGCTATAAGGAGTTGGATAAGCGGTTTGCAGTCGTCAATGGGAAGAAAATCACGAAGATGACGCGAATCGAAGCTACGGTACTTGGCAGCCTGATGCCAATTTCCAAAGCGGAGATATGCGCCATTCATCCTGATGTAAGCCCGTCCACCGTGGAGGCTGTGCTTGGACGCATGGTGAAGGAAGGGAGCATTAAACGTATCGGAATGTCCAAGAAGGCACGATATGTTAGAGCCTGATTAAAGTCTATTTAGACAAGAAAGGAGAAAGCACAATGACAGCCAAGCTGAAAAGTGATGCGTTGAGAGTTGTCAAGAGACTCCGTTGCTATGGCACGGACGCTGAAGACAACTTCGGCTGCGGCGATAAGCGGTGCAAGTACCGAGATGTGGACGGTGCCTGCAACATTAACAGCCTTGAAGCTGATGCTGCCGAAGTGATAGAGAAATTGTTGAAGGAGGTTGAAAAGTTTGAACATCGCTGATGTGGTAATGAAATCCCGCAATGTCGAATCGTTCAGCAACCTCCTCCCTGCTGCGTCTGTCACATCAGAGAAAGCAAAGGCGATTGCCAGTCGGAACGGCTATATGGCGCTCTATACAGCCGATGAACTGCGGAAGAAGTTTCATCTGACCGACGACATCATTGAAAACCTCTACTATGGCTGCGGCTTCACCCCGTTCTATTACTGGGATAAGGATAAGGTCATATTCCCCTGCCACAGTCTCACAATGGCAGCCGACGGCGAGGATAAAACACCTGAAATCCGAGGGGCTGTTGAGCAACTGAAGGAGAAAATTGCTTCAGGCAACTGTAGCTTCATCATCACGGCACTCAACGACCGGATGCGGATAGAGTATCTGAAGAAGCTCGTTGATGAGGGTTTTGATGGCGCTTACAAACTGTTCTATGATGTCTACCCTTTTTCCGATTACGGATGCTCCGCACTTGGACGGGACGGCATACTGAAGCTCAAGAGCATGAAAACACCGGAACAGATTCAGGCAACGGAGGAGGGACTCAAGAAGTATCCCGACACCCTGACGGTCTACCGTGGCGCCGGCGATGAAAGCGCAAGTCTGGAGGAGGCATTCTCTTGGACGCTGGACCCTGCCGTGGCCGTGTTCTTCGCCACACGCTTCCCGTCTGACAATGCGAAGGTATTTCGGGCTACAGTCGAAAAAGCCTCTGTCATTGAGTATTTCGAAGGTGTGGAGGCTGAAGTTATTGTATCTCCCGATGACATCAAGGAGGTTGAAGACTTCCCCTTCTATGGTATCGACTGGCTCAATGAGGCCGTGGATGACGGCGCGATAGATGACTTCTGGCTCTATCAGAGGACTGCCGACTATGATGCCGTTCCTTTCCAAATGGCAAGCAAACTACACGGAAAGGCTCATGCTGGCCGTGTCCTGTTCATGTGTATGCTGTTGGCATATATGAAGGGTCTGGACTTGGAAGACAAGGAGATTTTGATTGATGCCGCACTGTACCATGACACAGGTAGATGCAGTGATTCAGAGGACAACACCCACGGCGCCGAGAGTGCGAAGATGCTGCAGGAAGCATATCCTGATACGGACCCCATCACACTGTTTCTGATGGAGTATCACTGCCGCCCCGATAAGGAAGGATACGACTTCATCGAGAAACATTGGTTGGATAAGCAAGATGCGCTGCGCGTCAAAAGCCTCTTTGACATCTTCAAGGATGCCGATGGTCTTGACCGCGTGCGGCTCGGTAATTATGAGTTGGATATGTTCCAGCTTCGTACCGAAGAAGCTCGCAAGCTGCCGCAAATCGCAAAAATAACTGATGACCAACTGAAATTCTAAACTGAAAGCACCTCTCGAAAGAGAGGTGCTTTTTTTGTTATGTTACTTTCAAGTTGCAACTAACTTGCGACCAACTTACTACTAAAGGATGCAAAGTCGCAACTGGATTGAACTAAGAGATTTGCAAACTATAGTTTGCATTTTGCTCTTGGCGTTTGCAAACTGCAGACGTTTGCGGGAAATGGAAATATATAGCATATTGTGTTGAGAACCAACAGATACACAATATGTTGTGGAAAACTTTGTGAACAAAGTGGAAAAGCGGCTCCGCCAGATGCAGAGCCGCTTTTGATTATTTCTTTCCTGTGGAGCCGAGAGTGTCGATGAACCGCGTCGCCCACTCCTCTTTGCCGCAACGGGGACAAGGGCGGTGCCAGTCATACATGACGTGCCCATCGACATCAACCTTGTCGGTCAGCGGGGCAACCTGCCCGCAGGCAGTGCAAAAGACGATGTAGCGCCGGTCTGCACCTGCACGCTGTTTGCCGGCGGCCATTAAGATGCCTCCTTAACAGCGCTGACCAGCGGACGCTCATCCAACATCCCGACAACTGTACGCAGAGGCTCAGAACCGCCAAAAGCAGCAACGATGTGCTTCAAAGCACTCTCAGGAACGGAGAAGCTGTCCGAGGCACAGATGCCAACGGTCTTGCCCTTCTTTGTGTCCACCGTCACGAAATCGCCGGTATGGAGCGCACAACCGTCAGGGACGGAGAACAGGAAGGTCTGCGGGCATTTGGGGTGCTTGATGATGACGACATTGCTCATAATTTAATCCTCCTTATCCAATTCAACGCCGCAATGGATGCAGCGGTTCAATTTGATGGCACACTCAGGGCAGAGCAAGTCTGCAGGGGTATTAAAGCAGATGATGACTTTGCCGCATTCGAGACAATGGCTTTCGGAGAATGCGTGAAGTACGATACGGTTGACGCACTTGGCACAATGTCTATAAGGCAACCGTGAGGTTATGGCAGGTGTAGCTTCCATTTAGGACGCCTCCTTCTGAGCATACCATCTCACAAATTTCGATACATTGCGGGAATGGAGGCTATGGACATCTTCGACGAGCTTCCATTCTGACAGGTCTACCATCCAAGAAGGGTGCTTCTCCGTAAAGCCGGGGCAAGCATGGTCAATGTACTCTTTCTCGGATGTCTCGCGCTGGCGGATGTGCTGCAGGGCCACGTTCAGGTACTTAATACCATATGCGTAATCCACGCACTTGCCGCCGATAATCCATCCACCGAGGTTCTTGGTATTGATGGCGTAAGTCAGCCACTCAGAGTTCATAAAAGCGAGGTTGATATATTCGTCGCGGAATACCTCAAAATTAGAACGGGCGCGTTTCTTGCCCTCGTCATCATACCAACGGCGGTTTATGGACTCGCCCTTCTCCACAGATACGAAGAAATGCGGCTTAGTCTCCATGACAGTTTCAATGATTTCAGCGTCGTCGCCGAGATTGCTGCCATCGCCATATGTGGCATAGCGAATGCCATTAAAGAGATAGTAGGTGCGCTGCTCCGGTGCGTCATACTCCACCAGATTGATGGGATAGATGGCGCAGTCAGAAACGGAACAGTCGTGGGTGCGGTTGCGGTCTCCCCTGCCACGGTCATTCCAGTAAGGCCTATACCTGTATTCTCTCTCCGGAGTCAAAGAAAGGACGGTCAAAATACTATCACCCTTCTTTGCATCAGGCTTGTTGCATCGCTCCACGATGTCTACAAAGCTGCCGTATCGGTTGTCGGTCAACCAGCGGTCAGCCATGGAAAACACGACATACTCGGAGGATTTGGAGATTTTGACGCCAGCCGGCAGAGAAAGGATGTTGGAGCTATCCACCACACCCTGCAGAATATTGAACAGAAAGATGCGGGATACCATCTCCACGACCATGCTGCGGGCCTGTGTACGCTCTTCCTTCACACGCTGTTTGCGCTGGTGCTCATCCTCCTGACCGATATATTCCGTATTCACACGGAAATCCTTGGGGTTCACGTCCATGATGAAATCGTCCGTTACATGAACTTCCTCAGGGTCAGTCCAGCCTATATAGACGTTCTCGCCATTACGAATGACAATACCGATGGTGTTACCGTGATAGATATTGTAGCTGTCCAGCATATTGCTCCACGTCTCATGACCAAAGAAGTGCTTGCCAGTCTTGCTGAGGCGAACCAGCGCAACACACTTCTCGCTGGGAGCAAAGGTATCCAGCGCAACAGGAGACGCTGCGAGGAACTCCTCGAAATACTTCAGCTTGCTTTCTTTCATGTTGTAAATGGAAGCAAGGCGCCCCATCTCTTCATCAAGGAAACGGAGCTTCTGGAACAGGACGACCGGTTCTTTCTCCGGTGCATTCCGGCCAGTGCGGATACGGGTAAAATTGATTGTCTCACCCATGTAGCAGCGGATAGCATAAATCTGGGACTCCAGCAGGTAAATCTGATTATTCATCATCTCAACCTGCTCTTCCAGCGCCTCACGCTTGGCAGATAGTTCGTCCATCAGCTTAGACTTCTTCTCTTCCAGCGCGGCCATAGCACGCTCGACCTCTTCCTTGAGGGCGCGAAGTTCTTCGCTGGTGCCATTTCTCGTTGCCTCAATATCGGCCTTGAGCGAGTTCAGCTCCGCTTCACGGTCAGACAGGCCTTCACGCACCTGAGAGACCGAAAGAGACTCAGGCACGGATGCCGGCAGCGTCGATGAAGCGCCGTGCGTTGCGAGGGCTCGCATCTCGCCCACGGACATTGCGGAATAGTCCTTGACCGGCACATACTCCGCCACCAGAGAGTCCGGCTGGTAGAGAAAGAATCTGCGGCTGCCGAGACCGACGACCATACCGATGCCCTCATAAATGCTATATACGTTGGCGGGCTGCTCATAGGTCTTACAGTAGTCGATGAACTCAGAAAGGTTCTTGAGATAGTCCTCAATGTGTTTCCGCCACCATCTCGCATTGGTGTCACTATCTTGTGAGAGACTGGACAGGTCCGTAAGCCCCAAAAAGAGCGTTGCATCGTCTCTGTCATTCTCTCTGATAATGCGAATTTCTTCCTGTCGGGCCTTTTCAAAGCGCCATTCACGGCTTCTCGCTGCCCACTCATCCTTGTACGCCTCGATGTCATTGAAGCGCACCTTCCCCAAAATGGTGTTCTTCATTGTCCTTTCACCTCTTTTTTGATTTTAAGTTTTGCAGTAGCGGATAAAGTCCTGCGCCGAGAACGGCAGGTTATCGTATCCGCAGTCCTTCAAATAACGGGAAACAACAGCAGAGCTCATACTGATACGTCCATCACCAGATGCCTTCATATGTTGCAAGCAGATGTCAGCATAACCATCTACCACATCAAGGTGCTCCAGACACCACTTCTCTACGCGGCGTTTGCGGGCCGCCAGAGACCGCTGTTCGGGATGCGGCATCTTCTTATAGGTGTACGCCTTTGCCGCCTTCTCGCGGCTTGTGTAGCCGAAACCTTGGGCATCGTCCAGTACCGCACCGGTCTTAGGCTGTATGACAATGTAACGCGGCTCATATTCTGAGGAAAGCTCCCGCGAATATACAACTTTGAAATAGTCTGCCATTCATAAGTCACCTGCCATTCCACCGATTTTTGTACGCTTGCTCATGTTCCCCCACGGCACTCCTGCCTCGGTGCTGTACCGCCTCTCACGCGGTGTTCAGCCATGGCAAGTTCCTGCTTCAGCGACAGATTTTGTCTCCACAGACGTAAATTCCGGTTATACCGTCCGTACTTATTTTCTTTGGCGGAGAGAGTGGGATTCGAACCCACGGATGCTTTTGACATCGCCGGATTTCAAGGCCGGTGCTTTCGACCACTCAGCCATCTCTCCGTATGACCCGCCGCAGGGAGTGCCTACGGCGGGATATTATACTTACTCGGTGTCGCCCTCAGTAACGGCAGTAGGCTCAACACTGGAAGCAGATGCGGGAACTGCGACCTTACCACCGACAAAGCCGGCCAGCAGGCTCCGCAGGTCGATACCCAGACCATTCAGCATACCGTTGGAGACCTGAGTGGTAGAAGAAACGATGTCCTCAATCAGCTTGGTGCTGTTGCCCTCGCCGTACATGGTAATAGAATCCACATTAGTGAGAGGTGCAGCCACGTTCTTGGCGATTTCGGGAAGCGCGTTCATAATCATCTCGACCACTGCGGCCTCACCATACTTCTTCATGGCCTCAGCCTTACGGTCGATACCCTCCGCTTCGGCCAGAGCCTTGGCCTTGATAGCCTCGGCTTCTGCGGCACCAACGGCCTTGATACCTTCGGCAATCTGCTCCTGCTCGAAGCGCTTGGCCTCGGCTTCCTGCTTGCGAGCGTACAGCTCTGCTTCGGCCTTCTTTTCGGCAGCGTACTTATCGGCATCTGCCTTCTTGCGAATATCAGCATCCAGCCGACGCTCCTGCAGCGTGATTTCGCGCTCGGCCAGCTCTGCTTCCTTCTCGCGCTTCGCAATGTCGGCATCGGTAGAAGCAATATCGAGGCTCCGGCGCTGCTTCTGCTCCTCAATCTTATAGGCAGCATCGGCAGCAGCCTTCTTGATGTCGGAGGTCTCCTTCAGCTCGGCCTGCTTCATAGCCAGCTCGGTCTTCCGAATAGAAATCTGTGTATCGGATGCAACCTGCGCCTCGTTCGCCTGACGAGCCGCTTCCGCCTGAGCAATCTGAATATCGCGCTCCGCTTCGGCTTTGGCGATAGAAGCATTTTTCTGGATTTGACTCATATTGTCCTGACCCAGAGCATTGATAAGACCCTTCTCGTCGGTTACACGCTGGATGTTACAGGAGATAATCTCGATACCCAACGCATTCATGTCAACCTGCGCCTTTGACTGGATTTCATCACCGAATTTCTTGCGGTCATTGCAGATTTCCTTGAGCGTTATAGTACCGATAATCTCTCTCATGTTTCCCTGAAGAGAGTCCGAAATCGCCTGCTCAAAGCCACGGGCATCAGTGATGTTCAGGAAATTCCGCATAGCCAGCTTAATGCCTTCATCATCCGTCCGAACACGGACCTTGGCAACGGCATCCACATCAACGCCGATGAAGTCCAGTGTGGGAATGTAGCCATCGGATTTGATATCCACGGAAATCTGACGGACAATCAGCTTATCGACGCGCTCCAGAAACGGAACACGGACACCAGCACGACCAATGAGGATTTTGGGCTTCTTGCGGAGACCAGAGATAATATACGCCATATCGGGCGGTGCCTTGATGTACCCCAGAATACAGATGATGAGGACCGCAATCACGATAATTGCGGGAACGAGAACAGCCTTGTTCCCAAAGAGCAGGTCAAACATAGTTCTTTCTCCTTTGTTCTTTATAGTCAGTTTTCAGCGGAGTATTCCGCGTCCGCCCAGTTGAGGCCGGTGCCGTAATCAATCTTGACACCGGGCTGCACGTTGTAGCAAAACACACAGAACTCGATGGTATCATCCTCAACGGAGAGAGCTTCCATCAAGACGCCGTTTGCCACAAGGTTGTCGCCTTCAAAAACGGGAGTCACACGATACAGAACGTGGTTGTTTGTCTCGTGAACATAATCAGCAATCTCGTTTTCAAACGGCAGCATACCAGTTACATTGAGGTAGCGGGTTCCGGTGATGAGGTTCTTGACGTTGGCGTTCTCGCCGGTAAGCTGATAGCCCAGCAGATGACAACGATTGTAGAGGTACTTGCCATCCACGCAGTCGTATTTGTTCAGGTGCCAGCCTGACGGCTTCACGGAACCGATAGACCCGCGTTCTTCCGTAGGCATCAGCTCTTGGCACACATTTGCGTAGGCCGGTCCGCAGCGTCCGAGGTCGTCCAAGTCAGTAAACAGCTCGAAAGGCTCGGTAGTGATGTCGTCCTCGGTGAAGTACGGTACATCACCGTTCACAACGGTGTACGGCTCTCCGCTGAATGGCTCTATGTCGTCCAACGAGAACTCCGTCGAATACCCTGTCTGGGTACTCCCTTGCGTATCGCTATACGGAGGGTTGGTATCGGGATTGGCAGTGTTCGTAAGCTGAGGAATCAGCTTCGCACCATAGAACACTGCGATTGCTACCAAGAAGGCGAGCAAGCCGCGAACGACATTCATGTTTGTCTGTTTCTTCTTTGGTTTCTTAGCCATAATGTCCTAATTCGTCCTTTCTGCAAGAGGTGTTTTTATGATTCTACTATAACACGAATATAAAAAAATGTCAAGTCAACTCAGGCTAAATTGCTTGACAATATGTTCGAATGTGGTAATATAGAATATGTAATAAATGCAGGTAATAAGGGCATTTGGGGAATGTTGTCCTTAAAGATACCTGCAAGCGGAGGTGCTTATTTATGCTTGAAAAACTTGTCAAAAAATTTGAAATTGTAAGAGACTGGGTTTTGTCACTTACACCTTCGCAAATTGTGAGCCTGCTGGTACTGATTGCCGCTCTGTATGTGGCACGTAAGGTCGTCAGGAAGGGACTGTCTATTGCGCTGACCATCGTTGCAGTGCTGGCTGGTCTGTATTTCCTCGTACCCAACATTTTCTACACAATCATCGGCTGGCTCACCACGCTATTCTAAACTTAACCAACTATTGAAAGGACAATTACTATGAGCAGCTATGAAAAATTCAAAACGGTGTGGACCGTAGGTAACATCATCGTTATCTACCTCCTCAACGCATTCATTTTGAAGAAGGCAGGGTATCCCATCTGGGCCGGCTTTACGCCGATTTACAATATCTTCTGCCTGTTCTATTCCACTTATGGACATACCCGTTACGTGTGGCTGATGCTGGTGCCTATCGTAAACATCGTCCTGACCATCGTAACGTGGGTGAAGTTCGTATCCATGTTTGGTGTGGACTATCAGGGGTTTACCAGCTACCACAGGCCGAAAATGGTACTCTGGATGGCTCTGTTCCCTGCTATCGTCTATGCGATTTTGGCTTTTGACCCCACAGAGTACAAAGGCCCCTACCCCGGCCCTGACCCGTTCCGGAAAAATCCTCTTCCCTCCGCTGGAAGCAACGGCGGTCAGAATATGTAAAACCAGAAAGAAAGGAAGTAGATACCCGTGGCACGAGATAACACGTGGACTTTCACTGCAGAGGAAGTCGCACAAATCACCAAGTTGCCCAAACGTCAGTTCAAGCTGGGCGCCGGCAACGTCTGCACCGGATATTTCGATGATGCCAACAGTCGCTTCTATGAGTGCGACGATAACGGTAAGCTGACCGGACGTGTCGGCAGCGCAAAGAAGCAGACGACCATCGTTGTACCCGCAACCAATGGAGGAGATGACCCTCCCCCTGCTCCCCCTGAAAAGAAGGAACCTCCCAAGAAAGAGCCCGCAAAGAAGCCTGAACCTCCGAAGTCTGAACCGACGCCTCCCTCCTCAGGTACGGCTGACGCCCCTGACTGGCGTGAGCTGAAGCGGCAGGAGGAGGAGCGTCTGAAAGCCGAGAAGCAGCGGGAACGTGAGGAGAAGAAAAAGCGTAAGCCTACCGTATCCGCCAGTGATGCTGCTGGAACCAGTATGGTGCCTGTAAGCCCGTTCAAGCGTTTTATGAAGAAGGTTGTCCTGCCCGTCGTGGCTGTAGTCGCCTGTGGAGCTATCGCTTTCTGTGTATATTCCATTTTGGCAAACCGGTCTACGCCTATCGGCTATCAGTACCCCACAGTGCTTCAGCGTTCCGATGGTACGACCGTTACCACGTCTTACGTACACGGCGACAGTGTTCAGGTCATTCAGGTCACGGACGATGTCCTGCCGGGGACGCAGTTCTCCAAGGACAATCTGGCCGTGGCTACCATTCCCGCTGACGTCTACAACTGTGCTGTAGCTATCGGCTCCAAGTTGTGCAACGTTGAAATGGCGAACACAGTCGTCGGGAAGTATGCCACCGAGTATATCGGCGCCGGTCAAATCCTTCGTATCGACCAGTTCAGCGTCAACAGCACTACAGGAGCTTCCGTTGCTGCAAATCCTTGGCTGGCTGAGGATGGCGAGGATGTCCGCGATTACCTGTGGGAAGATGATACCAGTTTCCTGATGTTCGGTCGTGAGGCGGTCATCACTATCACCCGCACTGTGGACGATAACAACGCCGCTCTCCGCGAGGAGCTGTATGCAGATGACCCCACTATCGAGTACACCATCAGCGAGAAAGACGAGCATAATCGTCGGCATGAGACCATCAAGCTGAAAGCTGTTGTCAGTGACCTCTTGAACTCCGACGGCACCCTGTTGTATGATGTATACGCCAAGTTGGGTGCTATCCCGCAGGGCGAACTGAGCCAGTATGTGAAGAACCATGTCAGTGTTGCAAAGATGGTTCCCACCATCGTACGCTTCCGTATGACAGAGAAGGCTGCCACCGTGTATGATGCAGCAATGGTCACGGGCGCTGATGTGACGCTCACCAGCGGCACAGTAACGACCGTGGAGCTGCTGGAGGAACTGGAAGCCAACACTCCCGAACGTGCCGCACAGCTCAACATCTGCCAGTTCGTAGACCGTATCCTCTGCGGAGATAACACCGTACAGAACACTGACCCTGTGCAGTAAAAGTTTTGAGGAGGACAAAAACATGAAAAAGTATCTTGTCTTGGTGCTGGCTGCGCTGATGCTGCTGACTATCGCCGGCTGCGGAAAGAAGAACGGAGACAATCCCGCTGACGACCCGAAGTACAATCTGGAAAATCCCGAACCTATTCCCGATGGTATGGAGGATACCAAGGGCTATATCGGTGATGGAAAGTACCGCAACGACGTGAAGCTGACCTGCACCCTGCAGTCTGGCTACGAGGTCACGCTGGGCATGGGCGACAAGGACGCAGGCTCCAACGCCGTCTACCTGAACCCCACCTGTTCCAACCCCAACGGCGCGGTTTTCTATATCGAAGCCGAGCGCATGATGTTCCCTCAGTATTCTACCCCGATGGAACTCGCCACTGTTAAGCTGGCCGACTTCCCCGCCATGGATACCAACAGCATCGCTGCTTTCCAGTGGTATGAAGACATCATGGGTGTGGATGCCGTCTATCACGACGTAGATAACTACGGCGTGGCATGGCAGGACTCCAGCCTTGTGGATGGCGACTCCGGTTCTGAAACGCTGACCATCAAGGTCTGCGATAAGGTTACTGGCGAAGAGCTGGGAACAGTCGTTGCCCACATCGACTATGATGCTGAGAATGACATCTACTTCCTCGCCGATATGAGCGAGGTCATCGAAAACGCCGACGGTGCTGTTGACACCACAGTTCCTGCGACATAAAAAAGAAAGGAGAACAAATATGCCCGCTATTATCAGTGATTCCAAGCAGCAGCAGGCACTTCAGCAGGTCATGGACGGTCTGAAAGCTGTCTCCGACATCAACACTATGCTGGATATTGCCGCGAAGGATAACGCCTTTACAGTGTCCGCAAAAAGCCGCAAGAAGCCCGCAATCGTCGTTGATGAACAGGCTGCCACCCGTATTCAGGGCGCTATTAAGGCGTACCGCGATAAGATGGTCAAGAAGATTCGTGATACAGCCGACAAACAGCGTATTGCTTTGTCCGATGAGGACGAGGCAATTCTCAACTGGGGCGTTGGTACTTCCGCAGCAGAACCCGTCGAGGACACCGCCGAGGCTTCCGATGCCGATGAGGACGATACCGCTGACGGCGAATCCGCAGAGGAAATCGCGGAAGCCGATGAACCTACAGAGACTCCCGAAAACGCCAATCCCTACACACTGTATTAAGCCAAATCGGAAGCCCTCGCCTATCGGCGGGGGCTTTTCTTTTATATGCTTGAAGAAAGCCGGCCCTTTAGGGCCGGCTGTTTAGTTGTCACGAGAGTTCAGTTCCGCTTTGACTTCCTCGGTATCCTTGGCATCCGCAGGAACGTAAATTTCCTGATAGGCCAGAAGGCGCGTAGCATCTTTGGCGCGGACGTAGATGGTATATTTGAAGCCGGGGAACAGGTCTTTGTTCTTCCGGTCAGGAAGATTGAACACATGAGCTTCCTGTTCCTCGTCCTCTCCAGTTACAAAGATGACTTCCTTGCTGTCACGCGGCCAATTCCGCGACCGTACAGAACGGCACGTAGCCACATGGCAGATGATATCACCGTTCTCCCATTCTGTCCGCAGGTGCAGTGCAGTGTAGACCACATATGCGGCCAGCAGAAGAATGGCACAGGCAAAAGGAATCATGGATGCAAAATGTGTTTTCTGAAGTACGAGGGTCGCAATCAGAATGACTACAATAGCTCCAGCCATCAACAGGCCTTTGGTCGTCATCTGCTGCAGAGCTGCGGGATAAGGGTGTTCTTCGTCGAGGTGCTCGTCATAATTGCACACGGAGTTTTTGTCGGACATTATGCATCACCTCCAATACGAGACCGCGAGGGTGCGATGCGGCGTCCGCGATAGAACAGACGAGTATTCGCTTCACGACCAGTCACGGAACCAATAACCAAGGCCATTTCCTCAGGAGTAGCCATTCCATTTGCCATGTTGCAGGATGCAAATGCGACTGCCATCATCTTCTCCACAGGAACGTCGATAACCGCCGCAACTGCCTTTGCACGGGACTGGGGCATCTCCTTATAGGGGTATGTGGAGAACAAATACTGAGCAAGGCCCTGCACGCCTGCAAGCTGCTCCAGATAATCCAGCGTGACTCCCTCCTTGTTCAGATAATCCGCAATGAGGGGATACCCTTCGCTGAAATACCATGAGTGTGCGCCACGAATGTTGTTGCAGAGCATCGTAACATCGGACAGGGAAATTCCAGTTGCCTCCGCAGCAGCGGTGACAGATGAATCTTTGTTGGTGGCAAAGTAACTGATGACAGCACGTACCTGCTCCTCATCCAGAACAGGACGGGGATACCGCCTTGCCTTCTCGTTGGGAAAGGGAATTTTCTGCAGGTGCAGATACACCTGCTGGCGAGAGATGTTGAGATTTTCGGCAATCTCCTGAACAGAGTAGCCGTTCCACCTCATAAGACCTACATAGGTCGCCATGCGCTCGCCCCACTGCACGTTTTCTGACTTACGTGTATCATTTGTTGACTCACACAAATCTAATCGCCTCCTTGAAAAAATCGCCGGACTCGTAGACAAAACTGACAGTACAGAGAATGGCAACACACGCCAAAATGAACGAGAAAGTATGTCCAGATGCACCATCGGTCTTGATGCCGAAAATCCAGAAGCGGTGGGAAATCGGCCAAAGAAGAGGAACGCCGGCTTTGTTGAAAAGGTCGAGCAAGATATGAGTTGCTCCACCAATTACAAACGCGAGGATATAGGGCAGCCATTCAATGCCCAGAAACAGCCTCAGGGCTGCGTACAAGGCCGCCCAAATGAAAGGAGCATGAGTGATACCCCTATGCCCAAAGAGGGCGTTTACGGCAGCGGAGACGGGTTTATTCTTACGCCCCGCCTTGCTGCACGGAAGGTCGATGTCAGGCGCGAGAGAGCCTGCCATGGACAGCCCGACCACTCCGAGGGCCGGAAGTAACCCCTCCGGCGCCGGAAGCTCGAACAATCCGTTGATTTGTGCCTGCACAAGCAGCAGGCCAGCCGTGTAACCGGCAAAAGTATGGGTTCGCCCGTCCATAGTTCACCTCCTATAAAAGAGGACGGGGTACAGCACAATAACAAGAATCTTGTTATTCCTATCGAAAATTGCAGGAAAATAACAAGCATCTTGAACAAATGTTCTGGTGAATTTTTGTTAATTGGAACACTTGTACTATACCACAAAGTATGATAGAATGTCAATCACGATATGACGATACAGCATTGATAGGAACGCAGATTACCTACGACCGGAACGCCGGCCACGAGAGCTGCTGCGCGATGTGCTGCGGCTACCGGAACGGCTGCCGCTGCCAGAACGCGAGGACGTACCTGCAGGCTTGGTATTGTTGAACTGAAGCGTGAAGTTCGGTCCCCAATCGCTGCGCTGGCTATCATCCATCACGAGGTCTGCGGCGAACGTGCCGCCGTCCTTCTTGGTCAGCTTCGTCTTGTGGACGGGCTTGCCGTCGAGAAAGTTCTTGACATCCTTCTCGGTAAAGGTAATGTGCTGGAACAGTGAAGGTTTGGGCTTCTTCCAGATGGTAAACTTACAACCGTTTTTCCAGTTGGAGCAACCGAAGCCAATCTTTCCTTCGATGATGTTCCCGCCACAGCGGGGACACACACCAATCGGTGTATAGCCCTTTCGAGTCGGGATAATGCTGGGGTCAACTTTCGGATGCGGCTGCTGCAAGAAATCCTTGAGCATAGCGAGAACGTTCTGTTCCAGCTTTTCCGGTGTTGCCTTCCCCTCATGTATCTCTTCCTGAATGACCCACCACAAAGCGGTAAGGTCAGGACCACGAAGAGCGTCAGGAAGAATGCGATACAGCTCGCGTCCGAGAGGTGTCGAGATAAGGGACTTCCCTTTTTCCTGTAAAAAACCTCTGGAGATAAGTCCGGAGATTATCTGGTCGCGGGTCGCACTGGTTCCGATGGCACCGTTATTCTCCTCCACGTCAGCATCTTTCTTGAGAAGCGTGCTTTTGATGAAAGGGTCGGTCACATATTTGGCGATACGGCTCATGTCCTTCGCCAGCGTGTACTGGGTATAACGCGGAGGCGGATTGGTCTCCTTCTCCAAAACCTGAGCATCAGAAACAAAGGCGTCGTAGCTGCCGGCAGGTATCATACTCAATGCCGTAGGTGTATCAACACCCTCGCGCATCATCACCAGATAACCGGGCTTCAGGACGCCAGTGCTGGAAGCCTCCAATGTGGCGCCGTCCGGCAGGGGAACGGCCAGCTTTGTAGTTTCCTTCTCGGCAGGCGGGAAGAACTGGATAAGGTAATACTTGCAGATTGCAAGATATACGTTCCGTTCCCGCTCCGTCATCTTATTGAGGTCGAGGCTTACATTCTGAGGGATGATTCCAAAATGGGCTTCGATTTTAGAGTCATCGAAGCAGCGGCCCTTCGTCTTGAAGTCCATGCCCTGAATGGGATTGAAGTTGCCCTTCCCTACCGTGTTGATGTTTGCGATGACAGTACGGGACGTGGCAGGTGCTTCCGCAAAGTAGTTTTCGGGGAGGTAGCGCACCTGAGTTCTGTTGTAGGTAATGGCATTATAGTTATCACGCAAGGACTGTGTGATTTCCATTGTGTCATCCAGCTTATAGCCGAAGTTCTTCAGACAGTAGCCCTGCAATTCCAACATATCGAACGGCAGCGGCGGCTGCTCTTTGGAGACCTTCTTCGTGATAGTCGCTCCAGAGAACTGCTTTCCCGCAACCATCGCAGCCTTACTCTCTGCGTAAGGCTTATCCAAGATAAGCCCGTCGGCCAGATGAGGGTCATCCTTCTTTGGCTTGTACTTCGCTTCAATGACTTTACCCGCAACGGAGGTGTTTGCCATGACTTCATAGTATTTCGTCTTTACGTGGTTCTCAATGAGCTTATCACGCTCTACCACGAGCCCCAGCGTCGGGGACTGCACACGGCCAACCGTCAGCGAAGCATTATTGACCAAAGAATAATAGCGGCTCATATTGACGCCAACCATCAGGTCCGCAACGCTGCGGGCATAGGCAGACCACCCCATGTTCTCAAAGGAACGGTTATCTTTGAGGTTATTGAGCGCACGCTGCAACGCAGGAATGGATGTGTCACCTGTCGCCAGACGGTAGACAGGCCCTCGATAGTGATGCCAGCGAAGCAGTTCATCAATAAGGAGCTGTCCCTCTTCGTCAGGGTCGCCAGCGTGTATAACACAGCTACACTGTTTTAGCAGCTCGCCAATGCGGGCAACGCGCTCATTGGGGTTCACTCCCCTGCCATTATATTCTTTGATTTTGGTCTGCCAGTTGGGAAAGTATATGGGCAGTGCAGACAAATCCCACTTACCAAAAGCGGCATCGTAATCTTCAGGTTCTTTCAAAGACAATAGGTGTCCCTGAGAACACACGATGACATACTCACCTTTTACGGTAGCGCCACGGTCGGAACGTGCCGTGCCGGGGATAGCTTGAGCAATCAAATCACCAAGCTGTTTCTTCTCAGCCAGTATTAGTTTAATGTGAGAACACGACCTTTCCATAAATGTGACGACTTTTTTCGCCTTCTATCGCTATCTGTAACTCTATATTAGCATGAGTGTAAAAAAATGTCAAGTTATTGAGACGGCATATCAATATATAGTGGGTAAGGAAAAACAACACACAAGACAAAACAAAGGTACGAGCAGCCGAAAATGAAAAATATTTTTTTGTAGCAAAATTAGTAAAAAAGTGGGGAAAAGTGGAGGAAAAAGCGGCTTGAAATGACGGGGGCCCGCACAATTTAACGTCATTCTGCACAATAAAATCTCACGTTTATTCGTCAAGACGACAAGGCGTAATTGTTGAATTTCACAACATTTTTGTGCGTAAAGGCTTGACATTATTATTGCATTGTGGTATAGTGTGCGAGAACAAAAAACAGTGTTGGCAGGCCGCTTTTCCTGCCGCAGATGCACCGAGACACTGAACGGATTCTTTTTGCGGCAGAGAAAACAAGGCCGTACCAGCACTGTTTTTAATATTTCACCAAATCTTCCAGCAGACAGATTTGGAGTTCGAATGTCCGCATTTCAAATGTGTGGCATCGGTATTGGGTAGAGAGGAACAAACGCGCTGACACATGAATTGCAGGAGGAGGTTGGAATTAAGATGGCGCAGAATAACAGCAGTATGAACAACGGACATGGAACCCCGCGACACCAAGCAAACAACGGAAAACATTCAAGCGATGCACCCCACGATGCGCTCGTCGATGACCTCGCTAAATTTACTGGGTCGGACGAGCCGGCTGTACGCGAGTCAATCAAAGCATCCGTGAAAGACTCTCTTTCCCTCATGGACATTGGCCTGTCCGTGATTGAGTTTTCCACCGATGAAGACCCCGAAGAAGTCAAACGTCTTCTTGATATGATTGAACTCCGGTTAAAGACACTAACCAAGAACCAAGAGATTTATGGCGTGAGCTCAAAGCATAAACTCACACCTGAGGAGGAAGGGATTGGGCGGCCCTTCTCCGCAAGAGAAATCCTGCTTATGTGGGATTTTCGCCGCAAGAATCTCGTCGTCACTCCGATTAGCCGGATTTACCTCAATCGTGCTGACTTTGTGACGGATGTCTGCAACGAGTTCAACTGGTCTCGCCAGAAGGCTGAAACGTACATCCAGAACGAATACGCGAACTTCGCTCAGGATATCTCAAGTATCGGTGTAATCGTATACGAAAAAGACGATTGACCTTTTTTTTAACAACTTAATAATGTGATATATTATATGAATACATTGTTTTCAAAATAAAGGAGAGCAACCCGACCGGATTGCTCTCCTTGTTTCATTTTATTGTTATCGTATCCTCTCTATCAGGCTTCTGCCGCAAACGCAAAACACGCCGGATGAATGGGCGGACATAAGTCTCATCAGGCGCAAGAGAGTAGCCAAGTGCCTCCGCGTACTCCACCGCTTCGCGGGAGGGGGTTCTCCCCTCACCCACCTTACGGATAAAGCCCTGAATGGCTCTGGGAGCCTCCTCATAGGCTTCGTCGCCCTTGCGGGTGTATCCACCCTTCCCTGTCGCTTCCGCGCCGTCGTAGACGTTCCTGAGGCGTCCTCCGCAACCGTAGTAGCTTATGGAAACATCATCAAACTTCCGGATACCCTTATCATCGAGGGACAGGTACTTGATATGGTCGCTTAGGTGCGCCAGCAGCTCTGGACCTTTGCGCGTTACGGCACAGGCATAGAGAGTTAAAACGAGCCGCCTTATGTTCCCGTAGATGACTCTGTCCTCTGAATCGAGGAAAACCGAAAAGAAGAACCCTGTCTTAGTATCATAGTACCCGCTCAAGTCTCCCTCACAGGTGTCCAGACGGTAAAGCATATAGATGGAATCGCCGTATAGAGTTTCCTTGAGCAAGACTTTCCGGATGATATCCTTCTCGCTTGCAAATTCAAAAACTGCGCCGTTGGCAGGAAGCGTCGAACTTCGTTTCGTCCGCAGCAGCTCATGCATCTCATCAGGCATCATCACGGGCAGCGCAACAATAGAAAAGAACTTATTTGCGATAGCAGAAAAGCGGTGTTGTGGGAGTATGTCGAAGGTGTATTCGTTGATGAGCGCAGCCATGCCCGCAATCTGATTGGAAAAAATTCTGTCTACTTGCGTATAGAGTTCCAAATCATCTGTGTTTTGGATATAGTCATATCCCCACTTACCGTAGATTTCCTTGATTTGAGCATTCAGTTCCAATGGGGAACGGATTTTCCCGTCGAGATGACGACGCTCCAGTTCAAAGGATGGTTTGTCCAAAAAGGGGTAGGTATCTTCCATGACCAGCAGTTCACCGGTTGTTTTCATACCGCAGACGACCTTGGTCAAATCGAACTTGTCAGGGCGCAGGTATTCCGTCTGTTGCAGGAGGATACTGAAGTAACAGTACACCACATCAATATTGATGTTCGATTGATTCTCTTCCTTTGCGGTAAAGAGGAGCCGAGATGCGGCCATGAGGAAATCAAAGAACAAGGCGTACTCGGATTCCTTCTTGATTTTGTGAGCCGTAGCATTGAAGAAGCTGTGCAGTCCCTTGATAAATTTGTCAGGATTGGCGCCGGCCAGCTCTACCTGAGACTCGTATAGCCGAGAAAACGCCTTGCTCTCGATGTCACTGCAGAAGAAGTACAGAGAAGAAGATAACTCAGCAAACGGAATGTTTTGCAGCGTACTTACAGTGACAACTGCAGTATTCATCGTTCTCCGCTGCAATAGGTTTGCTGGCCCATAACCGTCGCCGTATTTCCGGTCGAACCAGTTGCTCCACTTTTTCAAGAGCGCGTAATCGGCATCCAGAGCCATTGTGAACAGTCCCCCTTGTTCATAAGTTTATTCTATTTTACAACATCCCGAAAAACATTTCCAGCTAATTGTTACCCGTATAAGATGTTCCCAATTTTGTCTAATATCTCACCAGAGGTTACTGCTTTTTTCAATTTATCCAAATCCATAAATAGACCGTAGATTGATTTTTCACAATTACCAAGCGGATAAATGTTTATATTGTCTTCCCTGCATTTTTTTACACTGTTACAGAGTGCGGCTGTGAAACATCTTTTGTTCCAGACAGCTATAATAAATAAGCGATATGTATGAATAAAGCAAGAAACAATCTTTGCATTATCTTTCCCAATGCGCTGTTGCTGCTCAAGTAATGACACGGCCATTAGTTCATATTCTTCCAGTTTGCTAAGTTTATCTCTCATTGTGTGAATCACAAAAGAGGAATTCTCATCAAGCCTTACAGGAGAAAGAACGTTAATTATTTTGTCCTCAACATCAGATATTTGCCGCTTGGCAAGGCTCCCTGCATCTTCAGTAAAAGGTGACATAATTTCGCTAAACCTCTCCACATTATACATTGCGTCTTGTAAGCAAAGAAAAAGGCCTGCCAAATCACGCTTATACTGTATTGATACACTCTCATTCACCTGCTTTTGTGTTGTTTTCAACATGGAATAAGAAATAAATAACGAAAATGCTGCGACTAAAACCGTCGCAACGTCTGCTATAAGTCTAACAACTTCAATCAACGAGACAGATAGTACGACTGGAGCAACAAATATCATTTTTACCTCTCTTTTTTTCCTTCTTACAAGTTTTCAATAAACAGCAGGGGAGAAGTTCCACCTTCTCCCCTACTGTTTTCGTCTTCAAGCCGCGAACCGAAATCTCAGCTAAACACTGATGCCGTGTCAACAGCAGAATACCATCCACCAACCACACTGGAAATCAGTGCGCCGGAAAGGATGGTGCCGAGGATACTCAGACCGACTGCCACGCAGAATCCAATCAGGGCCCACTTCCCCACAGCCTTTGCCTTAATAGGGGTCGAATTCTGCCACGACAGATACAGAATCAGGCCAACCAGCGGGATGAGGAACGACAGGATGTTCAGACCGGTAGAAGGCTTGTCCACCTCGACATTCTTGCTCGCCACGGCGCAGCCGCAGGAGGGGCAGATGACGGCGTTATCATCGACTTCTTTACCACAGTTATTGCAGTATTTCATATTGTTCTCTCTTTCCGGGGAGGGCTACTCCCCTGCTTTTATTTTTTTGCAAAAACAGGGGCGCAGACCTTGTGCCTGCGCCCCTGAATTCACTTTGAGTGATTGCTCAGGTGGGGATGTGCTTACTCGGCGAACTGCTCCTTCTTGCGACGGAACATGAACATCGCCGTAGCGCAGCAAGCGATGGTACTGAACGTACCCAGCATGGCCCACAAGCCGATGCCTTCATCGCCGGTCTGGACGCTATCGCGGAAGTACACCGTCTGAGCGCCGTCCATCAGGTCGTTGTGCGTTGCGATGACATTGCCGGCTTCGGCCTTGCCTTCGTACAGTGTCTCGAACACAACGATAGCGTGGTCCTTCAGCTTGGATGCGTCGAACTTGAACGTAACGTTCACAGCGCCATTGGCGGACTTGGGAGTGAAGGTAGTGGACGCGGTAATCAGGTTGCCGTTGTTGTCCTTCAGGGCAACGCCGGTATCCTTATCCATCAGCGTACCAACCAGCACGTAGGTCTTACCCACGGTCAGGCCGGTGTAGTTGACGGTATCCACGATTTTCACGTTCTTGCCAGCCACGGAGTTCTTCTTGTCCTTGCCGTCGAAGGTGGCAGTCGTAGAGATGCTCGGACCGGAATAGGTCGGGATGCGCTTGACAGTCACGGTCTGGTCAACATCGTTGATGTCGGTGTGCGTAGCGACCGTAGTGCCATTGCGGGTCAGAGTCTCGAACACGACCAGCGTCTTGCCACCCAGAATGGAGGCATCGAACACGAAGCTCACATCCACAGTACCGTCAGAGGACTTGGCCTCGAACTCGGTAGTGGCGGTGATTTCCTTGTTGTTGCGGCCCAGAATAGGCTCACCCGTCGCCTTGTCCATCAGCTTACCAATTACGGTGTACTTATTGCCGGCAATCAGGCCCTTATAGGACACGGTATCGACCAGCTCGACCTTGCTGTAGGCCCAGAATTCCTTCTTGCCATCAGCAGCGTTCTTAGCGGTGGTCTTGATTTCAGGGCTGTTGACAGTCACAGTCTGGTCAACATCGTCGATGTCGGCGTGAACTGCGATTTCAATGTCCTTGTACTGCAGGGACTCGAACACAACGATGGACTGGCCCCGCAGCAGAGATGCATCGAGCACGAAGAACACGTCAACAGTGCCATTGGACGCCTCAGCGGTGAAAGTAACGGAGGAGGTAATTTCCTTTCCGTCCTTATCCTTCAGGGGCTCGTTGGTAGCCTTGTTCATCAGCTTACCGGAAACAGTGTACTTCTCGCCAGCAATCAGGCCCTTATAGGACACGGTATCCTTGATTTCAGCGCGGGCTTCGGGGTCGAGGGTCTTGCCGTTGGTGGCGTTGTTCACGGCCTTTGTACCGATTTCGGGAACGCCGATGGTGACGGTCTGCCCCTCATCGTTGATATCCTCGTGACTCACAAACACGGGTTTATTGGAGTCGCCGGGAACAATCTCGTTGCCCAGATACACACGCTCGAATACCACCAGCGACTTGCCGGCCAGCTTGGAAGCGTCAAAGACGAACTTCACATCCACCGTACCAGTGGCAGCTTCGGGAGTGAACACCTTGTAAGAGGTAACGGGGTCGCCGTTGGCATCGGTAACGGGCTTGCCGGTGGCCTTATCCATCAGCGTACCGATAGCGATGAACTCCTTACCCACGGGCATATTCTCGTAGGAGATGGTATCCACCAGAATCACATCAGCCAGAGGCATGAACTCCTTGCCGCCAACAGCGTTCTTGGCCGTGGTGCCAATCTTGGGGTTCAGGATTACAACGGTCTGGTCAACATCGTTGATGTCGGCATGAGTCGCAACGACCTTCTCACCACGCTTCAGGTCCTCGAAAGCAACGAGGGACTCGCCGCCCAGCAGAGAAGCATCGAAGGTGAACTCCAGCTCCACATAGCCGGTAAAGTCGGCCTCGGCCTTGAAGGTCTTGGAAGCAGTGATGCGGTTGCCCTGAGCATCCAGCAGAGGCTCACCAGTGGACTTAACCACCAGATAGCCCTCGACCGTATAGGTCTTGTTGGGGATGACATCAGTGCATTCCACCTTATCAATGATAGTGACGGAGGTGGAAGGAATGATTTCCTTGTTGCCGTCCTTATCGGTGGCAGTGGTCTTGACCTTGGGGGTCACAGCCTCATCCTCAGCGACGATGCTCACGGTCACAAGACCGGTCTCAGCGTCCAGAGAGATGGTGTCGGGAGTGACGTCGAAGCGGATGGGAGTGTCCATCAGCTCGTAGCCCTTGGGGGCCTTGGTCTCGACCAGATGATAGCCCTCACCATAAGGCAGAACCAGAGGAGTCACAAAGTAACCCTCATCATTGGTCACGAATGTATCAATATACTTGACAGTGGGATAAGTGACCTTCTGAGACACCTTGTTGCCATCGGGGTCATAAATCTGGAACTCAGCGCCGCCCCAAGGAATGACTTCGCCATCGAACTCATCGACCTTCACAACGCGCAGATACGCAGTGATGGGGCCGTTGTTGACAGCCAAATCATGATGGTCACGGTCAACTTCGCCAACCAGAACGGTGAACTCAGGTGCGAGGCCTGCGCCCTTGTCGCCGGCCTTGGTCTGACGCACCACATAGGTGCCGTAAGGCAGCTCGATGGACTTGCCGCTGTAACCCAGCTCATTGGTGGTCAGCGTACCACGCTCGTCCTCCTTGGAGTTCTCATAGGAGCCAGCAGACTGCAGCCAGTAGATGAACTCAGCGCCGCCCTCGAACTTAGCGGGGCCGGAAGTGCCATCGGAGATGAACTTGGTGATAGCGAACGTACCACGGTTGATGACCTCAACAGAGGTAATCAGAGGAGCAGAGTTGTGCTCAATGGTGTAGTTCTCAGGCTCAGAACCAACGGGATACACGGTCTCGTCAATCTGATAGCCGGTAGGAGCCTTGATTTCACGGATGGTGTAATCGTAGCCGCAGATGTACTCGTCGGTCGTGAACGTGCCGTCCTTACCGATGACGTACTCCTTCACCAGCTCGTCGCCCTTATACAGACCATACACAGCACCCTCGAAAACGCCATCGCCGCGAGGAATGTCAACGGTCTCGGAGTCGGTCTTCTTGACAGTGACCTTCCACTTCTTCAGTACGTTGCTCACAGCCGTATCGGTCGTCTTCTGGTACTCGACCACAAGACCTTCCTGAACAGCGGGGATGACGTACTTCACAGCGGTATCGACCTCTTCCAGCGTGTAGTTGTTGCCAATCAGGACATCCTTGAAGATGGCAACGCCGTCAGCGTTGGTGGTAGCGGTCATATCCACAGCATCGCCGGAAATGGCAGTGCCGTACAGACGGAAAGTAATGCCCTCGACTAAACCATCCTCGGAGGTCTTGGTCACGCGCAGGTCGCCGCGCTTGAGCTTGTTGTAGACTTCCACATCAGTGGTGTTGCCCAGCGTCACCTTGACACCAGCCTTCACCTCAGGAACAACGTACTTCGCAGCGGTGTTGACTTCCTCAACGCTGTAATTGTTACCAATCAGAACGTTATTGAAAGTAGCGATACCGTTTGCGTCAGTAACAGCGGTCATGTCAACGGTCTCACCGTTGATGGCCGTACCGTACAGCCGGAACGTGATACCGGCGGTCTTGCCGTCCTCAGAGGTCTTCTTGACCTCAACGGCACCGCGAGCCAGCTTGTTCTCGAACTGCAGGTTGGTCGTTTTGTTCAGAGAAATAGTCACGCCCTCCTGAATGGTGGGAACGACATATCTCTCAGCGGTGTTGATTTCCTGCACGGTGTAGTTGTTACCGATAAGGATATCCTTAAACAGAATCACACCGTTCTCATCGGTGGTAGCCGTCTCGTTGACAGCCGCACCGGAGATGGAAGTACCGGACAGGCGGAAAGTCATACCGGACACGAAGCCATCCTCGGAAGTCTTCGTGATTTTCAGATTACCGCGAGCCAGCTTATTCTCGAACTTGGCTTCAGTGGCGGCGTTGTACTCAACGACAACACCAGCCTGAACTTCAGGAACCACATACTTTGCAGCGGTATTGATTTCCTCAAGTTTGTAGTTTTTACCAATAGGAACGTTGTTGAAGGTGGCAACGCCGTTCGCATCGGTAGTAGCGGTCATATTTACGGACGTACCGGCAGCGGAAGTGCCGGACAGCCGGAAGGTATGACCGGCAACCTGACCATCCTCAGACATCTTCGTAATCTTGACAGTGCCCTTCTTCAGAACGTTGTTGAAGCTCACTGTTTTGACGTCTCCGATTGCGATGGTCACAGTCTGAGATGTCGTCGGAATGTAGTTTTCCGACGTCTTCTCTGTCACAGTGTACGTACCGGGCTGCAGGTCAGCAATGGTGATTTTGCCGTTGGCAGCAGTTGTCACGGTTTTGCTGAAGCCGTTGGGACCGGTCACGGTGAAGCTCACGCCGCCAGCCTTGCCATCCTCAGAGGTCTTGGCAATGGTCAGGTCTCCGGTGGTCTTCGTGACCTTTGCTCTGACGTAAGCCGTAACAGGGTCAGGCCAACCATTCAGAGCAACACAATCTTGCTTACCTCCGCCAGCAACAAGAACATAGGCATTGACACTATCAGGGTCAATCACATTACCCTCGGCAGGATTTGACGCAATGCCATTCAACATACTCTTTGCTGCCTCGGCTGTGGCGCTGATTGTCAGATTGTAGCCACTCTGAATTGTTTCGACGCCGGCCAGATTGAACGTAAAGTCCTCGAAGTTCGGCAGAACCCTGTTGGAGTCATATTCAGTCGCTGTCCATTTGGTGCCATCCCATTCAAGCTCAATATCCTTTGCGGTGTTTTTAGGACTGTATACAGCAAAGCTGGGGATTTTAGATTGCTGGTTAATCATGCTCCAAATGTAATCGTGAGCAGCCTTGATATAAGGTGCAACATCAGAATCATAAGAGTGTCCGGGTCCAACAAAGAGGTCGCTCAAGTCTGAGTAAGGGCCAACAATCTCCCAAATTACTTCCTGAGTAGCGCACCATGCATACGTGCCATTGCCGGCATAAGATAGAAGTGTTCTATCATCCACACCACCATATCCGTAGGCAAGAGCAAGACGGACATCATCGCTACCCCAAAAAGTATTTGCATCAACAGAAGTGCCACTACCGGGAGCTCCCTTGTGAGGTTCGATACAATAAGCGGGCTGGCCGTTGAAATATTTTACAACAGCACTTGTATACGGCTCAAATGCTGACAGCCACGTACTGTTGTAACTCATATCGTCACCGGTCGTAATGGTTCCGGAGGAACGAGCGGGTGCTCTCATGGCACTGATAGCTCTGGGTGCGTTCTGCGCTGACCCGTAAAGGACGGAAACGCTCACGGGAGTGTCCCCACCCGCATAAGGGTCGGAAACTTCTTCGCTTACAGAAACCTTATCAGATTCCTTCTTTCCGTCCTCAGCCTTTCCAGCGTTAGACTGAACAGGCTGCTCATCCTTAGAAGAGTTATCCTTGGAAACGTCCTTTTTTTCTTCGTCTCCATTGCTTGCGACATCCTTATCAGCGTCGCTCTTACCCTCAACGGCAGGAGCCTCGGCATCCTTCTTACCATCATCGGGAGTCTTCGCGTCTTCTGTGGCGTTATAGACCAAATCGCCATCGCCAGAATCAGTCTTCCCAACCTCTACAGGGTCAGAAACACTTTCGATAACGACCGAATTGCTGCCGCCATCCGCATCCGCTGCATACACGGATGTCGGGAGCAATCCGACCACCATCACCAGCGTCAGCAACATAGCTACTACGCCACGCAGCTTCTTGTGTTTCATGGTTTTTGAAATCTCCTTTCAAAAATTTTTGAAGATTAACCGGCCTTTCTACCTTTACATGAATATGATATTTTGCCAAGTTCGAGATGCAAAAAAGGCAGGAGACCGACGCTCTCCATAATCCCATAGTAGCATATTCGATTATATTGTCAACACATCCGGAGACACAAATTTCTAAACACAACGAATTTGTCAAATAGTTCATGGGCAAGAAGAAGGCAGCGGCTTTTTGCCGCTGCCTTCTTGAATTACCGTTATTAGTTAGCCACCGTAGTAAACGAAGATTTCATGATAGCCCGCAGATGCATTCCAGCGAACAACACAGTTGATACCAACATACCATCCCTCAATTTCGGGATACCATTCACCGTTGCGCTCAAGAGCACTCTTAACATAGTCAACTTTCTGTTTGATTGCGGACTCAACCCATTCCTGATTCCAGCAGGACTCAGGGCAATCGCGTTCCAGATAGATGGGAGGGAAATAACTTCTGCAAGCAGAGTCTACAGTAAAGCCATAACCCTCTGCATAAGAGTTACCAACGGACATTGCAGCCGCACAGTCGATGTCAGCCTTAGTCGGCTTTGTGGGCTTGGTGGGCTCGGTGGGAGTAGTAGAACCACCACCAGTGGAACCGCTGTTGTCGTCAGAGGGCTTGCTGGGAGTAGTGCTGCCACCGTTGCCGCCGGAGGGCTTGTCAGGCGTGGTAGTCTGCTTGTTGTTCTGGTAGTAGGCCCAAGCCTCGTCAGCGGTGCGGCCACCGGCGGCCTTCTTGGAGCCTGCACCCCACTGACCGTCAGCGGTCACGCCATACCAACGCTGCAGCTCCTTCACCTGAGCAGTAGTCAGGCTGCCGTTGTCATAGCTGGGAGTAGAGGGCTTCTGAGAGGGAGTCTCTGTCTTGGTATCGCTCTTGTTGTCAGACTTGTTATCCGTCTTCGTGTCGGTCTTCGTGTCCGTCTTGGAGGTATCCTGCTTATTGTCAGCGGGCTTCTTCTCATCCTTCTTGGACTCGTCAACCTTGGTCTCGGTCTTCTTGTCGTCGGCCTTGACCTCATCCTTGGCATCGGTCTTATCCTCGGTCTTCTGAGCATCATCGACCTTGGGTTCCTCCGCCTTCTCATCTGTCACGTTTCCGGACTGCTCGACATAAGCGGTGATATCCTCCGCCTTGACGACCACATTGCCATCCGCATCCAGCACATTGCCGTCCGCATCCAGCGTGAAGTCGGTCACTGCCTTGCCGTCCTTGTCCACCAGAACCTTTTCGCCGGTCTCAGTCGTCTGCACGTAGCATCCGATTTCCTCGCCGGTCTTGGTTTCCTCGCTGGTCTTGTTGCCACAGGCCACCAAACTCATGGTCATCACCAGAGCCAGCAGCAGGGCCATAAAATTCTTCATCTTTTTCATTGTCATAGTTCCTTTCTTAAAATTCAAAATTTGCTCAGGGAATGTATTCAAATAAATGACCAGTGCGCGAGGATTTGTTCTGTGGAAACTTGACATTATTTTTGATGTGCTGACTATAACACGAATATAAAAAAATGTCAAGTCTCGATTTTGTAAAAATATGAATCTGAGGTGCAAAAAGCACAAGGTCTTGTGTTCCAAAAATCTGAAACCCTTGATGTAGCAACAGCTTCAGCAGTCCACTGCCCTCCAAATTTCTCCTGAAAAATTTTTGCAAAAAAATTGAGCCGGAGGTTTTCTCCGGCCCAATTTTGGGTTTCTATGAGGTCTGCTGACCCCATTTAAGTTATTTGTTCTTCTTGCGCTTGATGGTGGACACGACCACAACCACAACTACCGCACCCAGAGCAATCGCTCCGATTGCGATGTAGATGCCGATTCCGCTATCGCCGGTCTTGGGAGAAACGGTGACAGTCACAGTCTGACCAGCATCATTGATATCGGTATGGCTCAGGTACGGAGTGCCAGCCACGTCCTTACCGACGTACATCTCCTCAAATACGACAATCTTCGCACCCTTGATGTTCCCCGCGTTAAAGGAGAACTTCATATCAACGGAGCCATCGGAGGTCTTCGGGGTAAATGTCAGCGTGGAGGTCACTTCCCTATCGTTCGTGTCGCGGAGCGCCACGCCCGTCTGAGCATCCATCAACTTACCAACCAGCGTGTAGGTCTGGCCGACAGTCAGACCGGAGTAGCTCACGGTATCCACAATCACAAGGCGAGAGGCATAGCCGCTGGACTTTGCGCCATTGGCAAACGTTGCCGTCGTGCTCATGGTAGGACCGCTGCGATAATGGACACGGTCAACGGTCACGGTCTGCTCCTCATCCGTGATGTCGGCGTGAGCAGCGATACTCATGTTGTCGTAGAAGAGTTCCTCGTAGACGACAAGGGTCTTCCCTGCCACGGAACGAGCGCTGAAGATGAAGGATACGGTCGTTGTGCCATCAGCCTTTTCAGGAGTAAAGGTCGCTGTAGCGGTCAAAGGCTTATTGTCCTTGTCCATTACAGCCTTACCCTCGAACTTGTCGCCAGTCTTCACCTTCTCCATCAGAGTACCGACCAGTGTGTACTCATGGCCGGGAATGAGACCTGTGTAGGTCACAGTATCGACCAGTTCGGCCTTTTCATACGGTGAGAAAGTCTTCTTTCCGGTGGAGGCATTGGAAGCAGATGTCTTGACAGACGGGTTTGTGAAGGTAACGGTCTGAGCAGCATCCTCCAAGTCCTCGTGAGTTGTCAGTGCGGTTTCATCGCCCTCATTATAGAAGAGGTACTCGAAAACAACGACATCCTTACCTGCAAGGGCTCTACCATCGAACTCGAATACCACATCGACGGAACCGGAAAGCGCATCGGGAGTAAAGGATGTAGAAGCTGTGACAGGATTGCCGTCCTTATCATTCACTGCCTCGCCAGATGCCTTATCCATCAGCTTTCCGACAAGCGTATACTTGTGGGCAGCGGAGAGATGGTCATACTTCACGGTATCGACCAAAACAATCTTTTCTGCAGGGTCGAACAGCTTTCCGCCATCGGCCTTGTTGGTCGCAGTAGTACCAACAATAATGGGAGCCTTGACGTCAACAGACTGGTCTTCGTCATTGATATCCTTGTGAGATGCAACAACGGAATTACCATAGTACAGGTTTTCAAAAACGACCAGCGTACGTCCAAAGAAAGTACGTGCGTCGAACTTGAACTCAACAACCACGGAACCACTCTCCGCCTCAGGCGTAAAGGTGGTCTCTGCGGTGATGGTCTTCCCTCCTGTGTTCTCTACGGGCTTGCCGGTTGCCTTATCCATCAGAGTACCGACAACCTTGTACGTATGCCCGACGATGAGGACTTCGTAGGTCACGGTATCCTTCAGTACGACATCAGCAGTAGGCTCAAACACCTTCGTGCTATCAGCGGCGTTCTCAGCGGAGGTCTTGATGGAAGACTTCACCACGGTCACGGTCTGGTCAGCATCCTCAATATCCTTATGAGCCGCAACAGGGTTCTTATCGTCGGCATTAAAGAACAGCTCTTCAAATACCACGATGTCACGTCCCTTTACGGAGGAGGCGTCAAACTCGATTGCAGCGACGACCGAGCCGGCAGTGCTCTCCGGAGCGAACTGCATCTCCGCAACAACAGGCACACCGTTGTTCAGCACAGGCTCACCGGTGGTCTTGTCAACCAAGCTGCTTCTCAGCGTGTAGGTGTGACCGGTAGACAGGTGGCGATACACCACGGTATCGTTGATGATAGAGGTTTCAGAGGCATCAATGAGCTTGCCCTCATCAACTGCGCTCACCGCGATAGTTCGCATAAATTCAGGGTTATGGACCGTGGTGGTTTGCTCCTCATCATTGATATCCTCGTGAGATGCAATGACAGTCCCGTTAAACAGGAGCTTCTCAAATGCCACGATAGTCTTACCGTACAGTTCGGTTGCAGCAAAGGTAAACTCGACATCGACCGTACCGCAGGCAGCTTCGGGGACGAACTCGACGGAAGCAGTTACGATGTTTCCATCAATATCCTTGATGGCTTTCCCAGTTTCCTCATCCATCAGGGTTCCGGTCACGGTGTACTTGTGCCCCACAATAAGGTTGTTGTAGAACACAGTATCCTTCAGCGTGACCGTGGTATCCGGCTCAAACACCTTGCCGTTATCCTCTTTGTTCACGGCAACGGTCTGTACTTCAGGACTCGTCACAGAAACGGTCTGGCTGCCATCGACGATATCCTTATGGACTGCGACAGGTTCGGTATCGTCAACGTTAAAGTAGATTTCCTCGAATACGACAACATCCTTACCCTTCAAGAAAGAGGCATTGAAAGTGAACTGCATATCCACAGAGCCGCTTGTTGCCGCAGGCGTGAAGACCTGTTCGAATACAACCTCTGTTCCGCCGCTCTTGATAGGTTCGCCAGTCTCCTTGTTCATCAGCGTACCACGCAGCGTGTACTCGTGGCCGGTGGAGAGATGCTCATAGGTTACAGTATCGGTGATTTTCACGTTTGCAGCGGGGTCAATGAACTTACCGCCATCAAGTGTTCCAACTGCTGTTGTACCAGTGATATTGGGATTGTAAACCTGTACGGTCTGTCCCTTATCATTGATGTTTTCATGGGATGCAATCTCAGTGTCGTTGTAGAAAATCTTCTCGAATACAACGAGGTCTTTGCCGAACAGCTCGGTAGCAGTAAAGGTAAACTCAACATCAATGCTACCGTTGGCATCCTTTGCCTTAAAAGTCTTCTCAACGGTAATCGTATTACCATTCGCATCGACCACAGGCTTGCCGGTTGCCTTATCCATCAGTGTTCCGGAGACCTTATAGGTATGACCGTCAATCAGGCCAGTGAAGGAAACGGTATCCAGAATCGTGACTTTCTTTTCAGGTTCAAGCATTTTGCTGCCATCAGCCTTATTGGAAGCCGTGGTCTTAACGGTGGGCTTCGCTACCGTTACGGTCTGGCCTTCATCGTCAAGGTCTTTGTGGGACGCAACCGCAACAGTCTGCTGCTCGTAAAACAGTTCCTCGAATACAACGATGTCCTTATCCTGCATACCCATTGCATCGAAAGTAAACTCCATGTCGATGCTGCCGTATGCCTTCTTTGCGGTGAAGGATTTCTCAACGACAATAGGCTTTCCGTTCAGCAGAACAGGCTCACCAGAAGTCTGATAAACCAGTGTCCCACGCAGCCTATAGTCGTGTTTTGCTGACAGGTGTTCATACTTGACAGTATCACGAATTACGACATTTCCGGCTGCATCAATGAATTTTCCGCCGCCCTCGCCATTCTCGGCGGTCGTATCGGACAGTTCGGGCATATAGAACGTGGCAGACTGGTCAACATCGTCGATGTCTTCATGCTTGGCGATGATATTTCCATCATAGGAAACAGTCTCAAACGCCACGACCGTCTTCCCAAACAGCGCTGAGGAGTCAAACGTAAAGTAGACATCAACAGAACCGTCGGAAGATGTGGGCACAAATATCGTCTTGCCCGTGATTTCCCCGTTTCCTCCGACCAGCACTCGGCCAGTAGCCTTATCCATCAGGCGGCCTTCAGCAACGTAAGTATGACCGGGAATGAGGTTGTGGTAGCTCACGGTATCGACAAGAACAGTAGCCAACGAAGAGACGAAGAATTGGTTCTTATCAGGGCTTGCGTTCATCGTCGTACCAATGCTGGGCTCGGTGACAATCACGGTCTGCGCTTCATCACGGAGGTCTGTATGCTTCGCACAAGGCTCGACGTCGTTCTCATTGAAGAAGAGTTCCTCAAATACCACAACACTCTTGCCTGCGAGCTGAGAGGCATTCAAAGTGAATGTCATATCCACGGAGCCAAAAGTCCGCTTCGGTGTAAACTTGATAGATACAACCGTGTTGGGCAGTTCTTCACCAGTTTCACCATTCATCAGTCGTCCAACCAGTGTATACTCGTGGTCGGGTGTCACATGGGAATAGGTAACGGTATCAGTGATGGAAACCTTCTTGGCTGCATCGACCAAATTGTTGCCGCCATCAGTGTTCTCAGCGCTCGTTGAGATGCTTGGCGTGTTGATTTTCACGGTCTGGTTATCGTCCTCAAAGTCCTTATGCTCGGCGATAATCGTACCGTTGAAAGCCAATTCCTCAAACACGACCAAGGACTGACCATAGAGCTGCGAAGCATCGAAGGTAAACTCGACATTGACTTTTCCGTTCACACTGCGGGCTGTAAAGGTCGTGCTGCCTGTTACGGGAGTTCCATTAGAATTCAGCACAGGAGCGCCAGTCTGCTTATTCATCAGCGTACCGGACACGGTATATTCATGTCCCTTACTCAGACCTGAATACGTGACGGTATCAATCAGTTTCACAGAACTCTTGGGGTCGAAGAACTTGGAATTGCCCTCTGCGTTCTTTGCGCTGGTCTTGATTTCCGGAGTATTAAAGGTCAAAGACTGCTTCAGGTCGTTAATGTCAGTGTGTTTGCCTGCAGGAATCTCCTCGTTTTTATTGAAGTACAGATACTCAAACACCACGAGGGTCTTCCCCGCCATATTGCTGGCATCAAAGGTAAACTCTACATTCACAGTCCCAGCAACACGCTCAGGTGTGAACGTGGTCTTGCCGGTAATCTCATTACCCTTCGCATCGAGCAGAGCCTTGCCGGTATCCTTGTCCATCAGCTTACCGATGATGGTGTACTCATGGTCGGGAGTCAGATGGCGGTAATACACGGTATCCACGATATGAGTCCCCTTAGCGGGGTCAATCAGGTTGGTATTGCCGTCATCGTTCAGGGCCTTAGTGCTCAACTCAGGAGCGAAGAAAATGGCTTCCTGCTTCTCGTCCGTAAGGTCTTTGTGCTCGGCGATAATGGTGTTGTGATAGTACAGAGACTCAAAGGCGATAACGCTCTGGCCGTACAGAATAGATGCATTCAGCGTGAAGGTCACGTCAACGCTGCCATCCTTACTGGTCGGAACGAACTCAGTCTCGCCAGCTACCAATTTACCGTTGCCGTCACGGATGACATCGCCGGTATCCTTGGAAACGAGGTTGCCCATCACTTTATACGTGTGACCGGGCACGAGGTCGGTATAGGTCACGGTATCCGTGATAGTGATTTCGTTCAGGGGCTCAAAGTAGTTGTTCAGAGAGATGCTTTCGTTGATGGTCGTATGAACCGAAGGGGTATTCACAGCGACAGTCTGGCCTTCATCATTGATGTCCTTATGGACAGCGCAAGGAGTCGTGTCAGAAGCGCGGAAATACAGCTCCTCATAGACAACCAGAGAATCACCGTCAAGGCCGGAAGCATCAAAGGTAAATACCATCTCGGTGCTGCCCTTAGAGGCGGTAGGCGTAAACGTGTTCGTCACGGTTACGGTACGCCCGCCAGAAACCACAGGCTCACCGGTGCGCTTATTCATCACCGTACCAGTGATGGTGTACTCCTGACCGATGGTAAGGTGCTCGTATGCAATCGTATCCTTGATGACAACATTCTTTGCAGGGTCAATGAACTTTCCAGTACCCTCACCGTCAATAGCGGTAGTGCCGATTTCGGGGTTATATACCTTCACGGTCTGGTTGGCATCTGCATCATCTTCGTGAACCGTCAGCACCGTACCACGGTAGGACAGCTTCTCGAAGATAACCAGCGTATGCCCATACAACTCGGAAGCATCAAAGATGAACTCGACATCTACTGTACCGGTCTTTGCCGTAGGCGTAAACGTCGTCGTGCCGGTAATGTCATTGCCGGCAGTATCTTTCAGGAACTCGCCCGTAGTTTTATCAAAGACCTTGCCAGTCAGCAGATAGGTATGCCCTTCAACGACCTTCTCATAAGAGACGGTATCCTTGATTTTTACGCTGTACTGCGCCTCAAGGAACTTCGTTCCGTCAGCAGCATTCACTGCGTTGGTTGTTATCTCAGGAGCCTCGACCGTCACGGTCTGGTCAGCATCGTCAATGTCCTCATGCGTCGCAACAGGCACTTCTGCGCTGATAGCAACATGGTAGAGTTTCTCGAAAGCAACGAGCTGGACGCCGGCAATCTCAGTGGCGTCGAAGGTAAAGACCACATCCACCGTACCTGAAGTGGTGGACGGCGTAAAGGTTGTCTCGCCAACAATGAAATTACCATTGTCATCCTTTGCGGGCTGCTGTGTGTCCTTATCCATCATCTGCCCACTCAGTACATATTTATGGCCGGGTGTCAGGTGCTTATAGGATACGGTATCAACGATAGAAACACCAACGGAGGGGTCAACAACCTTCACGTTACCATCAGGGTTATTCGCTGAGGTCTTGATTTCAGGAGCGTAGAAAGCTACGGTCTGGTCGGTATCCACAATATCCTTGTGGCTTGCTACCTCAACACCATCACGATGCAGCGTATCGAAAACAACAACAGCATCGCCGGCAATCAGAGAAGCATCAAAGGTAAAGGTCAGCTCCGTGGAACCATTGAAGTTGTCACCTGCAACAAATGTGTTTGTTGCAGTGATGCGCTTACCGCTGCCATCCAGCAAAGGTTCACCTGTAGACTTCAGCACAAGATATCCATTCACGGTGTAGGTCTTGCCGGGGATTACATCTGTGCAGGATACTGTATCCTTGATAGTCACAGATGTCAGGGGCTCCATAGTCTTCTCCCCAGCAGCTCCCTTTGCCATGGTCTTGATTTCCGGTGTCACAGGACTATCCTTTGCCGTAACCACGATGACCTTCTTATCACCTTCCATCGTAGTGTTCTCTGCGTCAACATTGAACTCGATGGGAGTGGAATCCAGCTTGTAACCCTTGGGCGCCGTTACCTCGACCAGCGTATAGCCGCAACCAAACGGCAGCTCCTCAGGAGTAATCAGCTTACCTTCGGCATCGGTCTTAAATGTAGAGACAGTTGAAAGGCCATTCTTGAGAGAAACCAAAGCGCCCTCAGGGTCGTAGATTTGGAACTCCGCACCACTGTAAGGAATCAGGGTGTTATCCATCGCATCGAGCTTGACAATGCGAACAGAAGCATAGTAAGGACGGTCGTTCAAAACATAGAAGTATGTCTTGCCGTTCTCGGAAATAGTGACCTCAAAACCATGGAGCATATCCGCGCTTTCAAAGTCCTTCGTCTGGTCAATGATGTATGTACCGTAAGGCAGAGCCTTGGTGGTAGCATAACCGTCCTCGCCCACAACGATATGGTCTCGGTCGGTAGTCTTTGCTTTGGCGTAGCTGCCAGCAGCCTTCAGGTAGACGTCGAACTCAGCTCCAACTTCGGGAGTCACCTTGCCGGTCGGGAGAGCCTCCTCAACGCCGGTAGCCCCCACATCGGAGTGCTTGAAAATCTTGATGTAGCCCTTGATAACGCGCTCGGTAACGCCCAAGTCAGGAGCTGCATTGATTTCAATAACATAGTTCTTTGCCTCAGCACCGACGTGATACACGCTGTCATCCAGCAGATAACCAACGGAAGGAACGATTTCCTTGATGGTCCAGTTATCACCGCAGATGTAGACGTCCGTAGTGAACTTGCCATTGGCGTCAGTAGTGTACTGTTTCACCAGCTCATCACCATCATACAGACCGTAAATGGCACCTTTCAGCGTGGCATTACCCTGTGCTGTAGTCGTTTCGTTATCGCGCTTTGTGACGGTCACAGACCACTTCTTCAGCACGTTATGGATAGATGCGGTCGTGGTCTTATCCAACTTGACGTCGATACCGTCCTTGACGGCGGGAATGACGTAGCGGGCGGCAGTATCAACTTCTTCCAGAGAGTAATTATAACCGACCAACACGTTCTCGAAGGTCGCCACGCCAGCAGCGTTGGTCACGGCGGTCATATCAACGGCCTGTCCCTGTGCGGAAGTTCCTGTCAGGCGAAATTTGATGCCCTCAACGATACCATCTTCAGAGGTTTTAGTGACACTCACTGTACCACGGGCCAGCTTATTATACACGTTGGCATTTGTGGTTTTATTCAGAGTGACTACGATACCGGAAACGACATCGGGCACAATGTACTTCTCAGCAGTGCCGACCTCCTGAACGGTGTAATTTTCACCAATCAGGACGTTAGAGAAGGTCGCAATACCCTTGGCGTTTGTAGTGGCGGTCATGTCCACTGCGTCTCCGTTGCCAGCCGTGCCGGTCAAGCGGAACTTGATGCCGGACACCAAACCGTCTTCAGCAGTCTTGGTGACTGTGACAGTTCCACGAGCCAGCTTGTTGTAGACGGCGGCATCAGTAGTCTTACCCACAGTAATGGTGATACCATTCTGTGCTGCCGGAACCACATAGCGGGCAGCCGTGCCGACCTCGGTCAGCACATAGCTGTTGCCAACCAGCACATCCTTAAACTCGGCAATACCCTGTGCGTTAGTAGTCGCATCCAGAGACACTTTCGCACCGGAGGTTGATGTGCCTTCCAGATGGAACTTCACACCGGAAACCAAACCATCCTCGGAGGTCTTGGTGACACGGAGATTACCACGAGCAAGGTCGTTACGGAACGACAGCTTGGTCGTATCGTTGACCTTTACAGTCACGCCAGCCTGAACCGCAGGAACCACATAGCGAGCCGGAGTGTTGGCTTCCTGCACCGTATACTTCGAACCGATAGGCACGTTGGAGAATGTCGCTACACCCTTGGCATCTGTCTTAGCGGTCATGTTGACGGTCGTACCAGCATCGGAAGTGCCGGTCAGTGTGAATGTGAGGTTACTCACAACACCATCTTCGGAGGTCTTCGTTACCTGAACAGCTCCGACCTTGAGCTTATTCTGGATAGACACCGAAGTCTTATTGTTGATGGTTACGGTAACATTAACAGGGTTGACCACCTGATAGTAGGCCGGTGCATTGACCTCGGACACTGTGTAGCTGCCGATAAGAACATTGGAGAAGGTCGCAACACCGGAGGCATTGGTCACAGCATACAGGTCAACAGCGGTGCCGTCAATGGATGTTCCCTGCAAGCGGAACTTCACATTGGCAACTTTCCCGTCCTCAGAAGACTTCGTAACTTGAACCGAACCACGCGCCAACTTGTTGCTGACAGTCGCCCGCGCAGTCGAGTTATACTGCACCGTGACATTTTGCGCGGACACGGGGGCGTACTGCCTACCTGTATTTACTTCCGTCAGCGTATATGTACCAACAAGCACATTGGAGAATGTGGCCACGCCGCTGGCGTTGGTTGTTTCAGTAAGGTTTACTGTCTGTCCAGACAAAGATGTGCCCTTCAGATTAAACTGAACTCCGCTTACTTTTCCATCTTCGGAGGTCTTTGTGACAGTCACGTTGCCGCGAGCCAATTTATTTTCGAATGTTTTGGTTACAGACGTATTAGGCGTCGAAAGCGTAAACGTCTGGCTGACAGGGGCTACATATCTTCCGGGCGTATTTACCTCGGCAAGAACATAGTTGGAACCCAAGGGGACATTGGAGAACGTAGCCTTGCCGTTCGCATCTGTGGTCGCAGACAGATTTACAGCATCTCCCGCGTAAGACGTTCCCGTCAGTGTAAAAGTGAACCCTTGCAGAACTCCATCTTCCGATGTCTTCGTTACCTGCACGGTACACCGAGACACTTTGTTCTGGAAGGAGACACTCGCCGTGCCTCCAATCGTAACTGTCGCAGTCTGAACCCGATTCACAGCATAGTATCCTAACGGCGAAGATTCTGTAATCGTGTAAGTTCCGGGCTGCAGGTCTGTAATGCTGATTTTGCCGGATGCATTTGTCTTAAAGAGTCGGTTATACCCATTCGGCCCGGTTACAGTAAAACTGACGTTGGAAATGTTTTTCCCATTTTCAGACGTCTTTGTGATGTTCAGATTACCGGTTGTTTGCGTCACCTTCGCCCGCACATAACAAGTAACGGGGTCAGGCCAACCGTTCAGCGCAACGCAGTCCTGCTTGCCGCCACCTGCGACGAGAACGTAAGCATTGACGCTGTCGGGGTCAATCACATTCCCTTCTGATGCATAAGAAGCATATCCATTCAACAGACTCTTGGCAGCAGCGGAAGTTGCCGTAATAGTTAAGTAGTACCCTGAACTGCTTGCTGTCAATCCAGACAATCCAAATGTGAAATCTTCGAAATTCGGTAACACTCTGTTAGAGTCGTACTTCGTCGCCGTCCATTTCGACCCATCCCATGTCAGTTCGATGTCTTTTGCGGTGTTTTTAGGACTGTATACAGCAAAGCTGGGGATTTTAGATTGCTGGTTAATCATGCTCCAAATGTAATCGTGAGCAGCCTTGATAGGTTCAGCAACTTCAGGGTCATACTGATGACCGGGACCCACAAACAGGTCACTCAGGTCACTGTAGCCGCCAACAATTTCCCAAATAACCTCCTGCGTAGCACACCACGCATAGGTGCCGTTGCCAGCATACCAGAGCAACGTCGAGTCATCTGCGCCACCCCAGCCATAGGCAAGCGCAAGGCGAACTCTATCATCCCCCCAATAGCTGCTGGCATCGACGGAGGTGCCGGAGCCGGGTGCGCCCTTGTGAGGCTCAATACAGTAAGCTGGCTGTCCATTGAAGAATTTCTCAACAGCACTGGAATAGGGGGCAAACTCAGCCATCCACTTCCTGTTATAACCCATATCGAGGCCGGTCGTAATGGTTCCCGATGCACGAGCGGGAGCCCTCCTCGGACCAGAAGAGTTTTGCGGTGAGCCATACAAAGGCGTAACGCTCACGGGAGTATCTTCACCGGCATAGGGGTCCGAAAGACCTTCTTCATCATCAAAACTCTCGCCATCAGGAATAGATACTTCCAATGAGAATTCCGAGTCTGGAGAACTATTATCCTTCACCTCATCGGGAGACTTACTATCATCCGCTGTACCGTCGTTGCCATCTTGAGAGGATTCCTCGCCACTTCCGACAGCATCTTCCGTGTTTCCTTCGCCTTTTTCGTCAGGCACTCCGATAGATACTGTATCTTCTGCCGATGCACCATCACCCCCTTCCACCATACCGTCATCAGCAATTATCTCATTGCCGATGTCGTCCACACCAGTAATCTCCTCCCCCGCAGCAAATGCAGACGTAGGGAGCGTACCGGTCATCATCACAAGCACCAGCAGCATCGCAACGATACTGCGAAGTTTCTTGAAACGACTAATCTTCACAATTTCCAGCTCCTCTCGCAAAGTATTTCTTTCGTCCACGTGCCCGTATTTTGCCCTCAAAGTCGCTACAGGACAACGGATACGACGGACAAGTGTCTACATTTTCTACACTACCAAAATCCGATATTTTGTCAACTACTTGGGAGCTGCAAATTTTCAGCGCTCCGTCATCTTTCACGACTCTTAGCGCACATACGTTCTGAACATTGCACAAAAAAAAGAAAGTGTGCAATCATTGCACACTTTCTTTACTCTGTTTTCGGTTATATTTAAGGCAGGAATTTACTCGCCAATCATGGCATCATAGAGCGTTTCGGCCAGAGCCATCAGCAGCTCCTTGTTTCCAGAGCGAACGACCTCATTGAGCCGCTGGCGGACCTCATTCTCGTTTCCACCGAGAATCTCAGGTTCATCGAAAACAAAGGTGACTCGAACGCCCTTGCTGGGTGCGGTCTTAGCTTTACCATCAATGGTAGCCCAAGACAGGCGCTCCTGCGGCCTCACAACGGCAGGCTGAGTAGCGGCTGCGGTATCATCCGCAACGGCATCAGGAGCGTTTGTAGAGCCCTCCTCGACCTCTGTATCAGGATAGTCGTACCCTACGGTTTCCACGGGGCCAGCATCGTGTGAGGCATCGTGAGAACCACCGCCAGAAGGTTCGTAGCCTTCGGGATAGTCACCGGAAGACAGCTCGTTGTCACGCACCTCATCAGGCACGGGCTCAGACGCCTGAGGCCTATCCTCAGTGGAAGCTGCAGGCATCTCCATGGGACGCCCCTCGTAGGTGTAGCGGATAGCCTTGGCATCAACCTCGTTCAGCGTCATGCTGGTGTCGGCAGCCATCTTGTCCGCAACCTCAGCCTGCTGTTCATCTGTCAGGAAAGAGAGCTGATAGGCCGCCGTGACCGTCATACGCCCCGCATCACAGAGAGACAGCACAGCATCGGAGCAGCCGTTCAGCTTGATATACATATCCAGCATACGGGCAGAGATACCAAACCTCTTGCACGCTACCTCGCTGGCACGGCCCAATACGGGGTCGTCAGCACTGTCGTTGGTACGCCGGCCCAGCTTGATGTTCTGCTCCGTCTTGACCGTATCCGTCCACAGCTTAAAAGACCTCGCCTTCTCGGACGGCAGCCACTCAGGACGCTGGATATTTGTCTCCACCATGATTTTACTTGCGGTCAGATTGTCAATATTGGTGACAAGGCAAGGCACTTCACGGAGCCCCGCATCAGTGCTTGCACTGAACCGACGGTGTCCAGCGATGATTTCAAAATCGCCGGCAATGGTCGGATGCGGACGCACAATGAGGGGCACGGTAACGCCGCTGTTGCGGATGCTGTCAACCATAGAGGCGTAGTCGCTATTCTTGACCACGAGGAAGGTATGCCCCTCGAACGGATGCAGCTTATTCAGCGCAATGTCCTGCACACGCCGGTCATCGACGCGCATGGCATCCATAGGGTTGTTGCCGAGCAGGGCGTCCAGCCCGTTGCCCTTGATAGCCGCATTCGCGGCCAGCTTATCTTTCAGCGAATTTGCCATTTCGAAATGACCTCCTTTGCAACGTCCATATAGAGCTCACCGACACGACTTCCCTTCTTGGCTACACAGGTGCGATGCTCGGTCGGTGCGTCGGATACTTCCTTGAGGTAGGGAATCATTGTCTCCAGTACCACGCCATCGCCCAGCGCTTCCGTCAGGTCATCCCGCGTAGTCTTCACGTTGCTGCGCCGCGTATCCGCACGGTTGATGAGGATACCGTCGATGGTCAGCTTGGGGTTCAGAGACTTCTGAATGCTGTCGATGGTACTCAGCAGGTCTGCCAAACCGTTGACAGCATATTCCTCAGCCTCCACAGGAATGATGATACTGTCCGCAGCAGTCAGTGCATTGGAAGTCAGCAGGTCGAGACTACCCTTACAGTCGATGATACAGACATCATAGACGCACTGGCTGCCAACAGCAGAGAGCGCTTTTGCCAGCACACGGTTTCCGTCTGCCACATTTGCCAGAATGGTCGGTGCAGAGGAGAGTGCAGGAGACGCAGGGATGAAGTCCACCTGCTCCTTTTCATTGTGCCGAATAAACGAACTCAGGGTGATGGGCATATTGTATGCCGTGAAATAAATGAGTTCATTGGTCGTGGTAGGCGTATTATCCTGCACAAAGCCCAGCGTGTCGGAAAGATTCCGCTGTGGGTCGATGTCTGCCAGCAGCACTTTCTGCCCAAGCCGAGCCAGTGCCGCGCCCAAGTTCACAGCGGTGGTGGTCTTCCCTACTCCGCCTTTTTGGTTACATACTGCTACGATTCTCATATCGTTTTCATCCTTTCAGGTATTTTTCTGTCTCCGAAAAGTGTGCAATGATTGCACACTTTTTTGCTTGATTTAGGAATGTGCTGACTCCTCCTACCTCTCAAGGAGTAGGCTTGCGGCGGGAAAAGTTAAATTATTTTGTCATTCAGATAATCCGTAAGGTATACAACCCTGTCATTTCGGAGTCTTATATACCTCACGATGGTATACAACCCTGTTATTTTGAGAACCTATACGCCGCAACGTGGCTATTGTGTGCAGCCCTTTCAGGTATACAACCCTGCTATTTCAGGGTTTCATACACCCGTCACAGGCATATTCAGTTCCCCAAAGATGCTGGTATCACCTCTCACATGATTACCAGCCAACAGAGTATTCCTGCTTCCACGACAACCATGCATCTCCACAGGCGTAAATTCCGGTTATACCGTCCGTACTCAGTTTTGGTTTCTTGGAAAAGTGTGCAATCATTGCACACTTTTCTTACTCAACGTCCTTCTTCTTTCGACCAATCACGGGAACCACCAGCAGCGCAGCGATGGAGACACCGGCCACAGCGAACACATACAGCCACCCGAAGGAAGTGTCACCCGTCTGAGGCGCATGAGGAACAGTCTCAGGGGAAGGCGTGCTGGGAGTGGTGTCATAATAGTAGTGACCGCCGCTGGGCTTATTTTCAGGCTTGGTATCAGGCTTATCTTCCGGCTTGTCCTCAGGCTTATCTTCGGGCTTGGTGATAGGCTTATCATCCTCATTCTTACCATCATCGCCGGGATTTTCAGGTTCCGCAGGGCGGTTGTAGCGGAGAATGATTTTATTCTCGCCACCCTCGGCAATCACGATAACCTCATAGTTGGCGGAAGTGAAGGTGTACGTACCATCCTTGAACGTGGTGTTCTTGGTAATGCCAGCAGCCCCGATGATGTCGCCAATATCGGCCTCAAGGATTTCCTCCGTCTGACCGTCCAGCTTACCATCGGTGTAATACTCATGGACAACCGTGAACTTTGTAGGGGCCTCGGTGTCTGTAGTACGGTCGTAGCGCAGAACCATGACGTTCTCAGCACCATCGACAACGACCATCTTTGCGGGAGTGGCAGAGGTAAAAGAGTATGCTTTCTTGTTGTAGGCAGTCATCTTAAAAATGCTCTCGGAGTCAACTTCAGTATTCTCTTCAGCGGACTGAGCCACGACAGCGACACCATCCATCTCACCATTGGTGTAATACTCATGCCGGATGGTATAAGGAACCATTGCGGGAACAACATCAACCGTGCGGTCATAGCGAACAACGATAGTATTATCGCCATCAACAGTCAGGGTAACGGAAGTGGGCGTGCAGGAGGTGAAGCCGTATGTCTCTTCGTTGTAGGTGGTGCAGCGGGTCACGCTGTCAGCGTCCAGCACAGTACCCTCGGCGCCGGCAGACTCAACTACTGTCTCGCCATCGAGTTCGTTGTTGGTATAATACTCATGCTTGATGGTGTAGTTCACCTCAACAGGAGTGACCTCAACAGTGCGGTCATAGCGCAGGACGATAGTATTTTCCTGACCATAATCCAGCGTCAGCTCAGAGGGAGTGCAGCCGGTATACTCATACTCGCCATCCTGATAGTTCAGAACCTTGACAATGGCATCCTCGGATACCACATATCCGGAAGCGTTTTCCTCTTCGATAGTGGTAGCGCCATCAAATACATCATTTGTGTAGTATTCGTGCCGAATAGTGTAAACAATGTTGATGTTCACAGGAGGCATAGGAGGCGTGGGAGGAGTCTCGACAACACGGTCGTAACGCAGCGTCATGGTTGCGCCCTCAGACACAATCATGACAGAGGGGTCAGCAGAAGTATACCCGTAGGTTTCATCGTTGTATTCGGTAATCTTATCCAACGTGAAACTGTCAATCTCAGTACCTTCCTCGGCAGTCTGTGTAACAGTGATGGAGCCGTCCAGTTCACCATTGGTGTAATACTCATGCTTGATGTTATAGGAAACCTCGACAGGCTCAACGTAGGGCAGATAGCCGCGCACAGTGGGAATATCGAAAGCAATGGTCTTCTCCACGCCGCCGAAGGTATAGGTCAACACAGCAGAGGGGTTGACATCATAGGCCTTTCCTTCTACGAAACCTTCCTTGTCAGTCTGGAGAGTAATGGGATAGGTTACGGTATAGGAACGAGTTCCCTTCTCCTCATCTACAGTAGGAGTCACTGCGGTGACGTTCCACGTCAAACCATCGGAAGTCTTTGCGATACCGAAAGCCTCCAACTCAGACACGGAACCAAGCTGGATGTAGCTGCCCATGGGTGCCACGACCGTACCGGCGTTGGTGGTCGTCACAATGGAATTGCCGATACTCTTGAACAGGTCGCTCAGTTCGTTCATGTCCTGCGTAGACAGGTAGTGGTCTGCGTCGGTCGCAACAGCCTTCATGGTGTCCTCGGCATTCTGCTTGCTGGTCTGCTCATTCTTGCCATAGCCATCCAGAAACACGGTGAAAATCTCAAAACCGGAATCCTTGGCAGCCTGCGCCTGAACGATAGCGGGCTGGCCGTTATCTGCATAGACCTTGTTAGTCAGAGTTGTGCGCTCATCATGCTCGCAGGTGACATCCAGAGAAGCATAGTGGTTGTCCTGCGTGTACTCGAAGTCGGAACCACTGCCAACGATGGAATTACGGTCGAAGCTGGTAACGAGGTTGCTGGCAGTGCCGCTGGACTTATTCCAGTTGTGGCGCCGGCCAGACTCGGTGCAGCCAGACCAATCAGCCGTACCGGTCAGACGATAGCTGTACGTGGGCATACCATCAGAGAACAGGACGATGACCTTCTGTGCAGAGCTCTTATCGGCAGCAAATACCTGCTGGGCAGCATAAATACCGGCCTGCACATTGGTGCCACCATCATAGATATCACTTACAGCAGTCGTCGCCGTGGTAACAGCCTCAGAGACCTTAGCCGTGTCGTTGGTCAGCCAACAGTGACTCCAGTATTTCGTACCAAAACTCACAACGGAGACCTGATTGCCGGCAGCAATGCCGTCTTTATCGAGGATGCCGGAGACAAACTCGTTCACAGCAGCTCTGGTATTAGTGCGCCGGTCGCCATCCATACTATTGGAGCGGTCGATGCACAGCACGATATGAACGGGCTTCACGGGCTCCAGTTCGACCAAATCGGAAGTAGTGACAGTCATCGTCACATCAAAGTCATTGCCAGTGGTGTGCGCTGCAGTCTCATGGACAGTAACCATACCGTCCGTGGACTTCATCAGGATACCCTGCTTCACAACCTCACCATCACGCACAGTGCTGGCGGCGTATGCCTTAATACCCACGCAGCTCAGGAGAACGCAGAGGAGTAAAAAGGCAGAGAGAATACGCTTAAAGTTCGTAATCGTCTTCATAATTCTTTTGTCCTTTCAAGTTTGAAAAAGTATGCCACCCTAAAGTGTGCAATGATTGCACACTTTTCAATTCGCCTCTCTTAGAGACTACCCCTTTTGCGTCTCGATAGGCGGTTCATAAAAATTTGCTCCCGCCTTATGGAAATGGTACAGTCACCGCTTCTTCAATCCGAAGCTATCTCTCACATAGAGTTCGGAATACACGGCAATTTCCTGCTTCAATGACGAACATCCGTCTCCACAGGCGTAAATTCCGGTCATACCATCCGTACTTAAAATCGCTCTCTGGAAAAGTGTGCAATCATTGCACACTTTTCGTTTACCCCCAGAACCCAACCTGACTGTAGTAGAAGAAGTCTCTCATAAGCTGGTTTCGGTTTGCGGGAGTGTCGGGCATCGTGTAACCGTCGCGGTAGTTACAAAGGAACAGCTCACCGTCCTCGACGCCGCACATGATGCCGACATGGTCATCTCTTGCGAAGATTGTTACCAATAACGTGTCCTCCTTTCTTCTTGGTTAAGCGTTGCTGTAGGCGGTCTGCACCACCACAGGCTCCGCAGGAACTTCAGGCGCCATATTGTTTTCGACCCATTTATCATGAGACTCCATGACAGGGCCTGTGATAGTCAACCCCTGCGGCCACATCGGGTACTTGCGGTCCTTGTCAGGAATACCACGGACGATAAGCGCAGGATTCACAGCGAACTCCCAGCCCTCCTTATCCTTGCGTACCACATAGATAAAGCCGTATTTCTGCAGGGCGGTAATCCACGAGGTAACGCTGCGGAGTTTTCCGCCAGTCGCCTCACACAGCGCATCGCGCCGACAGTATACGATATTCTCGTCGTTCATTTGTCCGGCGAGGTACATCACAATCGTCCATGCACCCTTGGACTGAAGCGTCAGTGCGACGATTTGCTCGATATAGTAGTTGTTGATGGAATATGCGGTCTTAGATTTATCACACATTTCGCTCACCCCCTCAGGACGTCTTTTCTTCTTGTTCTTCCTGCTCCGCCTGCCGAAGCACTTGGTTTTTCCAAATGGCGGAGGGAATTTTCTGTTTCTTCAGCGGGACGCCCCCAAACATGACGTCTGCATATGGGCCAGTGATGCCGATATCCGGTGGGAATGCACTCCGTTTCAAGCCGGAATACGTTCCTCGCCAGAAAATACGGTGGTTCACGGCGTATGTACCAGCCCCTCCCCTGCCGCCACGCCTCAACGTTACGACATATCCGTATTTTTTCAAATCGCTCATGGCACTGCAGAGCATCCGATATCCGATACCCGTTTCCTTCTCGATTTCAGAGTAGGAACAGGTAATGGCGTTGTATTTATCCATGTGTTCTACGAGATATAGCAGCGTGGCCGTGGCAGACGGGTTTTCCATTGTCAGCCCACACAGGTGTCCAATAAAATTGTCATTCATCTGAAAGAACTTACTGAATGGACAATGTGCCCTGCTGCTGACGACCACTTCCTCAGGGGTTCCATTCTTGAAGACCTCCTGCATAACCGCCGCCTGCATCTCTTTGGCCTGCTCGTCAAGGGAGATAACTACATTTGCCTTGAGCTGGCAGTAGTATTTCCCATTACCCCACGAATGCCATGTGATATCGCCGTTCAGCACATATATCGTGCCGTAGCCAGAGCGAAGAGTCATGAGCCAGCCGCCATTCCGAAGCTCTGCGATGCAACTGTAAATCGTCCGCGTCGTCATCTTCAGGCAGTCGGCGAGAACTCTCGCCGAGCATATGCAGGCATTCTCACCTCCCGCATTCGCTCTCAACGCCAGATATGTCACGAACGCACTGGGAGAGTTGTGCGCCAGCGCTGAAAGCTCCGCACTTTTCTCCTCGTTTATCTGCGTCCATGCGTAGTACACAGGAGCTTCTGTGCGGGACGGACCAGCGACAGCGCGAGGGTCTTCCCTGTTCTCTGTGCCGTTCAAATTGTCATAAGTCACGCTTAATCCCTCCCGTTTCTTAATCACAACGCTATACTAACACGAACATAAAAAAATGTCAAGTCTATATTGGCAAAAATCAGATATTTTGGCAAGTTTTTTCATGTTAAATTTGAAAAGTGTCGTTCAGTTTCATATTGGTGTGCAGTGACGCCGCAGGATAAAAAAGGACAGGCACAGACAACACCTCCTACGCCTGTAAAACACACCCGTTTTTATCATGAACCGACTTCTCAGGTCAATATGAAATTTGAGTACATGATAAAATTTTCCGAAAAATCCGGAAACCGTTGTGCCACAACGGATTGCTGGATTGGAAAAAATTGGCTCTCTCTATATATATTTACCTTATCTAAAATAAAAGCACTAACTTTTTGTGCGTTTTCAGCGTTCGGAAATGCGGTTTTACAGGCTCAGGCAGGGGACGATGAGCAGGGGTTTTCCAGTCGAACGGGAGGCCTCTGCGAAGCTGGGGAGCTTCGCTCCCGTGCCTGAAAAAAACGAAAACAGGAAATTTTCCTCGCAAGAGGCATTGACAAAATATCGCCTTGTGGTAGTATAGAACTATAATTACGAAGCTATCATTACGATGGAGCAGAAGCTCCTGTTTTTTAAGACACCATACGTATTCAAGAGAACATCATCCATGTCGATGATGGTCTCTTTTTGGATATATGTCCCATGCTAAATTTTTGGAAAGTCTTGTAAGTCCATTGCGGCAAAGACGAGAAAGGAGAAACACCCCTATGAACAACGGCTATTATTCCCAGCAACAGCCCCAGCAGTATCCGCAGCAGCAGATGTACCAACAGCCTGCTCCTCAGCCGATGTATCAGCAGCCTCAGCAGCAGATGTCTATGCAGCAGCAGCCGCAATATGCGCCTCCTGCACAGCCGCAGATGCGTGGGCCCAACGATATTATCGTCCGAGCGGATGCCAGTAAGCGCATTTTGGATTTCCGTAATGCGCTGGTTCCCGCAAATCCCGCAGACTATGCCATGCTGCATGGTGCCGGTGGCGCAAAGCACGCCGCCCGCTCCGGCATCAAGGTCGTCATCTGTGATTACAGCGGCGGTACTGGCAACGGCAAGAGCATCAGCGTGGCCGCAAATGCAAGCCCCGACCTCTTCCCTATTCTGGCGGATGTCGCACTGTCCAATATGGGCCAGTACGGTATTTCTCCGAGAGATGGGATTTGGTCCAAGCTGTTCGGTCGGTTCCGTGAACAGGGCGCTGTGTTCGGCGCTTTCTACGCACTGGTGCAGAAACTGGAGAACACCTTCGGTTCTACCGCCAATGGTCGTATCGCACCGATGGCACCTCCGTACTACGGAGAGCTGGCCGGTTCCTTCGGTCAGGCCCGTGTTTCCATGGAGGCCTGTGCCGCACAGAACCCGCAGGCTGCGGAACTGTCCCCCGTTCCCTTTACGCGGGACTTCCAGCACACGCAGACCCGTGTCAACACCAGAGCGCGTTCCCGCGATGGGTTCGTACCTGTGTCTCTGCTGACTATCACACGGCAGGGCTACGTGAAGGGTGAGAAGCGGCGTCTTCCGTGGACGGTGAAAATCACCAACTTTGAAGCCCGTCCCAGTGGTCAGGGCAATGGCACCACGGCCTACGATGCCGGTTCCATGCGTAACAAGCAGGAATGTTTCATTCAGATTTCCGATGATGATATGTTCCGCTGCTGCCGTCGTGTAACACGGTTCGTGGAGGTTTGGGAAATCGCCACCGGCGTTTCCCTCGTATCCAACGGACTGGCTGCCCGTGAGCAGGCCCGCGAAGACTATCGCCGTCAGAAAAACGAGAATCGCTGCTGATGCAGCCCTGAAAAAGAAAGGAGAAAATGAACATGAACAACACTGAGGTTTTCATCACTGCCCGTAAGTGCAGCTACGACCCGATGCAGGACCTTATCGACGTCACCTACGACAACGATAAGCACTCTGCCTATCTGCAGGTTCCCCACCGGCTCATCTGGTTCGCCACGTACTGTGCCGAGAACGGCCTGAACGGTTACGTGGACGACGGTGATGTGAAGTACATCCCTGAGCTGGCACTGATGCAGGCTACCGCATCCGTATTCATCAACGGCAACATGGTGGGTCGTTCCACTGCCGGCTGTGCAATCACTGCCGGCGATTACGACTCCATCAATAATGCCATCCAGACTGCCGCAACCCGCGCCAAGGGCCGTGCCCTTGCCAATGCCGGTTTCGGTACGCCTCCTACGATGGACGGCGGCAATCCTGCCGAGGATGGGAACAACTACCCCTGTGATGGTGGTATTCCCTTCCAGTACCCGCAGATGGTCGTGAGTAATGGGCAGGTCGTCCAGAATCCTGCGATGCCGCCTGTCAATCCGATGCCGTATGCCGGCAATCCTGCACCTGCGCCCAATCCGGCACCCACTCAGGCTCCGCCTGCTTCGTCCTTCCCCTTTGGACAGCAGCAGATGCAGATGCCTCAGCCGGCGCCGCAGCAGCAGCCTCCTATGACCTATCCTCAGCAGCCCGCACCTCAGTCTCCTATGACGGCTCCCGTTCAGCGGCAGGCTCCGGTACAGCAGCCTATCGGCGTCGCCGGTATGACGCTGGAGCAGGCAAAGGCCTTCGTCATTCCTTCCGGAAAGATGAAGGGTAAGGTGATGGGTGAACTGGACATCGACATGGTCAAGTGGTACGCCGAGAAGTGCAAGGCCATCAACAACCCCAACCTGATTGTTGCGGCCAAGCTGGTCTTGGAAGAGAAGGCGCGGATGCTGCAGATGATTCCCTAAACCTCTTTTGGGGCACGGAGCGAAAAGTGTGCAATGATTGCACACTTTTCCTCCTCCCCACGGATACATGAAAATTTGCAAGAAAGGAGAAAAAATATGGGCTTTTCTAACGATGTCCGCATTACGTCCCTCGATGTGGCACGAGCGCTTGGTTTCCGTGAAGAGAAGAAAAGTGGCGGAAACTGGCGGAACTTCTGTTGTCCCTTCTGTGGTGACACGAAGTATCGGCTCGGCTGCAACATTGAGAAAGGCGGATATAAGTGCTTTCACTGTGGCGCAAAGGGTACTCCGCTGAGTCTCTATGCGAGAGCAGTAAAAGGCGTTTCTGTGGACTCTCTGGATGATGAAAAGACACACGAGCTCATCAAAGAGATGACCGCCCGCTGTGGCAACGGCATTATTCCCACTGAAATTGAGACAAAGCAGTTTCAGTTTGAGGAGATTCCCATTGCTCCCAGCAGTGTGCTGGACAAAACATACAGTACACTTCTGTCGCTGTCATGGTTGAGTCTTACCAAAGAGCACCGTGACAATCTGGTAAAGCGAGGGTTGAGTGATGCTGAAATCCAGAGAAACGGATATGCCAGCTTCACTGTGAAGACGTCGGAGCGAATTGCTGTGAAGGCAAAGAACGCCAATAAGCGGTTCAACGAGCTTAAAGGCGCTATTTTCTCCTACAGCCGTATGAAGCAGAAAAATTCTGCTTCTGTTATCTCCGGTATGGTTCTTGCTTCCGCCCTTCTGAAACGCGGCTGCACCCTTCAGGGTGTGCCGGGGTTCTACAAGGTGAAGGGAACATGGATTCTGAACCTGCCGGAAGGAATGCTCATCCCCACCAGAAACAGCGGCGGCCAAATCGTCGGGATTCAGATACGGCGTGACGGGAACACCAATCCCCGCTACCTTACCGTTTCCGCCAACCGGCTGCCCTGCGGTGTGACTACCGGCATCAGCAGAGCCCATTTTCCTCTCGGAAATGCTCCGCTGAACAGGGGTACGACCGTCTACCTAACGGAAGGACCCCTCAAGGCCGACGTCGCGCTGGCACTTCTGGGTGATAGAAAGGCTGCGTTTATCGCAATTCAAGGAGTAACGAATACCAAGATGCTTGATGAGAGCATATTCCCCGCACTCAAGAAACGGGGCATCACTCGCATTGTGAATGCGCTGGATATGGACAAGATGACCAATCCGGGCGTTATCATGGCGTGCAGCTCACTCAAGCAGTTAGCAAAAAAACATGGCATCAACATGGAGATGCTTTGTTGGGATGCGGAATACGCAAAGGAGAAGGAACAGGAATTGGCAGCTCTCTGTGAGCAGCATGAGCTTGGTCTTCCCTCGGAGCGGAATGTCTTTAAGCGAATCGGGGCAATGGCTCTGGCTCTGCACAAGAAGGGCATCCGTCACAGTATTACCATCCTCCCCAACGGGAAAACAAAGAAATCCTATTGGGATGATGCCGAAAAGGGAATTGACGACCATCTCCTCGCTGAGAGGAAGAGAAGCTCGGAGAAGGTTGTCGCACAGGAGAAGGGAGCGTAAGCTCCCCTCCCCTGTTTTCCCCGGTCTGTGGGGCTGATACAAGTATTTTTGCTTTACACAAAAATACCTGTATTAGCATCACAGGAATTTTGTCGCGTCCAAGGACTTGACAAAATATCCAATTTTGTAGGGTTGAATTAGAGAGTGAAAAATATGGAACGGTGGTCAATGTTTTTCAGTTCTCTGACGCACTTCCATGAAGTGTGATGCTGAGAAATCTCCCCCTTTTTTTTGAAAGGAGCGTGTACGTACATGGACAAGTATCTGACTCTGCCGGCAGACGCAGGTAACAAGAAGTGGGTACGTATTGCGACGACTGTGCTCCTCGTAGCACTGATGATGGTTATGATGACCATTACGTGTTTCGCTACCGGAGGTAGTACGTCTGATGCCATTGTGAATGGCGTTAAGACTGGCACCAAGGCAATTTACACCATCATCACCGCAATCGTTGCGCCTCTGGCCGCCATCGTCCTCAGTGCCACCGCACTGAAGGCGCTGATTGGCGACGCGAGAGACATCGAAGCGATGAAGAAGAAGGTTTTCCTTATCGTCATCGTTGTCGCTGTCATCTGGCTGGCACCCCTGATTATCGAGCAGGTCGGCGGCTGGTTCTCCAGCAGCAACACCGGAAGCGTATTCGGTTAATTCCGAGAACGCTTAAATCAACAAGAGGCGCTCCCCGCTGAAGCGCACCACCGGCGCAAGGAGAGCGTGACGTAAGCGAGGGCACCCACTTCGGTGTCCTCGCTTTTTTAGTTAATCCCAAAACAAAGGAGGAATCAATATGCACGAAACAAAGGCTCCTGTGCTGCAGGAGCAGTCTGTTCGCGCAGTTGTCGCCTGTGTTCTCCTGTGTTTTCTGTTTTTCTTTCTCGTGACGCCTGCTTATGCGGCACCCGATGCGGGTATTGCCAATTCGTTCGGGCCTATCTACAGTGTCATGTTCAAAACAGTAACACCGTTGGCTACACTGGCGCTCTGCTTTGCAGCTATGCGCGTTCTGACACATGACCCGCAGAATGTCCGTATTTACGCAGCGGCCAAACGTGCTGTCTTGGTTATTGTAGTCGCGTATGCAGCGTTCTGTATGCTGCCGTTGGTGGCATCTCTGTTCAATGACCTGTTTAAGTCCTTGGCATGGGACCCCAACAGCCCCGGCCAGTAGAGGAGGTGTCGGTAAAGTATGATTGAACTTATCCTCGCAACACTCAACAATATCATCGCCCATATTCTGAACTTTGTCATTTCATGGTGGGGCGATGAGATGGAACTCAGCATGGAATCGCTGCTTGATAAAATCCCGTATCTTGCAACAGGGTACAGTATTTTTCAGGCTATGGCACTGGCATTTTCCATTATTATTGCTGCTTTTTCCATCTACAGCATCTTCCTTTCTGCCGGCGAATCACGCACAAGTCCGGTGCGAGTTCTTGTCATGACCGGTGTATCCATCGGCATGATTTACTTCGGCAACTACATTGCCATGATGCTGATTGACTTCATCAAGAAGCCTTACGATGCGTTCTGGGATACAAGTCTCGCTGGCGGTGGCACAAGCGCAACAGTACAGGATGCACTTATTGACGTAGGTTCCCTTCTCGTCGGCGGAGGCCCCGGCAATTTTACGCTGTTGACCGGCGTTATCAAGACCGCTGCCGTGTTTATCCTCACTGTAGCAATCACAGTAGCGTTGTTCAAGCTCTATGTGGAGCTGTTTGAACGGTATCTGATGGTTGGCATCACTGTCTATGCTTTCGCTCCCCTTGCCTACGCAACGATTGCCTCTGACCAGACCATCCACATCTTCAAGCGCTGGTTCAGTATGTTTATCGGCCAGCTTATCCTGATGTGCCTGTCTGTGTGGTCTTTGAAGCTCATTCTTTCCGGATTTGCCAGTATGGATAACCTCGCACAGTGTTTCCTTGTGTTGGCTGCGTGCCATATCGCGCAGCGGCTCGACACTTACCTTGCCCAGCTTGGGTTGAACGTCGTCACTACAGGCGGCAACCTGCTGGATGAGGCTGTCGGTACTGGCGCCGCTATCGCTGGTCTTGCTAAGTCTGCTACGAATGCTTGGACTGGCGGCAAGGGCAACAACTCCAAGGCTATCCTTGGCGAAAACTACGGAAAGGAAGGCAGATGGGGCGGCCTCGGTGGTGCTTGGTCTCAGTTCAACCGTGCCCGTAAGGGTGGTGCTACTGTCTCCGACTCCATGAAAGCTGCTGTTGCCGGCTTCACGACCAGTGCCGCAGCGCGAAATCAGGAAATCAAGAACGCTGCCCAGCAGCGTGAACAGGCAGAACGTAAGGCTACTCAGAATGCAAACGGCGCACGGAACGCAGCACGCGACCGTACCCAGCGGTATCCGGCCCCCAAGGACCAGAACGAGAAGTTTACGCCCGCATTTCAGCAGATGGCAGCGGAAGCTCACCGCGCACCTGCCGCATTTGCCGCGCAGAACCTGCGTAACGAGGGCTCCGGACGCTTCAACGTCACGCCTGAAGGTACAGCCGGCCTGAACGAGACTGCTGTGAGGGCTGGTTTGAGCTACAACACTCCCAACGGCGAGAATCCTCGCAATATGACTGGCGGCTCCCTCAAGACGCCGATGGCTCCCGTTACAGGACCCGATGCTTCCGTAAAGGACTTTATGGCGAAGAACTACAGCCTGCCTGTTACGCAGGGAGCACAGCAGGCAAACCACGCGATGCAGGCCGTCTACCGCGATGCGACCGATTCTATGCGCGAGACAGCACGCGGCAGTTCTCCCTCTATGGCTGCCGGCATTCTTGCACACCCCAGCTACAGCCTTGCTGGTAACGATGAGGTTGGCGGTGAGCTGATGCAGAAGGCCTTCGGTCCTGCTCTCGGCCACGAGGAAGGCAAGTTCAGTAACGTTACGGCTGTTACCGACGGCAATGATAACGGCGCACGTCACATCTATGCGGTCCATACCGACATGAACGGTGTTGAGCGCGGTTATGAGGTCATGGACGAGACTGGCTACTTCCACGCCGACGATAATATGCGGGCGAGTATGCAGGAAATCCAGACCGAAGATGGCGCTCGGTTCTTTGCTCACGAGGTTCCTGTTGATGAAGTCCGCGAGGTCAATCAGCAGACGATTACCCACATTGCGTCTGACGAGCATACCGTTTCCATTCAGGACTCTCCTGAAAACGTCGCTAATTACGGGCCTATCCACGTCAACGACGATGATGAGGGCGACTTCGAGCCCGTCGATGGTGGTACATCTGACAGCGGGCCTGCCAATAGTGGTTCTGCTGATACTCCCGATGCTTCTCCTGATGACAACTCCAGCAAGAAGCGTCCCGCCCCTGAGGAAGAACCTATCCTCGGAGAAAATCAGCGGGAAAAGCGGGAACGGACCAAGAAAAAGTGGGACCCTGACCGCGACTAAGAGCAACCTTATTTCATAGAAACAAGACCCGCGAGGTGAAGGCATATAAAGCCTCGCTTCGCGGGCCTTTCTCACATTTTCAATGAAAGGAGTGTGATGATATGGCAACTAAGAATGGTGAGACCAATCTCGGTGAAGTTAGCCGCGAAACCGCGCAAACTGCATCTGATGCTGTAAAGTCTGCAAAAGCCGTCAGTAAAATCGCTGCAAATGCTGCCAGTGGTAATGCTGCTGGAGCAGTTGTGGAAGGTGTTAAAGCTGCCCCTGAACTGCTTCGCACGGCGGCACGGCTCATTGTTGCAATGTTGGCCGTGACGCTTATCCTTACCTACGCCTTCCCTGCTTCCATCTATGAAGCAACATCCGCATTTTTTGAAGCTGTGCAAGAACGCGAGGACGAGTACATCTACTCTGGCGGTGGTGACGTACAGGTAAAAACATTCCTGTATTACATCTCTCTTGGTCCTCTCCGCGATGCTCTGAAAGAAGCGGCAAGCAGTATTTGGAGTGCTATCACATCGCAAGCAGACAGTTCGGATGTGATAACAGCGGATGGGCAACAAGAAGTAGGCGTCATGGAAAATCAGGACGACTTGCGAGATACATCGCTAAACTGTATCCTCGCCTGTAGTCAGAAAATCAAAGTACGTGCCGAAGAGCTGGAGGATATCGTTACCGATATGCACGATGCCATCGACAGTTACTTCTCTGCAGCGTACGCAGGCACCTACGACCGATGGGACGGTACGACCGTCGCCCTTCAGGTAGAGCCGATGTCCTATTACAACGCCCTGCAGCTTCTCAGTGTCTACTCCACCACGAAGACCGGCGACAACGAACCCCTCAAGGTTTCCGGTTTCATGCGGTGGCTGGGGTACTACGACAGCTCCCACACGGACACGGTTTCCTTCGACCTCGGCAAGAGTGGCATCATCGGGTCGGTCAACTCGTGGTGTGGCACATTCGTGCCCCAGTACCTGACAGAACAGGTTTCCTTTGAGCGCAACAACTACGGCGATGACGGCATCAAAACCGACCTCTCAGATTATAGCTGTGCGCTTATCGACCTCATGCTTGTCATTGATACACCGGACTTTTCTACCATCCCTGCAGAGTACGGAACTGATGTTATTGTTACAGGGGTAGACGAGGAGACGGGCGAGGAAATTACTGAAGAAATCGTGACTGCAACGGTCACAGTTCCTATTCAGATTCGTGTCCGCAATATTACGGAGCTGAGTAATATCATCGGCTTCTGGGGTGGAAATCTGGACGGTGACGGCAAGACAACCGGTGAGTCCGAGATGGGCAACATCTTCTGGTAAAAGGAGGCAAGTCTTATGAATAAAAGTGTCATCAAGTCTATCATTTGTCTCCTGCTTGCTTTCGTGATGTTTGCCAGCACAGTGGTCACAGCTTTCGCAGATGTCATCATCGAAAACTGCTACACGGCAGACAATACAGAGCTTCTTCAGGAATACGCCGATGCGTATGGCTGGGATATGGCTAAGATGATGGCAAAGAGTTGGTCGGACAATGACGAGGAATATGAGCGTCAGGTCGGCGGACAACGCGAGTACCTCTCAGACTGCTTCAGCGGCACAGACGACTTTCTCATGAGTGAGACGGAGTTCGACGAAAACGGCAATATCATTCTTGCTGGCAATAAAGATGCAACGATAAAGTTTCTGGAAGACCATGATATTCCTCTCGACAGCATCAACAGCGGGACCTTGATTTACGGTTCTGGCGGCCAAAATATCGTGGCTGTTGCGTTGGCGGAAGTTGGGCGTGCTGACTCTGTCGAGCAGCCCCCGCACTCCAACAGTGTCAAGTATAACAAGTGGTACTACGGGCGTGATGAGCGAGCTGCTTGGTGCGTTGTTTTCATCATGTGGTGCGCTGCACAGGCTGGCTGCTCTGATGTTTTTCCTCGCACGGCCAATACAGATGCGCTTGGTAACGGCATGGTCAAAAAGGGCTACAAGTATTTCCATATCAAGGATTGTACGCCATTTGGAGGCACAACCTACACACCTGTGCCGGGTGACATTATGCTTTACTCCTCGAATGGAACCATCTCAGGGTCAAAGCACGTCGGCTTGGTCGTTGCTGTCGGAAGCGATACCATCACGACCGTCGAGGGTAACACGACCGGTTTCGGACAAGTCCCGAATGAAGGTGTGGCAAAAATCACCTACGACATCAACAAGTTGAACAGTTATGGACCCGCCGCGAATGCCCTGATTTTCCATGTGAACTATCCCCTTCCCGCAACGGAAGATGGCAGCGATTTGACCACCTATGTGAAGGGAACGCTGGGCATCAACAATGCGGCGCTCTGCGGGGTACTGGTCAGTATGATGGACGAGTCTGGCGGCGATGCCAAACGTGAAAATGCTTCGACCGGAGCGTACGGACTGTTCCAGTGGTCTGGTGACAGACTGGAAGCCTTCAACTCTTGGTGCATGGAGAATGGCTTCGCCTACGACACGGCCACAGCGCAAATCAAGTATCTTGCATACGACCTTCAGACGAATTACCCGCGAATCTGGGATACCATCCGAAGTGTTCCAAACACAAAAGATGGTGCCTACACTGCGGCATCCTCATTTGCCTATTACTGCGACAGCGTAAAGGCTAAACCGTCATTGGTCGTGCAGCGAGCCAAGAACGCTCGTGATGTCTACTGGCCGCGCTACGAAAATGCTGAGTGAGGAGGTGTGTGACACGTGAAACATAAAAAGAAGCAGGAACTCAAGAAGTGGCTGCTTCGTATTGGCCTCGGTGAACTCATTTTCTCCTTGTATTTCGCAGGTGTGTTGAACACCCTTTACAGCACAAACGGAGCGACCTTCTCCCCTATCGGCATTATCAAATGCATGGCGGAGAAGGGCTTCCCTACCGGTGTATTCTTCGTCATTTTCCTGATTCTCGCCGTTGTAACCGCCTTTGTTTTTCTGAATGTCTGGGGTAACGAAGATGGTTCTGACCCGCTTGGGCGTAAGTTCACCAACGCCATGGAGCGTCAGGTCTACGGCGACTCGCACTTCGAAGAACCGGAAGAATACGAGGATATGGCAGTTATCCAATCCCCGCAGAAATCCTATGGTACAATCCTCGGAATGCTGGACCAAACGGGCAAATACCTCATCAACCTACGCCACGATGACTCTCGAACGAACCATCACATCATGTGCGTTGGTGCTTCCGGTTCCGGTAAGACTTTCACGTTTGCGAAGGACTACTGCCTCCAGACTATCCGCCGCAAAGAGTCCATCGTTGTCACGGACCCCGATGGTGGTCTGACACGTGATATGGCAACGTCATTTATGAACGCCGGCTATTGTGTCCGTATCTTGAACCTCAAGGATTTGAGCCTTTCTGATGGCTGGGACTGTTTGAAGTCTGTGCGTAACGGCAAGATGATTGAGACGACGGCTCAGATGTTTTCGCATATCGTTATCTCCAATATCATGGATGCCAAAACGCAGAGTATCTACAAGGACGGACCTAAATCTCTGTTGACAGCACTTATTCTGCGCTGTCTCATCTGCAAAGATGTGGCGGAGGAAGATAAGAATATCCGCACGGTCTACAACTACTTGATGCACGACGATGCTGCAGAGTTTCTCGATGCCATGTTTGACGACCAGAAGATTCCTGTCGATGAAAAGGCGTGTCTGCGTCCCTATCAGGCCGCTAAATCCGCTTCCGCAAACCTGTGGGGCAACCTCGTTACAAACCTGACCATCGGCTTGAACCTGCTGCAGAGTGAACAGGTCTGCAACCTGTTGACCACCGACGATATTGACCTTCTCCTGCCGGGGCAGCGGCCTTGTGCGTATTTCTGTCAGTTCCCCGATAGCCATGATACATTCAAGTTCATCGTTGCTCTGTTCTTCTCCATGCTGTTCATCAATCTGGTGGACTTTGCGGATAGTCAGGACGATGGTAAGCTCCCCGTCCCCGTCAATTTTCTGATGGACGAGTGTGCTTCTATCGGTATCATCCCCGACTTTGACCGCAAGCTGGCTACTATCCGTAAGCGTGATATGGCAGTCGCAATGATTTGGCAGAACGTTGGTCAGGTGTATCTGAACTACGGCGACAGGTGGGAAACCATCATAAGTAACTGCGATACATTCCTGTCTCTCGGCGTCAACGACTCCCAGACCGCCGACATGATTACGAAGCGTATCGGTGACACCACCGTTCGTGTTGAGACGCAGCAGCACGAGGGTATTGAGAAAAGCATCATGGGTGCGCTGAACAAATACTCCACTGGTGAAGGCCGACGTTCCCTGCTGAGTTACGATGAAGTTTTCAAAATCAATCGTGACGAATGTATCATTATCTTCAAGGGTCATAACCCTGTCCACGCCTACAAGCATCCTCATACTCTGCATCCCGATGCCAAGAATATGGCGAAGTGGTTTATCCGCGATAAGACTCCTATCGAAGAAAAAGAACAGCGGAAAAAGGAGCGCATTGAAGAGAAGATGCAGCTCGCGGCATACGAGCGTGAGCATCCGTTCAAAGACATCGACCGTTCCTACAAGGGTAAATTTGGCTCTGCGTGGAGTGACTTTGACGATGAAGAGAACGGCACATCCACCCGCCAGCGGATTGCTGACGCATGGAATGTTGTCCGTACCAAGTCAGCTATGTTGCGGGATGAACTTGACTATCGCGTAAGTAAAATCAAAGATAGGTCCAAGTCAAATGACCGGTCTCGAAAGTCCGATGAGCGTGCCCGCCGCATCAAACGCCAGCGCCGCGCCATGAGCTATGAGGAACAGGATTGGTGGCCTGATGAGCGCATCCCACATGGTAGCGGATACGAACAGTGGAATACCTCTCAGGCAGAGGGCGATGCCGTGGAACTGGACGGCGAGTTCGTTGCACCGCCCGAAGAGCCTGCGGATGTCATTGAGTGGGAAACGGCTCCTGCTGCTCCTGAGTCGCCTCCTACGCCTGCCGAGACACCCCCGAATGACGAGATGCCTCCCGCCGAGGAAACGCCACGTCCGGCACCTGAGAAGCCAAAGCAGAAGCCTCAGCCTGAACTGACGCCCCGCGAGGAGCATCACCTTCCACAGCGCGAAACGAAACCGGACAAAGCCAAGGACGGTGCTGCCCGTGCGTATGCTCAGGGTGCTCCGAGAGGCAATCTCAATCTCGGTTCAGCCCCCAGAGCAAATATGCCGAATATGCAGAATCGCCCCAACAGCAATTCTCGGAATCAGCAGGGCAATAAGAACGCCGGCGGGCAAGGCACAGGATTTGCAGGGTTCCAGCAAGGCGGAAAACCTGTTCAGGATAACAAAAAGAAAACTGAACAGGCGGAACGTACTCAGCCTGTCCGACGTCCACCTCCTGAGAAGCCCTTCCCTACTATGGGCAACTCTTCACTGGAAGCTCTTTCCAAGGGAAGCGATAAAAACAAGAAAAAACAGTCTGTGTGCCCGCCCAGCAAAAACTGAGGATTCATCAAGGTTTCCGTCGTGCATAGAGGTGTCTGTGCGCGGCGGAAATTTTGTTGTTCTCATGTAATTGACAAAATATTGATTTTTAGTAGTATAGAAATTAGAGACAGGCAACTTTACTTTACAAGTGGCCGAAATTCGGCTTTTGCCGGTGAAATTGCCCTCTAATACTGACGAAAGGAGAACAAGAAAATGGCTACGAAGAAAAAGACCGAAGACGCGGTCGTTGCCAACGAAAATGTGGAGAAGCCCGCTTCCAAGGCAATCTATTCCGCGAACCGTAAGGCCCATCACGCGACCAGCTCCGACGCAAAAATTGACGAAGTTATCGCCAACACCGGAAGCCGCTCTGCTGCTATCCGCGATGCACGCCAGCGCAGCGCCGAGCGTGAGCGTGAACAGGCAATCCGCGCCAAGAAGATGACGGATTGGATGGCTATGAAGGCCACGTTCAAGATGGGACGTTCGCTGAACGGCGTTGTAATTGCGACACAGAGCCGAGCTCTGCGCTCTGGCGGTTCCATTGTTTTCGCTGTTGCAACCTGCGAGAACACCGACTTTCAGGCTCTCATTCCGTTCCATGAGTTCTACCGCGAGGACCCCATCCAGCCGGATGATGGAGCCAAGGGTTCGCTGGAACGGCGGCAGGAACAGATGTTGGCAAAGCACATGGGTGCGCCCATCTCCTTTGTCATCACGGACCTCGATACGCGGACTGATGCGAACGGAAACACCACCTACGGCGTCATTGCCTCACGCCGGCAGGCCCTTGCAAAGCAGGACCAGCGCACCTTCGCAAGTGACCCTCCCTACATCGTAGAGGGTATGGTCACGGCGGCGACTATCCTCTCTGTGAGCCAGCAGGGATTGCTGGTGAATCTGGGCGGCGTTGACGTGCGGATGAGCAAGCGTGAGGTTTCCAACCGCTATATGCGGACGATGGATGATACCGACCGCCTGACTGGTAAGCCCTTCTACAGTGTCGGCGACAAGCTGGATGTGAAGGTCATGAAGGTCATTGAGCGTGAGGACGGGCTCCATGATTTGCAGTTGAGCGGTGCTCATGCCGAGCTGCAGAACATCATTGATTTCGGCCCGCCCACAGAGCCGGGGACGACCACCATCGCTACCCTGACCCGCATCTTCCCCAGCAAGACAGATAAGTCCAAGGCGACCATCTACGCCTATAGTGACAGCTTCAATCTGCCCATCGTCATTTCCCGTTTCAGTCCGACTATGATTCGCAAGCGGATGGTTCCGGGCGATACAATTCTGGTGCAGATTATCGCCTATCACGAGAACGGCTTTGCCTTTGCGCTGTGTAAGGGCCTCATGTAACACGTGTTTCCAGCCCTGTGTATCTCTTTGAGATGCACCCACAGAACTGCAAAGAAAGGAGCTTATGGGGGTGTGTGCAGCCTGTTGCCGCACATACCCCCGATACAAAATCATGAACGAAAAAGAACGTAGAACGATTTACAACATTCCCATCAATTATCAGGGCGAGAGTCGCGCAATTCGAGGAATGTTTAAGATGCGCTTCTTTGTGGAAGGTCTCGCCCTTGCCATCATTACTTTCATTGCTACAATGAAACCCTTTGGGCAAATCACGGATATGCCCCTTCGTATCACAGTGACCCTACTCGTTTGCATGGGTCCGTTTCTTTTCGGAACTATCGGTATTGGCGGTGAGCCTATTACCGTTGCCATAGCTGGCTTAGTGAAGTGGCTCAGGAGCCGTAAGGTCATGCTGTATAACAGCAATGCGAGAGCCACCACCCGCGCTCAGGGCGATATTTTTGTGGAGCGCGAGGCGAATCGTAAGACCATCGACGACGTAACAGAGTCCGTGAAGCGGAAGCTCATGCGTAAGCCTACCACCGTCTATAAAGAGGGTGAAAACTTCGAGTTCGTCCAGAACGAATATCTCGATGATGTCTATGAACCAGACCACAACGCGGCCATCATTGTCGGTTCCATCGACCTCGACAACGACGATGACGATGATGACTTCACGGATGAGACCGAAGATTCCGGTATCGAGGTCAATGATGAGTCTATGCCCATTGTTGTTATGGAAGGCAGCATCATCTTTGAAAAGGCAGAGAGTGACCACGATGATGACGCTTCTGCACACCATGTAGATGCCGTCTTTGATTGGTTGACACCTGACGAAAGCGAAGCCGAGGACGATGAAGAAATCGTCACAGATGCCCCTCAGCTCTCGTCTGGCGTTTCCTTTGATGATGTCGAGCCCATTCACTCCGAGCCCGTCGCAAGCGCTCAGAGCGCAGCTATCGGGCCGGACGGCCAGCCTGCAACGCCCGCCAAAAAGAAGCGGCGGCGGAAGAAGAAAAAGAACCCAAATCCTGAACAGAAGGAGGACAGCAACAATGGCTAAGAAGCTCAAGCAAATCGTCAGTACGCAGGCTTTTTCTCCTGTTTCTGATGTCAAGGGCGGCATCGTTATCACACGCGATGGACGTTATGTGAAAATCCTTGAGTTCTCCTCCATCAACTTCTCGCTGCTTTCCGCTTCAGACCAAGAAGGCGTCACAGACAGCTACGGTGCAGCGCTGAAAAACTTCCCCAATAATACGCAAATCAAAATCGTGTCCAAGCGAGCCGACGTCGAAGAATACCTTCGCAAGTTGGCTTCAGACCAGCGGAATGAGACAAACGAGAAGTGCCGCCAGCTTCAGTATGAGCAGATGCAGCTTATCGAGATGGCTGGTGCAACGCAGGGCGTTGCACGTCGGTTCTTCGTTATTTTCTCCTTTGAACCTGACGCCGGCTCGAAGAAGAACCCGTCGTTTGACCAGATTCGCTGGTCACTGATGCAGCAGGCAGAAAACATCTCTCGGAGCCTTCTTTCCTGCGGCAACACGCTGATAAGCAACGACTCCGACGAGTGGGTACAGTCAGTGCTTTATCTCATCTTTTCCCGCAGCAAAAGCGAGACCATGACACTCCAAAAGCGCAAGGCAGACGTCCTTGCGAACTACGCAGACACCTACTTCACAGAGATGGAAGATATGGACGAGGACTCCCTTGTTATCCCCGTCAACGACCTGATTGCTCCTGAGTACATCGACCCCAGTATCTCCCCTACCAGCATCCGCATTGATGGTCTCTATTATATGTTCTGCTACCTGCCCTCTGAGGCATATCCCACGAGGGCTTACAGCGGATGGATGCAGTTGCTTATCAATCTGTTTGCCGGTGTTGACCTTGACATCTACATCAAGAAAGAAAATACAGAGGTCATGTCACGGTATCTGCAGAACTTCCTCCGCATCAACGATGGTCGTCTGTATGCGGCACGAGATACGGATATCGGCTATGAAGGAATGGCTGAGGCCAGCACCTCAGGCCGATATTTGAAGCAGGGACTTGCAAGCGGCGACGAGTTCTGCTGGCTTTCAACCCTGCTGACTATCACAGCACATTCCGAGAAGGAACTCCAGTGGAAGTGGAAGGAAATTCGTGCTCTGTGTGTCCAAAACGACATGGTCATCAAGCAGTACAAGTTCCATCAGATTGATGGTCTCCTTTCCACTCTGCCGGTCTGCCGGATGCCCGATGACCTTTACAAAAAGACTCGTCGTAATTGCCTTGCATCCGACCTTGCCGCTGGTTATCCATTCTGTTCCTTCGAGCTTTATGACAAGGGCGGAATCATGCTGGGTGAGAACTCCAGCAATCAGTCTTTGGTGTTTATCAACCCCTTCGACCGTAACATCTATGTCAACGGAAACATGGTGTGGGTTGGAACTTCAGGCGCCGGTAAAACCTTCGCCGCGATGACGATGGCGCTCCGCCTCCGCTACCAGAACACACAGACGTTCACCATTGCCCCGTACAAGGGCTACGAGTTCGAGAGAGCCTGCGACGCTATCGGCGGACAGTTCATCCGCATCGAACCGGGCTCTCCGCAGAACATCAACATCATGGAAATCCGGCAGAGAAACACTGACTCCGAGGACAAAATTCGTGGTCAGCGCCGGTCTCAGACCTCTACTCTGTCGAAGAAAATCCAGACACTCCACGCCTTCATTTCAATTATCCTGCAGGACATCACCCACGAAGAACGGCACCTGCTGGACGAGGCGCTTATCCGCACCTACGCGAGCTTCGGTATCACCACGGATAACGATTCCCTGTGGGACCCGCAGAACCCCGGCCACTATCGGGAGATGCCCGTGTTGGGCGACCTGTATGCCCAACTGGAGAAGGGCGGCCCCGCAGCGAAGCGGCTGCGCGACTGCCTGAGCCGTTTCGTTATCGGCTCTGCAAAGTCCTTCAATCAGCCCACGAATGTGGAGCTGACCAACAAGTTCATCGTTATCGACGTGTCCAACTTGACGAAGGAAATGCTGCCTCTCGGAATGTTCATCGCCTTCGATTTCGTTATGGACCGTGTGAAGGAAGACCGTACGGAACGTAAGGCGGTTATGCTCGATGAGGCGTGGCGTCTGCTGGGCCGCACGGCATCTCAGCAGGCCGCCGAGTTCGTTGTCGAGGGCTTCCGTACAGCGCGAGGTATGAACGCCATCTTCATTGCTCTATCTCAGAATTCCAACGACTTCTTTGCCTCAGATTACGGTAAGGAAATCACCAACACGGCGAAGTTCAAGGTGCTGATGAAGGTTGAGCCGGAAGAAATCGCACTGGCGAAAGAGACCATGCACCTCACGGAGAGTGAGTGTAAACAGGTCAAGCGTTTCGAGCGTGGCGATGGTCTGTTGATGGCAAATGCCAACCACGTTGCAATCCACATTGTAGCCTCGGAAACGGAACACGATTTGCTCAGTACCGACGAGCAAGACCTCATCCGTATCCAAGAGAAAAATATGCAGAAGAAGCAGTAGCGCGAGGGTATCCCTCGCCTACTCCTCCCTCTGAGAAAGGAAGTAACAAAGCATGAAGTATCTTCGTCTTTACGACAATCTCTCACTTATTTTCAATATCTGCGGAGCTATCACACAGGAGCAGGCAGTTCGTTTCTTTGGCGATAAGGAGACCGAGGATAACATCCGCTACTACCTCAAGAAGCTCTCCAGAGAGAGTCTCGTTTTCTACGATGAGAAGGCTGACACTCTGTACTGGAAGGGGGCTGGCGGTGAGAGCAAGGATACCCTGAAGCGTCGCCTCTATGCGTTTTGGGTCGTGGTTGCTGTAGGTAGCGACAACCTCCGCGAGATTGATGTGGCGACCTATCCGTCGCAGCTTTTCTTCATCACCAACGATGGAAAGGCCTTCGATGTTACCTACGTGAAGGCACGTGTTGACGCACAGCTCGCAATGCGTGAGCGCAACATCAGCTTCGTGGAAGGCTACGCAGATGAAATCAATCACGTCGCTGTTATCCGCAGTCCGAAGGAAGCGGAAGAGTTCCACTTGAAGGAATACGGTTTCGATACCTACTGCATTTACGACAGCGACCACGTACCGCATTACACCTCTCTCCGCGACAATGTGAGCGCATAAGGAGCAGCCAATGTGTGACGCATTTTACGACATCGAGGACTTCAAAAAAGACCTGCGCGAAGCCTGTGCAAAGCTAAAAGCGCTGCATGGCATCTGCGAAGCTGCGCTCCTTCACGTCGAAGATTTGGAGGAATTCAGCTATAAGAAATGGGCAGAAGATGAGGTCCTACAAGACCTTATTCAAAGCAGTTTCAATGAAGTTAGAGCATCATATTGTAGAAGAATTTATGCCTCTTTTGCAGCACTTAATCGCTTCTATTTTCGTTCAAACGCACTTGGCAGTATCAACCCCGGCAACAAAGATGCGAAGCAAAACTACGATGAAATTCACGCAAATAGTGGCGAGTTTTATGCGTTCACTGATGGCAATTCCATCTACGTGAAGACACCAATGATTCCATCTATTTGGGTAAAAAGGAACACACTCAAAAAGTATGGAAGTCCGGCGTTTATCTATACAGAATTTCTTAAATTTGCCGTCCGCGACACCCTTTCTGCGATAGCGGAACAGCTACCAACATTAGGTGAGAAGACTATCAATTATCTTTTCGTTTACAATGACCGAAGCAACAACATTGCGGATGCCGATAACCATGATTGTAAGTCTGTGACCGATTCAATCTGTATGTTTACCCTTGGTGGCGATACCGGAATGACGACCGATTTTGTCTACGCAACGACCGTCGTGCCGGCTGAAGAGCTCCCCGAAGGTACGTATATCGCAGTAGTACCTGAGCGAAAACACTACCTCGGCGAAGCAGAGATACTTTCCGCTTTTCAAAAGCAACTTCGCACCAACCAAAACACCCCCTCAAAATTTCAAGGTAGTGTATAGGTTTCATCGGACAAGCGGCAAGGCTTTGAAAAATCGAACATTGTTGCTGTTTCAGCAAGGGGAAAACTTTACCCTCAGAAATTTACGTTAGAAACTATCCACCCCACAACAACGCAAAAACCAACCAAGCAAAATAGGTTAATCGAAAAAGTCGCTTGCAACAAGAAAAGTCGGTTCCGGTGAGCACCATCGAAAGAACAGGGGACTAAGTTAGTATTCGGTTTATGACAGTTGAGGTAAAGGCTTGCTCTATATTATCCAAAAGAACAATTAACACGGCAATCGTTCCGGTAAGCACCACGATAGAAAGAGGCACCAAGACAAAATCTCACTCGGCTCAAACTGAGGACTCAACTCTCTTAGATAGCTTAAAAGCCATGGAAAGAAAAAGAGTGAACAACTTTGCCGACTCGCTGTTTAAGTCGTACACGAACTTAACTTGTCAAGAAAGCAAAACATTGCGGCTGCTTCTCACCAAAACAAAACTCAACTCCAAGGCAGTTTTAATTCTCAATCTGTCCTCGAAAATTAAGGTTGATACTTTCAAAGAGTTTAACCCCATGTCTCAACAGTCATCATCCACCACTCCCCCGACTTTCCTTTCGGCTTTGTAATCCAAATCAGCGTTCAGAAAGAAACTAAAAATCACATCTGCATCAATCATAATTGCGTATTGCTCAGGACGCTTGGCTTTCAGACGTCAAAAAAAGCGTTTGACTTAAATGTCATGATGTTTCAATGCGATGGACGAAAAGGACTGAATGGGACAGCAAAATAAAATCTCAACGCGATAACTGAATGACTCAATTCCGTGCGAAGCGCGGGTAGATGGCAACAGCGAAGCTGGGAGTCTTTGTTCCGCCAGCGTCGCTTCGAGAGAAAAAACAGAAATCCAACAGGAGGTGTCAAGAAAATCATGGCTCAACCGATTTTGAAAGCAAAAATTCTATATGACGTCTCACTTGGTCTGTCAACTCCACGGAGTGTTCTGAGTGTTTTGAGTTCATCTCCCAGTAATGTCTATCGCATCCTCCGCGATTATGAAGAAGACGGACTCATTCGTATGCGTACTTTCACCATCGAAAAACGTGGTCGAAAGCTGATTCGGAAATATTACGTCATCACAAAGAAGGGTGTGGAAAAGCTCCTGACTGATTATCTGGAGTTTTATCCTTGGCTTTCTGGTTTTGAAATTGACTGCGTAACTCGTTTTCCTTTGACTGGTGGGGCCGTCATTAAGCCTGAGAGAAGAAACCGTCTGATGAAGATGGCCGTAGCCACGGTGATGATGAATGAGGTTATTGGCCCAGTCGCTCCGGTTCTCGTTGAAGGAAAAGATATCGAGAAGAATACTTGGTATGGATTTCTGAAAAACAACTGGGGCGAAGAGTATACTGGCGAAGCACATTTTTTGGACAGCGTTTCTGTGAAGAAAATGTTTATAGCCGATGATGAGGACGCACCCAACGATGTTATATCGGATAGGTACACTGGAATCTTATTTGGCATCCATAACCGAGCCCTTGTTTATGTACCGGCGAATGAGGGAATGACATGGCGCGAAGGCCGCGTACATCGAGAAATCCAGACAATGAACTCTGTCTGTGGCACTCTCCACTCCCCTCTCCGTGGTTCAAACGGAATCATCCTCATTCCGAACGTGAAAGAATTCAAAGACCTGTACTTTGATGCACAGGGAGTGCGAGGGACAGAAGGTGTTGGAAAACTGGGGAGTCAGATGGACCATCTGTGGCTTGTCCCAACGACCTATATCGGCCTTGGTCAGTTAAAGCGAATCGCATATGAGGATTTGACTGCGAAGCGTGACGAAGTGATTGAGTCCGCTGTGGAAAACGTTGGACTTCTTCGCAATAAGAACTCTGTGTTTCCGCTTATGGACTCGGAAGGCAGATGGTATGCGTATGGAGCTGACTTGGACATCTGTGTAGTACAGCAGATGAAGATTTATCAGGGCAGAAAACCGGATATGAAAATTGGCATCGTCTGCTATCAATGGCAGACCGCGTACTATGACCAACTATTTGAGGATGTCCGGTATCTGATTTTGCAGTAGCGGTCTGATGGCAATGTGCAGCGTGTTGTTTCAAATCTGTGCTGTTCAGGCAACAAAAAAGACCGCGAAGCGGAGAGATGGCAGATGGCTGCCCCGACGAAGTAAAAAAAGGAGATGATGAACTTGAGTGAAACAAAGAGAGCAACACTTGATGGCGTTGTTGTTCGTGATATTATCCGCTTGTATCTCGAAGAGCACCCAACAGTCTCGCAGGCTGATATTGCAAGAGGTCTTGGTATTGAACCGACCGCGCTCTCTCGTTTTCTCCGGATGAGCCGAGTGAGTCCAAAATTGGACTGGGAGCCTTACATCAAAAAGCTGAGTGAGGACATCGACTATTGGGCTTATGTAGAGAGAACGACAAAAGTACGTGAGTTGCTGAATGAACAACAGCAGAAATCTGTGAATGCTGAATTCATCGCGGCTCTGTGCAGGAAGTATTCTGTCGAGGAAATCATTCCTGAGTCAATGCGGAAGCGCAATCCATCGCATCCGTACTATCTGGCGCACGCAGAGGGCGGCGCAGATATCAGCATTGTCAATCCTGCTGACGTGAACGAGTCATGGAACTTCATCTACTGTCGTGGAAAGGTGAACATCGGAAACGGAGACTTTCTGAGGTTCACGATGTTCAGCCCCGAATGTTCCAAGTCTCATCTCATTCTGGTGACAAAGAGCGAGGAAACTTTCGAAGACGCAACTGAACTGATGCGTATTGGAAAGGCATATGGAGACGGCGTTATGTCTGGCTCTGTACTGTTGCTGAAAGATGGCACTATCGCACGGGAATATACACACGGAGACTTGGCGTTGTATCGTCTCTCCTCTACAGCTTGTGTAGAGGGTGGAAAGGCTACGCGGTCTATCGTCCCCCCTGCTAAGTGATGTCTTCAGGCACAGGATGGGGACAGGCTCGCGGCGGGTTGGTCGGTTCGGCAACCTGACACATCCTGCGTGGCCGTGGCTATGGTGGTTCGATTCTCCACAGTGGCTTCGGTTCTCTGCTTTTTCGCGCTGTGTAAAAAAAAGAGCAATGCTCCATCTCGGATGTGCGGGCCATAACGAAGACGATGCCGATGGTTAGTACATCTGCTAATGAGCAATGGCTGCAACGCTTGGACTGCAACGCTGGCTGCGGGAATTGATGTGCGAAGCTGAGGCGTCAGTCTCCATCAGTTCACGACATTCTTCGACAACCTTCACCTCCACATCGCGTGGAAAACAAATCTCAATTCAGAAAGTGAGGGCTTCTCAATATGGATATGGTTTGCAAGTGCGGCAGCACAAAATTCTTCACGAAAGCAAATGGTACACAGACCGGCCTGTACTGTGCCGAATGTGGCAAATGGCAGAAGTGGCTCGGCAAGAGTGAAGTCCGAGTTTTTGAGCATCAGGCTGACGACCTCTATGGACGGCTGCTCCGGCGCATCAACGAGAGCGCCATCAAGGTCTCTACAGTGCGGGCGCCGCATCAGTATATGTCAGCGGTCGGAACCAAGGAGCTGACCCGTATTCTGCAGGAAGAGTTCGGCATCCAGCCAAAGGATGGTGTGACATGAGAGACTATGATTTTGACCGCAAGGTCTTTGATAATCACTGGGCCTTCCCTTTCACAGTCCTGCAGTACATATTCCTCATCGGCTTCGTCCTGATGTGTATTGCTGTGGCGCTGGGCGCCATGACTGACCTACATATCACAGTCCCAACATTTGTGGTGTGGCTGCTGTGCATTTCGTTCGTTGGCTTTCCTATCGTTACTGTCGTGAAAGTTGGATACAGCCGGCTGCTCCGCTGGAGCGAACTGAAAGAGCGTGATGGCCGCATCTGCTTTGACCGCGTGGTACAGGCTGAGTATACGGCTGCCGGTCGTTCTGAGGAGTACAACATCTACGAAGTCCGCAAGCTCACAAGTACAAGGATGACCAGACGTTATCTCATCATCGAAGGTGATATCCGAAGAGCTGTCGTCAGCTTCGATGAGAAGATGGTCTTCAGTGAAATCATCAGCTCCGTCAAAATCCCGCGAGCCTATGAGGATATGGAGCGGCTCACAAAAATCAATCAGTAAGAACTCGGCATCGCCGATTCTCAATAATTTTAACAGGAGGATACCCCTATGAAGAAAATTTTCAAAATCGCACTGGTGGCTGGCGCCGCCTGCCTCGCCGGAAAGCTGCTGCTGTCTGCTGTCGCTCCCAAAATCGACGTGACCGTGGTGGCCGACCGCTGGGACCCCGACCCCGATACCGGCAAGGACGAAGACGACGCACCTGTGGATTCCGCCGAGCAGAATGCAGCGCCGGAGCCGGAGGCAGAGACGTCCGTGAGCGAGGAGCCTGCCCCTGCACCTGAGTCCAGCGAAGCCTGCGAAGCGGATGCAGCCGAAGGTGACGTCGCACAGCCCGCTGATGCTGATGTGCCTGCGGATGCCGAGCCTGCGGAAGATGCGCCCAAGGCTGAGACACGCGCTCCCCGTCGGCAGAACAAGGCCAAGTCAGCCAAGGAGAACGCTGACGCCGAGTAAGGGCGGAAAGACGTTAAAATAAGTCATAGAACGGAGGTGGCAGAGCCGTGGACGAACAGTTCATATTCGCAAATCCCCATTGCTACATAGAGGAGCAGAATATGAGTGGCCGCAAGCTCTACTGCCTCCGCGAAAAAGCAACCAATCGCATCGTCATCATCAACACGATGACGGACAAGGAAGCCAAGGACATCTCAAACTATCTACGTGAGGCTATTGCCATGCGTGATATTTGTCCAGCGTTCTTTACGCCGGACAATGGAGACGAGTTCTTGGAAATTGAAGGACGTGTATGTTGGCAAGATGATACGCAAATCATCTTCCGCTACGATGCATTTTTGAAGCTATATTTGTGAGCCTATGAGCTCGCATTGAGGGTGAATGCCGAGATAGTCGGCGATAGATTACCAGAGAGGAATATCAAGGTGATAAACATGACGAGAAAAGGACTGAACAATTCCGAAATCAAGCACGTTACCATGCCGGACGTGACCGGTGACGATAAAATCATCAATGCGCTCTGCGCGAGGCCTTTGGCCTATAACAGCGCGTTCATGACACAGGTTTACCTGTGGCTGGAAGATACCGGTAAGGAGGCCTGTGAACGCCGCGTAGCGTTCCATCTGCCCGAAGTTCATGAGCCCCGGCAGAAGAAGCAGACCGGCAACGTGCTGAAGTTCGAGCTGCCGCAGAAAGCACAGGATAGACAGCGCCAGTTCTTCTCCATCATGGATGTCGCTGACAACATCATCTCAAGGGAGTCCATGGAACCGTTCATGTCTCTGGACGGCGGCAACTATGTTCCCTACCGCATCGTCTCCGGTCATGTCTTCAAAGAGGACAAGGACTCCATCACCTATGAGGTGGATGAGGCGCTGGTCATCTACGGCCTCGACCGTCTTTACCGTTGGCTCTGTGTCCCCGTCGGTGTGCTGCTGCAGGAAGCAGAGAAGCCCGACACCATGGACGACGACTTCTATCATGTGGTCTACATGGCTGACTCAGAAGATTTGGAGGCACGTCATATCTTCGACTACGAAAATATAGGCGGCATCCCCATGAGCGAGACCATCTGTGAAGATGACGACGGAACATTCTATGACCTTGAAGCTATGCTGGGTTTCCTGCTGGACGAGGTTATCGGCGATGACTACGACGACGATGATGACGAGGATGACGAGGAGGACGGCGCCGAAAGCGAATACAATCCGTTCGACCCTGCCGATGCCATGGACTCCATTGCCATTCCTTGTACGCTGTGTGTCGAAAAGGACAGCGATGGGAATAAGCAAATCGTTTTGAGAGACGAAGATGACGGCACACACATCAAGGTCTTTGATACCGAAGATACCAACAGTCCCCTGTTCCCTGTTTCCGAAAAGCGGTCTGCCGGTTTCCTCTCTATGCTGAATGACATTTGCGATGAGCGTGAGCTGTTCCTGCCCGACCTTTTCAAGAAGAAGGGCGATGTGTTATTCATCGTGTTTACCCCCGAAGAGTACGTCAAAGAAATTTCTGATGACGACGGCGTTCGTGTTGAGACTGTTGAAGTCCATGTCCCCGTGGATGCTGACCTCTGCTTCGCTGTCTATACCCGCCAGCAGTGGGACGAAGCTAAGGAGGCTGCAGGTCACGGGAAGGAAGGATGGCACCTGTAAGGAGTCACGTCTCATGTTGTGGGTTCGGAAACCGGCGTTGGGTTTTACTCGCTTCGCTTGTTTCTGACCTGCAACGGGATGCGGTTCCCTTCATCCGTGCCTCCTGTGAGCTTGCTCATGGGTTTTGCAGTGTGCGGCTGGTGTCCCATCATGGCCGGCAGCCTTCAGGACGCGCCTGCAGACTCTGAGACGTTTTTCAGATAGGAGTGGCAGGCACGCTTCGCAGACTTCGCCGGACTCAGGCGCACGGAACACCCCCTCGTCTCCGTGGGGTAGACCGTCAACCAGCAGAGGAAGCAACCCATGTGCCTGAACCCGCCACTTCAGCAAGTTACCAGCAAGTTGGAACTCCGCCAATAGCAGCAATCCCCCAGCCAAAACCAAGCCATCAGCAAGTTGCCGGCAAGTTAAAATCAACCCCTCCACCGCCGTCCAGAAGAGAGGAGAAAAACATGGAAGAGAAGAAAATCGAAATCACCCGCAAATACCTCGCACAACGCGAAAAGCTCCCCCTGCACTTCGGGCTGAGTATCGCAGCCTTTCTCGGCTGTATCCTCGGATTCTCTTTGCTGTATTGGTACAGCAAAGGCAAGGAGCTTTTTGACTCCATGCACATGGAGACCATCGGAGTTGTATCTGTTGGTCTTGTCATCGCCTTCATTGCACCTTTCTGCGTTGGTGCTATCGTGAAAACTGGCGCAAGGCTTCATGAGATTATGAGAGGGCGTGTCAAGGTGGATAAGCTCACTGTCACGGAAGTGGAGGAGCTGGAAAACGAGCGTTTCCGCATTACGCTGCGGACGGATGGGGCTGATGCTATCCCCTATGCTGTCTATGGCAGCCCCAGCACATTGGAGGATGCCCGTGCCGGCGAGAAGGCTTATGTGGTCTATGTAGGGAACGGAACACGCTCTTCCAAGCCGGCACTTATCGGCCATGTGGACAGGTTCTATGTGCAGGGCGGAACAAAGTACCTGTAGAACGCAACAACTACATGAGCAAAATATTTTGTCAAGTTCCAAATTCGCAATCACGACCGCACACAACGGCTGAAAGCGTGGTACACTCGAACAAATAGGCGCAGCGTGCGGAAATTTGTTCGATTTTTGTTCGTGTTCGACTTGACAAAATATCAAACTGTGGTAGTATAGAACTATAGGGCGCGGGTGCTTTTGCCGTGATGAGATTTGGACCATTTCTTTTGCCAAAAAAGACTGCAACACCCTCCGTTGTGATATGTTCCGTAACCATAAGTTCAATGTGCCATTGAAAAAAGTTTCGCAAGCATCGTCTTTCTACCCGCGCCCCCTCCTCTCTCAGTGCCACGGGAATACCGCCCCCGTGCTTCCGTTGTCTCCCCAGTGGACGAATGGCTGGATGCCACACTGCAGAGTTTTGGAGGATGCACCTTTCAAAAAAAAATATTGTGCCTTTTTCAACCTGCGGCCACGGGCATAGGCTTCAAATTCCCCCTCTGCTCTTCCCCTTTCCCCAAAGGGCCGCCGCAGGCTGTCCTTTCACTTGGCTTCGGCGGTGCTGCAGGTTCATACCTCGCCTGCACTTATCGGCAACACCCCTTACGCCGATGCGAATGGTCTGAGTACCACGCCGCCGAAGCCCTTTCAGTAGTAACGGGACGACCGCAGGTTGAAAAGGGCATGATATAGCTCTCTCTTGTGGCTCTCACGAGCCGTGGACGGCAAGGAAGGGCTTGCATGATGTCCTTGCTCCTATAATTGAAGAAAGGAGGAAAAACTTTATGAAGAAACACATCAAGTTCAAGCACATCATCGTGGGCTGTATGATGGCCGCTATTCTGGCGGTCCCTGTTATGGCCTTCGCTGCGCCTAACGCAAGTGACGCGGCTGCCGCTGATACGCCCGCTGTGACCGAGCAGGCTCCGGATATCGCCGATAGCGCGACTATCCCCGATGCCGCTCCTGCGGACGACGTTCAGGCCGAGGCTCCTACCGGTGGTAATGTTGAGCAGCCCACTGAGGCTGACGGCAACACTGCACTCGACCCCGCTGTGGGTGGCGAGGCCGGTGAGACCGGCGATGCGGCTACCGATGCCGATGTCCAGCCTGCTGATGGCGAAACCACTGATGATGCCGCTGCTACCGGCTCCAGCAGGCCCGTGTATTATTATATCGTGGGTGGCTGCGTCGTGGCTCTGGGTGTGGGCTTCTACATCGCTCTGTCCCTGAAGCAGAAGCGCCGTTAATCGAAGCTACCAAATTTATCGGCAAGGCCGCCGCAACAAGTTTCCCCGATAAGGTGAAGAACAGTTGCGGCGGCTTTTTCCCCGGCAAAATTAAAACGGAGAGATGGCTGAGTGGTCGAAAGCACCGGCCTTGAAATCCGGCGATGTTAAAAGCATCCGTGGGTTCGAATCCCACTCTCTCCGCCACAAAAACGAGTACGGACGGTATAACCGGAATTTACGCCTGTGGAGATGCACGGTCGTCGTGGAAGCAGGAATACTCTGTTGGCTGGTTATCATGTGAGAGATGATGCCGGCACATTAGGGAACTGAATGTGCCTGTCGTGTTGGGTGTATAAGGCCCTGAAACAACAGAGTTGTATACCTGTTCTGTCAAGACCGGCAACACCCGGCCCTGCGTATAACCCCCAAAAAATAACAGGGTTATATACCTATCCGAAGCCTTGAACTGTTGGACAATCCCCAGAATTGAAAAGTGTGCAATCATTGCACACTTTTCTGGGACAAACAAAACGAAAAGAAAGGACAGAAAAATATGAACACACGAGACATCCAAGATGAGCTGCGCTACTATGCCGGCTTTATCTTCGCACACCACAAAATCTGTAATCGCTATCAGCCGGACGAATCCGGCACGACGGTAGAGTACACGGATACCGACGGTCAGAAGTTCAACATCCTTGAGGTTTGTGAGGATGATGAGCGCTACGAAGATATGCTGGATACCCTGCTGGTCAGCAAAATGGCAAAAGCCAAAGTCACAGAGCGCTACGCACGCACACTAAAACGACTCAGACAAAAAGGTTTCTGTCACGAGAGAAACGTGGTCGAGCTGAGAAGGGCATTCAGTGCCAGAAAGCCCTATGCTCTCAACGCCGCTACGCTGTGGAACACAGTCATGCTGGTCGGTGAGAATGAAAACATCCATATCACAGACGAGATGTGGTACGAGTGCTTCGACAGACTCCTTATCGTTAAGGACTGGAAGCTGCTGAAAGAACAGGACAGGTCGATTATACACTTCTGCATCGACAATATGTATCTCATATATATGTTCATGGACGATGTTCTCGCACAGGCTGTGACGGAGATGCGTTTTAACGATGCGATGAAGAACCTTTGTAATGAGAAGCACCTGTTCACAAAGGATGAATGCCGGCAGCTCACGCAGAAGACCTGCGAAAAGCTCACCGAGGAGATAAACGACTTCTACGCTGAACAGCGTAAGGAGTTCGAGGTTGGAAAAGCCACGGTAGAGTTCCTGTCGAGCGAGGGCGAACGGCTGGCAAAAGAGCTGTCGGCACTCAGGCGCGAGAAAAAGGCGCTGGAGAAGGAGTGCTACCAGCTCCGCAAGGAGAACGGTACGCTGGGCGAGGAACTGGCACGGGCTGCTGCGGCGGGGTACGACGATACGCCTGCTCCCCTACCTGAGCCGGAAGACCTGCCGGAAGATGTTGTGGAGGACGTTGAGGACACCGAGGTTCCCAATATTGATGACCTCCCCACCCTGCCTCAGACCGGCATCCTGTTTGTGGGCGGACACCCGAACTTCATTAAGAAACTCAAGGAGTGTTATCCCAACTGGTCGTATATCGTAAGTAAGAACGCTCCGGAGAGAATGAAGCAGTACGACAAACTGACGATGTGTTTCATCTACAGCGAGCACATGGGACATCCTCTCTATAACGGTGTCATCAATGAACTCCGTAGCTGCGATACGCCTTACAGCTACATAAGAGGAACCAATCTGGAGCGTGTCATTAGAGAGATGCGTCTGGACTATGCCGAAGCATACAAAAACAATAAGGAGGACGAAACACATGATTGAGCTGTTTTCTACTGAGACTAAGCCGGTCTACATCGGCTATAACAAACTGGCTGCTGATGTTGCAGAGGCGACCACAGATGCGTTGACCGGTGCGGACTACATTGCGCTGCAGGCCGCCATCAAGTACCTTTGGTTCATGGTTATCCTGCTGGCGGTCGTCGCACTGCTCGCATTGGTGGTGGCGGTCATCGCCAAAGGACGCGCAGACAGGCTGGACAGGCAACTCAACGGAACACGGCGTGGTTTTGAAAGCCGCATCGACGACTTTGAGGATAATTACGATGACGACGGATATGGTGATGACGATGATGAGGAGGAGGAGGAGGATGATGGATGTGATTACTGATATTGCGGTCGGTGTCCTGTCTATGGTGAAAGCCTTCGGCGTTGTGTTCTTCCTTCTGTGCCTCCTCTGTGTTATCGTTCTGTCTATCTTCGCACTGGTGGATAGGCACAGTCGGAGCAAAGGCACAGGTAAGGTTTTGAGTGAGGTCGGAGAGCTCACGGAAATGCCTACGGACGATATCGAGGTGGAACAGAGCCGAGAGAATTACGGCCCTATGGTGTTGAGCCTCGTTGCTCTCCCCGCTATGCTGCTGGCTGCATCCGGAATGCTTTATCTTATTCTTTCCCTGTTGGGTGCTTTCGGCAACTGAAATGCTGGCGGTATTCATCGCGCTGCTGGTTATCATCGCCTTTGCAGCGTTTATCAATAAGACCTGAGGAGAGAGCATAATGTCTGATAATAAGCGTCACTTTGCAATCATCATCTTCGCCTTGGTTGCTATACTCCGCTGCGTGGTCGGTATCGTCTACTATGCCGAACGGATTTGGGGCTTCGCTGCGGAAGGTGTCAGCGAAAGTGTGTTGGCGCCGGCCAATGCGGTCGCTGCAGTTTTATTCATGCTGACAGCTATTTGGCTCACCGTGGTCGAGTACAAAAGCATGAAGCGAGACCATACACAAAAACAATAGCGCAAATTTGTTCGCTTTTAGTCTTGCCAAAATGTCACGTTGGTGTTATAGTAAATGCGTAGCAAATTATGTCAAGTCGATTCGCCGTCATTTCTTTTTTTTGAGCGCCGACTTGTCAAAATATCACATTCTTGTCATAGACGGTATGAGGAGTGAGTGGGGATGAATTTGAAGGAATGGACGGGCTCGAAAGTAGTCTCCGTCGTGATGCTGACTATTACAGCCGCTATTGTGCTGGCACTGGATGCCGTGGTACTTTTTATCGGCTTCGGCGATGGCAACATCGCCAACCTCGACAAGATGGATTTCGCCGCCATCAAGGGGCTGTTTTCCAGTCTGGTTGCCGGCGATGTCGGCAAAGGACTCTCCATCTTCTCTTGGGTCTGTGTGGCACTGGCTGCCATCTGTATCCTTGGCGTTATCCGTCGGTTCTGCCCCTTCTTCTTCAATTCAATGAAGGTCGTTCGAGGTTGGATGACCTACGGCCAACTCAAGAAGGTTGTCCGCACTGAGGTCTTCGGTGAACCTATCGAGTTTGAAGATATGCTGGGTGGCGACTTTGGCGTACTGGTCGGCTCCTCTGAAAACTGGGCAAACGACAATGATGTCCGCTGGCTCTGCTTCTTCACCAAGGGCGAGCTGTCATTGGCGGAGAATAATGCCGCCTGTCGTCCGGTCTGTATCCCCTCTCGTTTTGTCCGTTATCTAAACCTCAAGCAGATGAAGGTATCCGACGGGCAGCTCAAAATGTATCGACCCGTCACCGCCTTCGAGCTTGTTCTCTTCGATGGCCGTGCTATCACGGTTGGCTTTGCCAAGCCGGAAGCGGTCTCAGCTCTCAAATATGAGGTCATGTCGATGCTTCCCAATGCGGAGTGCGTCGAGGATGGAAGCATCGGGCGCCGTGAGTACCGCAAACTCCGTTGGGAGTTCAATAAAAAGTATAGCTTCCGTATCAATGCATTCAGGAGCGATTTCCTGAGCTGATTTTCTTCCTGTTTTTTTGTAATCTCGGACTTGTCAAAATGTCACGTTCGTGTATATGTAGCCACAAAAAGAAAGAAGTTACAACAGTAAGAAAGGAGAGTAAATCGCATGAACACAAACACAAACTTGGTTCACGTCATCGCCATTGACGACAGTGGCGGCGTGGTCGTCTCGGAGGACAAGACCGTGCTTGTACGCGAGCTGGTGCGGCACTACACCCCGACGTGGCAAGGTAAGGCCGATGCCTGCCGGAACGCCGGCGCACACTACAGCTTGCTGCAGGATGTATCCGCACTGCTGAACTCCCTCGGCATCGAGCACTGCGTCTTCGTGGACAATACGGAGTTGGTGGTGCTGGGGCCGGCCTACGCAGAGTCTTACGGTGAGCCGCCTGAGCCCTACGACAACGCCCCGCCTGAGGACGGACCTCCCGACGAACGCGATACGCCGGAAGGTGGTGATGAGGCATGAGGCCCTTTGAGCCGTATCCCTACGATTCCAAACCTCGCAACTACGACAAATCGCCTTGGAGCTACCGCGTCATTGATGATGTTTTCGTGGAGCTGGCAAACGCCATTGTAAAACAGGCCGCAGCGGACTACATGGCAGCTCTGAGGCTGATGGTCAAACGCGACCCCTTGGATAATAGCTATATCTCGGCACTGAAGAAGAAACAGGACGCTGAAGACTTCTTCAATTCCCTTTGGTTCGCGGAATTGACCACCTATGACCCCAAGACACTCGTTATTCAGCTCCGTGCGACGGTCAAGGTAGACCTGATGGAACGCGAGCGTGAACAGCGGCGGAGGTCCGCATAAACAAACCTCAGATTATTTAATACATTCTAAAATTTCAATCCAGATATAAGAGGTAAATTTATCAACTCCCCAAGGAGGGAAACAACATGGTAGAGAATAACACCACCCAGAACGTTGAGACCAACACCGAAAAGAATATTCCGACTCGTGAGAAGGTCTACAACTTCATCTGCGAGTTCATCCAGCAGAACAGCATTTCACCTTCTATCCGTGATATTGCTGCAGGCGTTGGTCTGAACTCCCCCTCTACGGTGGCATCGCACCTCAAGCGTCTGGAAGCTGAAGGACGTATCACCCATCTCAAGGGTGCAAGCCGCAGCCTCATTGTAGTCGGCAAGCCCACGCCTGTGGCGACCGAGCCGGCCTCTGAGGATGAACGCACGGAACGTCCCTCATATATGCCCCCTGTGGGGCACTGGGAGTTCATCAACGACTACGAAGCTCGTTGTACCCACTGTGGGAAGGAGTCGTATCTCGACCACAATGAACCCCATGATTTCTGCCCCAAGTGCGGCGCAGAGATGCAGTAAACACTCAGGCACGGGAGCGAGGCTCTGTCTCTCCGGTAGGTTCTCCTCCCCGCCTCGAACGAGTACGGACGGTATAGCCGGAATTAACGCCTGTGGAGATGCATGGTCGTCGTGGAAGCAGGAATACTCTGTAAGCTGGTTTTCATGTGAGAGATGATACCAGCCCTTTGGGGAACTGAATATGCCTGTGTCGGGTGTATAAAACCCTGAAATAACAGGGTTGTATACTCAGAGCGCGTAAGGAGCGAATGGAAAAGCGGGTGTATAAGGCCCCGAAATAACAGGGTTGTATACTCTGTAATTCGTCCAGGCACAACGGCAGATTGGTGTATAAGGCCCCGAAATAACAGGGTTGTATACTTACACTGGCATACGCCCTGCGGAGCGCAAGGGGCGTATAATACCCTGAAATAACAGGGATGTATACCTATACCACATAGAGTTGTCCTTACACCCCCTCGCACGGTGTGTATAAAACCCCAAAATAACAGGGTTGTATACCTTATGTTGCGTGGCCTGAGCGAACGTGAAGAACGCAAACTGGAGGTGTCATTTGTGATATACAGCGGCGATGCCCTTGAAGTCCTGAGACAACTGGATAGCGAGAGCGTACAGTGCTGTGTCACCTCTCCTCCCTATTTCCAGCTCCGTGACTACGGAGTGGATGGGCAAATCGGGCTGGAAGATACGCCGGAGGAGTTCATTGCGAAGCTGGTGGAGGTCTTCCACGAAGTGAAGCGAGTCCTGAAGCCGGATGGCACGCTGTGGGTCAATATCGCCGACAGCTACGCAGGAAGCGGCAAAGGACGCAATGCGGACGGGCGTCATTCGGACGCCGGCGGGAAAAACACGAAGCAGAGCACCAACACGGGGTCTGTCATGGGGCGTCTGAAAAAGACCGTTACCAGTGAGGACGCCAAGCCGAAGGACTTGCTGGGTATCCCTTGGATGCTCGCCTTCGCGCTGAGAGCCGATGGTTGGTATCTGAGAAGCGATATCCTGTGGCAGAAACTCAATGCACTGCCGGAAAGCGTGAAAGACCGCCCTACCCGCAGCCACGAGTATATATTCCTCCTCAGTAAGTCACGGACTTACTACTACGACTATGAGGCCGTTATGGAAGATGCCGTTGGCTACAATAACGCTGAGGTAGCGGGAAGCGAAGGTACACTTCGCCCCAATACAAGACGGCGCAGAGGCAACGCCAAGTCATTTCGTGGCGGCGGCGCCTATACCAACAACTGCAGTTTCGATAACAGCGCTGTGGTGGAACGAGAGACACACGGGAATGTCGAGAACAAGACCGGTAAAAGAAACCGCCGTGATGTCTGGAGCGTCGCAACACAGGGAACGCGGGAAGCGCACTTTGCGACTTTCCCTGAGAAGCTCATTGAGCCTTGTATCCTTGCAGGAACAAAAGCTGGTGATATTGTCCTCGACCCCTTCGCAGGAAGCGGGACGACGGGCATTGTGGCTCATCGCTATGGACGCGAGTTCATCGGTATTGAGCTGAACGAAGAGTATGCCGAGCTTGCACGGCGTCGTGTAGGTGATGTCCAGATGAGGCTGGCACTCTAAAAAATATAAGTACGGACGGCATAACCGGAATTTACGCCTGTGGAGATGCATGGTCATCGCGGAAGCAGGAATGCTCTGTTAGCTGGTCTGTCAGGCCAGAGATGACACCAGCACTTTTAGGGAACTGAATATGCCTGTGCTGGGTGTATAAAGCCCCGAAATAACAGGGGTGTATACCGATACCTCCAATCCTCCCCAAAACTATGTATGAACAGGTGTATGAAACCCTGAAATAATAACAGGGCTATACCCCTCGGAGAAAAGAGAAATGGAAAATCTGAGCAATAATCGCTGGCGTGTCTTTACATACAGCGCCGGATATGCTAAACGGCAGAAGACAGACCGGATTTCGAGAGCTGCAAGGTCAGCTATCGTCTTCGACTGTGAGAAGGTTCGCTGGTATTACGTGACATTTACGGGAATGACTCCCTACGACGGAAGTGATTATCGGGATACTCCGAACGCTCAGGTACAGAGGGTAAACGCCCAGCACCCCGAAGCCTGTATCTCCGTCATCCAGCGCTACCTCGTCGGAAGGCTCGTTACCCCCTCCCTGCTCTCCCGTGGCGATGCCGTAGTCCGGCAGTTTGAGCTGGACCCGCAGTTGCCTACACACCGCCGCTGGCACTATGCCAAGGAAGTGGACGGGGCTGGAAACGAGACAGGACGCACTTTCAAGATTCCGAAGTGCTTCCCTGATTTTGTTCTTGCAGAATTAAGTTAAAACCAAGCGAAAGCTGAAAATAATAAGTACGGACGGTATGACCGGAATTTACGCCTGTGGAGATAGATGTCTGTCGGTGAAGCAGGAATACTCTGTTAGTTGGTTAATCATGTGAGAGATGATGCCAGCACTTAGGGGCTTACCCATAATCATGAGGCGTTGAAAGCCCCGAAATATCAGTGTTATATACCTCGTTTTCAAGTAACCACATGACGTATAAGACACTGAATTAGCAGGGTTATATACCTATGGGATTTGGGGTATTTATCCGACAAGGGTGTATAAAGTCCTGAAATAACAGGGTTGTATGCCCATTGTCGATATCTGAAACCGGTATATAAGTCCATGAAACGACAGGGTTGTATATCAATTAGCCCCAAGTATAAGCGTCGTACCCATGCCAATATAGCAAGAAAAGGAGGCGTCCACTATGGACTTTGATGTCTCGCAAGTAAATATTGACTTCGATGCTCTGAAAGCCTCCACCGAGAAACTGCTCAGGCTGCCATACAGCGCACGGCAGTTCCACGCTATCGTTGAGAAAGCCATGGAACAGGCCAAGAAGGATAAGGCTGCTGAGGAGCGTATAGCGGAAGATGCCGCCATTGAGCTGACCGAAGAAGTCCCTGAACAGGAAGCGCCGGAAACGGATGCCGAGCTGCAAGAGATGAACGGCGACCTGCTCAAGCTCAACGAAGAGTTTGTGGCCGAAATCGAAAAACTCACAGCACAGGTCGAGAATTACAGGTCTGAGGCGGAAAAAGCACAGTCCACGCTGACAAAAGAGCGTACAGACTGGCACCGCCAGAAGAAAGCCTATGAGGGTGAGCTGTGGCGGCTGCAAAAGAATAACGACGAGCTGAGGGCTCTGCTGGAAAGATGCGATGAACAGGGCGAAGCGGAACAAGAAACGTATGAGGAGGGCGAAGCCGCCCTGCCGACGGCACTCCCCTCTCTGCCTGAGTCTCGCATCGTGTTCGTTGGCGGACATCCCAACATGGTGAATAAGGTCAGGGCCATTTATCCCAACTGGGTATATGTGGATGGAGACCATTCGCCCGAAAAGGCAACTCAGTTTGACAAGGTGATTGCCTGTTTCATTGCCTATAAGCATATCGGGCATCCCCTCTGGGCTTCAATGATGGCTGCGGCGAGGTCTTATGACGTCCCTATCTTCTATGTCCAGTACACCAATATGGAACGTATGTTGCTGGATATGCGCCGCAGCTACGCCGCCATTGCACAGTTCCGTGCGGATGAGGGCATTGACGACTCTGATGTGACTCCTACCTCCCCTGAGGAAACGCAGGAAGATGAAAAGACCATCCGGGAGAAACAAGAGGAGGCTCGCAGAGCTGCCAAGGAGAAATCAAAGAAACAGCGAGAGCGAAAAAAAGCTCGTGAACAGCGTGAGACCTCTGAGGCACAACTGGAAATCGAAGCTCGTGCTGAGGAAGCTGCGCGAGAGGAACGGAAGCGCTGGGCTGAGGAACGTCAGAAACGCGCAGAAGAACTCCGGAAGCGTCAGGCCGAGGCCAGAGAGCGTGAACGCCTCTGGAAAGAGGAACAGGCTCGCAAGGCCGCAGAGCTCAAGCTGAAACGTGAGGCGGAACGCCTTGCCAAACTTGAGGAAGAAAAGAAGCGTCAGGCTGAGTATGAGGAGCGCAGAAAGGTCTGGGCTGCCGAGAGACGTGAGAAACGTGCCAGTGCCGCCGCTGCTGTGCAGGCTGCACTGCAGAACGCACCCAAGCTGGTTCCCAATCCCAAGCCGGAACAGCTTCCCACCGCTGTTATCACCTACGACTCACCTGTCAAGGCGCACGTCCAGACTGGACCTGCCACACCGCGCACCCGCATCCTGCCGCCTACAAAGGCTGTTGAGCCTGTGACAAAGGCAGAACCGGCGCCGGTCGTTCTGGCACCCAAGAAGCCCAAGAAGGTCAAGATGGAACCCTGTTCCGTCCGATGGTCTGATTTGCTGTGAACTGAAAAAGTGTGCAATGATTGCACACTTTACAGTCGGGTTTCAATATCAATACGTTAAGCAAAGCCATTAACATATAGCAACTTCAATGTGGAAGGACGAAAGAATCATGAACGAAAACCAACACTCTATCACCGTGCTATTTAACCCTGCACCTGACCCGCAGGAAAAGAAAGGCAGACCGCAGCCGACGCCTTTCTGCGTCACAGCCTGCTTCTCCAACCTGCCGGCTGGTACTGACGTTGTTAAGCTGACCAAGCGGTTCTATGAGAACCTTATGCGGTCGTTGGATTCCGCTATTGCGGAATGTAAGACCGGAAAGCGGGACGGCGTTGTTCCCGTGCAAATCGTGACTATCGCAACGGCGCTGGTTACTGCGGAGTTTGGCGGCGAGGACGTTCCTGCCGATGGCACCAACCCCATAGACTCCAGCACTCCCACGGACGACGCTGACCCTGCCGCCCACGGCGAGGGTGATGATGCCAACATCGGTGATAACGATAAGCCCGCCGGCGAAGCCGGTTCCGAGGGTGACAGCAATGCTGCCACTGGCGAAGCCGGAGGCGACGCTGGTGCGAACGTCGGTGCTTCCGAGGGTAACGACACTGGTAGCGGCGGAAACGACGTAGAGAGCGCCGTAGAGCCATCTATGGAGGCTTCTGATGCCAATGAAAGCGGCGGTGCGGTGTGACCGTCAGGATGCTTCCGTCCATGACGCAGGACGGTGACGTGAGGTTTGAGCTCTACGAGATGCCTTCCAAGGCTCTCGTAGGCCGCTTCACGGTCAGCGATGCGCCTACTGGCTCATCCATGGCCGCGAACGGCGTCTTCTGTACGCGGGAGATGGTTGTGTCGCAGCCTGTCCGTGGTTTCTTTGCTGCGAGGAGGGATAAGAAGCAAGGTATCTCTGAGCCGTATGCTTTGCTGTTGGAGATGATGCCTGTGGCGCGTATCTACCTCAATGCTGTGGAGCTGGAGAAGGCACCCTTCAACATCATCACGGCGGACTTTTGCGGCGACATCTTCCACGCATATCCCGTTGGGATGGGAAATGCCGGCGTAAAGATTCCGGTGTTTCTGGAGCGTGAGAACGGTGAGGTTCCCACAGCGCTCATTGAGAAACCCTATGTGCGGGACACGGCGCTGCAGGAATATGCGGTCACGGGCGGTAATAGGGCGTATGAGGCATTTGCCATCACTATGGCACTGTATGACTTCATGCTCATTCGCTCCGGTGTTGCCGGACTTCACGCAGAAGGCAGCACGTTCACGGCGGCACCGCAGCTTACGGGCAAGTATGACGACTGGGTTCGGATTACTCAGGAGTATTGGGGAGCAACAGGCTGATGTAGGCTATTACAGACTTTATTGTTTGGGTATGCAAGGAGAATTATTTACTTTGCAGACGGGAGTGTGAGCGTTGGAAATCTACAGGTCTTGCAAACTGCGGCACGGAAGGCATCTTCGATGGTACGCAGAATGGCAAGACTGGGCCTACGGTGTACGTGGCATTCACCGATGTGAAGGAGATGCTTTGGCCGTGGTGCCGTTGGAGGTACTGGACGAGAAGAACATCTATGCACCGTCCCGTGTCATGAAGTCTATCCAGTATTTGCTGGACAAGGGTGTTGTGCGGGTATGGAATGATGCAGTTCTTTCGATGCCCGATAGAGGTGCGCTGCCAAATGCCAAGCCTGAGCTGTACGAGTCTAATGAGTAACAAAAGGCCACCCATGGTGGCCTTTTGTATTGCACCAGTCAAATGTTCGTGGTATTATGATGTAAAGTTTGCAATTCATTGCTGAGGTTTATTGAGTTTCAAAAACAATGAAAAAGGAATTGATGATTATGACAGGAAAAGTAAATAAAGGCGCGTCAGAAGTGAGTAACCTAACACTTACTAATTCAATGACGGATGAAATCAGGGAGTTGCTATTAAATGCACGTCAGCGCGTGGCGGTGCAAGTAAACACTGAATTGCTGTCTACCTACTGGAATGTAGGAAAGATTATCGTTGAGCATGAGCAGGACAATCAAGACAGGGCAGATTACGGAAAGCAGACCCTAAAACAGCTTTCAAAGGAATTGACAGTAGAATTTGGCAAAGGCTTCTCCCGTTCTAATCTGCAGAATATGAGGGCGCTTTATCTTGCATACCCAATTTGCCAGACACTGTCTGGCAAATTGAGCTGGTCACATTACTGTGAGCTGTTGACGATTTCTGACCCCGACAAGCGCAACTTTTACGAGAAAGAAACTATTAACTCAGGGTGGTCGATACGCGAATTAAAGCGGCAAATTTCTACTTCCCTCTATGAGCGTTTGTTGCTGTCAGAGGGTAAAACAAATAAGGAAACCGTTCTTGCTCTCGCGGAAAAGGGAATTGAGATGTCTACCCCATTAGATATTATCAAAGACCCGTATGTATTTGAATTTCTGGGTGTGCCAGAAAATAAACCCATGCTCGAAAGCGACCTTGAAAAAGCATTGGTCGCACAAATAGAAAAATTCCTGTTGGAATTAGGACGTGGCTTTATGTTTGTTGGTACGCAACAGCGCATTACACTGAATAATACCCACTACTATGTGGATATGGTTTTCTATAATAAGATTCTTCGCGCATACGTGCTGATTGAATTAAAGACGACCAAACTCACGCCGGAGGCCGCTGGGCAACTCAATATGTATCTGAACTACTACGCCGCAGAAGTGAATGACGAACATGATAATCCGCCAATCGGTATTATCCTTTGCACGGACAAGGATAGCATAGCTGCTGAATATGCTCTCGGCGGTCTATCAAACAATATTTTTGCTTCACGCTATGTTTCTTATATCCCCAATAAGGCGCAGCTCATCGCGCAGGTAGAAGCTGTTTTGAAAGAATGGCACAATTCGTGAATGTTAAGAATAATGCAGACCACCCCCATCGGGGCGGCCTGCATTTTTTTCAAATTTGGGGAATTTCGTTGCATCCGGCATCTTCTTTCACGGGCGGATTCTTGCTGCAATAACCGTATTTGTTATAGGGGCACGCATCCGCATCACAGCGCTCACCACCAGTTTCTGAAAGCTGTATTGCAAAGCCAAGGCCGTCGTCGAATGCCTGCTGTCGGTCGTGGTATAGGTAGCTGGTATGTCCGCCGGACTGTCGGACAATGTAGGCCCATTTGCCACCAACCTTATATGCCCTGTGGCAGTCGTACCACCAAATACTCAACTCAGTCTTGGTATTTCCTGTTCTCACGGTTCCTGTCCGTGGGTTGATTAAGTACCACACAGCGTCCACTCTCCCCTCTTCTCTGCGTAAAATCATAGCATACGGAATGGAATCTGAAAAGTATTTCACATGGAATATTTTGATAAGACTGGGCAATGCACGAAAAGACAAGTTATGGAGGGCAGATTCTGCACGGAAAGGCAGGTTCGGGGTTGGAACGTGTGCTGTGTGGGCCTGTGAGGGCGCTGGGGCGGGTGGACAGGTCAGGTAGAGGAACGGGGCCGCCGTGCGATAAGACGGCTCCTCGTGCGCCTGAGGGGTTATACGGGTCAGCAATCCTACGTTTTTTGAACAAGAGACGATTCAAACGTGAAAGTAACTCCGCTTATGTTTGCAAGGCTTATGTCAGTATGTTATTATAATAAAGAAATTTTTTCGAAATGTGTGTTAGATTTGAGTCAAAAAGTTGTGTATATAGAAAAGAGGAAAATTAGAAAGAAGTGAATATTATGGAAGACGCAAGGATAGTTCAGTTGTACTGGGATAGGGATGAACAAGCAATCCCTTTTACTGCCGATAAATACGGCAGCTACTGCACTTCGATTGCTCAGAACATACTGGGCAACTATGAGGATGCAGAAGAATGTGTCAATGATACATATTTACACGCATGGAACTCTATGCCTCCAAAACGTCCAAGCATTCTATCTACGTTTCTTGGAAAAATCACAAGAAATCTGTCTTTGAATAAGTACAAACATAACACCGCTGACAAGCGGGGTGGTGGAGAACTGCCTGTGGTTTTGGATGAGCTCTCCGAGCTGGTATCCGGCAATAATGGCGTAGAGCAAGAGATTTCCCGCAAGGAGCTTGTAAAGGCCATCAACGCATTTATGAATACGCTTTCTACGGAGAAGCGGAGCATTTTCGTTTGTCGATATTGGTATGCTGACAGCATTTCTATGATTGCGGGAATGCACGGCATGAATGAGGGTTCCGTATCAGTGATACTTAACCGTCTTCGCTCCAAATTACATGAATTTCTTACGGAAAGAGGCTTTGAAATATGACAACTGAGGAATTGTATGAAATACTCGGTGACATAGACGAAAGGTGTGTGAAAGAGGCAAGAGAATATCGCACCTCCAAAAAACGCATCTGGCGTAAATGGGGTGCTATAGCTGCCTGTTTGTGTCTTTTAGTTGTTGGTGCAGTTGTTTCTATCAGATTGTTAAGAGAGATAACCACACATCCAAATGATATTCACGGTTCAATCGTTATACCATCGGAAAATAATAACAGCGTATCCGATGAACACGAAATAACAACTAACACAGCCACGGATACGAATATAGCATCATCGGAAGATGGAAACGTCACTCAAGATAAGATAATTCGAATTTTGATAAATGTAGTTAAACAGCCTATATCTTCAGATATTGACGTGCAACTCACTTCTCTCAATGAGCAAACCTCTAATTCGTGGTCATCTGTAATAGAAGAATTCCATAAGTTTACTGGCATCACGTATGAAGACTTTACTGACAAAATCCCTGATAACCTTGAACAATGTGACTTCTACTCAGTATCTTCTCGTGAGTATAGCGAATCAGGCTCACTCGGAGAGTATACTCTTCACGACTATGTTTTTACCTATCAATCCCAAAACGGTGGGAGTGCTAAAATAGCAATCTGCTCTTTTGCAGCCCCGCTTAGAGATTGCCTAATCTTCTGTGATAATCCAGAGAAGTCCGAAATCAATGGCATTTCAATGGAGATATATGGCTATCAGAACACTTTTTTTGTGCAGTTTTTCTGTAATGGAATATACTACGATATTGAAATGAGCAACATGACTCAGGATAGATTGGTGGAGCTACTAACTTGCATCATTGGTTAATAAATGCGGATGGTTGTTCTCATTTGTGAACAAATGTCTTTGCGCGAGGGAAAACGAATTTGTGAGGAAGGAGAGGCTTATAGCGACGTGTGTTTTTATCCTGCATGGACCAGCTCCTCTGACGCAACGCCCATCCGATTTAGTGAAAAAAGAAGAATGTAGTTTTAGGAGGTGATTATATAGGACGTAGAAGCATAGCTGTTTTCTGTATGTTTGTAACCGTAATTCTTATCACTATAACGGGATGTGGGGTATTCGATAATGTCAGTCAAGCTGCTCTTTCTCCTGAGATAATCCGTGGCGGACCTGTTGCAGACATCGACGAATCCTCTCCTGCAGGACAGGTAAATGTATATGATGAGTTGGCCGAGCAAATCAAAGCAAACGGAAATGAGAATGCTCTTTTCGTTGTAAGAGTTGTTTTGTGTGGTGTCTCAAATGACATTGCGAAAGAACAAGAGAAATACCATGATGCCTATATGGAAGCCCTCAATGTGCCTATAATTCAAGAATATGAGGCTCAATATGATGAGTGGTCAAGAATTCCAATAGAGAAATTAGATTCCTATTCTGCTCAGTTTAGAGGAACTGGCGAGTCAATGCCGGACAGCTTTTACGCTTACTGGGTAAGTACGCATACAGAAGAAGAGAAAGCTGCATATGACACAGCATGGGCCTTGGCAAGCGAAAAGTATGACGCTTTCTTTAATATGTATGAGTATATTCCGCAAGTGTGTGCTGAAAGAACTTTTGAAGAGGTAAATCGCTTACAAGAGGAGGGCTTAATGCTGGTCTGGAAAGGATACACCGAAATGATAGGCCTTCTTACAGAGGAGCAAATCGTGCAGTTCCCCGTCAATGAAAGGTATGGCTACTATATCGTGTGGGCCGATACTCCAAAAACGGGAGAGTTAGCAAGTTATGATTAGTTTTAACGCCGAGTGAAGAAAGGAAGGACGAATGAAAAGGCTATTTTGTGTTTTGTTAGCGCTTCTTATGCTGTTTTTCACTTTTGTTCCTGCTATTGCAGAGGACAAGCAGGTTTCTTCAAAACTCTCTGCTGAAGTCAAAGATGTTATCAAGGACATGAGTTCTGATGAGGAAATTAGTGTTTATGTCTTACTGAATGACATCGACAGTGACGCTGTTATGGATTCTTTCGCCAAAAGTTTCAAAGGTGAGGCCTCTGAATATATGTTAGCGAAGGAGGGAGACCCTGAATCCTCTATACGGCAGGCTGTCCAAGGTGACATTTCGCGCAAAGGGGAATGTGAGGAGCGAGCAGACCCCGTAAATGGAGATTTGCTACAGAAGGGAATCGAAAATAAGCGGGCACTTTTCGCAAAAACATATCTTGAACAGAATGGTGCATTTGCAAATGCTTTTGCCACTAAAAGCAAGCAGATATTTGTAAGTAAATACTCTCCCCTTATCATTCTTACTGTTTCCAAGCAAACACTTTTGGAAATGGAAAAAGATTCAAGAGTCGCTTCGTTGGAACTGTTTCAAGACCTTGAATCAGTGCCTACAATGACTACCGCTAACGCAGTATCGAGAGCTGATTATGTTCGTGACACTTGTGGCAATACGGGAACAGGTGTAAAAATTGGTATAGTTGAGTCCATTGGCTTGCCGATGCTTAATGAAAGTGACTTGAGCAACGCAACTATTATTAGAAACGGAAGTGCTGTTTATGACCTCCATTCAACAAAAGTAGCTCGTATTTTAGTTGGAAAATCCTATGGTATTGCTCCGAACGCCCAGCTTTACTGTACGATTGGGCACAACGTGAGCGATTTTTACAGCAGCATCGAATGGTTAATTTCGAAAGGTGTTAATGTAATCAATGCAAGTCTGGGTTTTCAGCAACCCTCACGATTAGGTCAATATGATGATATTGCACAATGGATTGACCATATTGCAATTATGCACGATGTCCATTTTGTAGTGGCGGCAGGTAATCGGGGTAATGTAGTGGCGGCAGGTAATCAGGGTAATGGCGATGCATATGTAACAAGCCCCGGCATGGCTTACAACGCAATCACAGTTGGTGGCTTTAACGACATGAACACTGTTTCTCACACGGATGATGAAAGATACATTTCTACAAAAGGAGGTTCTTCCTATAGAGAGTCTGTTTCTTCGGGAAGACCAGAAAAACCTAACATCATTGCTTCCGCTCAAAATATTATCTTTGACGCATCAACGACCAGTAGTGGGACCAGCTATGCAGCTCCGCAAGTCACGGGAATTATTGCACAGCTTTGTGGCTATCGCTCTGCGCTAAAAGTTAAGCAAACTGCTGTTGGTGCTATGCTTGCAGCAGGCGCGAGTCTCAAACTTGAAGGAGTTAATGGTAGTGGACAACGGGGCGATAGCTTCCCCTCCGGTGTGAGAATTAGCGGTAGCACCCAAATTAGCGATTACGAAGGCGCGGGCAAGGTCAATGCCCGCGATGCAAGACTCATTGCTTCTACTGGAAACTATTGGGGTGTTAATATCAGCGCTTCGAGCTTCCCTTATACTCAGACTGTTTATATAAATGCTTCTAACGACTCCCTTACTCGCGTTGCAATTTTCTGGTTGAAGCGCAATTCTCTTGCAGCAACCGACCATACAACGGGAACTGTTGCTCAAGAGTCTATTCCAGACCTTGATTTGAAGGTCTATGCGCCAGACGGAACTCTTGTTGGTAGCTCGACAACAACACATAGTAACTTTGAAATTGTCCAGTTCACCACTCCGGCAACGGGTACATACAGCATTCAAATCACTAAGCACGGTACAGGTAGCACATTAAGAGAAAACGTTGGTATTGCGGTTTGGTAAGTCTCACAGAGAAATATTAAGGTCCGCCCTGTTATCAGGGCGGACTCCTTTTCTCGAAACAGAAAAAGTCATGAGATAACTTTGGAGTCAAGGATAGGTAACGTGCCAGAAGAACCAGAAAGTATTCTGGCTGTGCGGCACTTCAGATAGAGAGAACTGGCCTTCGTACGGCGTGAGGGCGTCACGCACACCTGAGACGGCTCCGTGTAGGCTTCCCTGTCAACTCTCGTTCAAGAATTGTTTGGTAGGCGCAAGTCTTGCCTTGGAGACAATGCCGAAGAGATAACACCATGGTACGACGGAAGATTGATGCACTTGCATCTTAGCTCCATCTTTGAACTAACTTAGGACTATCTTTGAACCAAGCAATCTCATTAGCATCTCCTTATACTTGCCTCGCAGACAAGTCCATAGATGGAGACAAGGTGTAAAATGATTGGTTGTCCTCTGGAAACCCAGTATTTGCAAGGGTTTCAAGGGCTTCACAGGGAAAACCGCGCAATACGCCAAAAATTGACCTCTCACTTACTTACGTGGTAGGTGTCGATTTGTGTCGATTGGTGTTCATTTCCGTCGCCGTCAACTCTCGAAAGAGAGGTGTTTTGTCCCAAGGTAAAAGAAGCAGTTGTTGCGGATTATGCAACAACTGCTTCTTAATTATTTCCGAGGAAAAAGATAGAAGCCGAAACCACCATTGCTGGGGTTCCGGCTTCTGCCTCAGGGCCCCGCAAGCATCCTGAGGACATACCTAAAAAAAGAAAGGAGTAGCAGACGCCTAAACACAACAAAGACTTCTGCTACATCTAATATAACACAACAGGTTGTAGTTGGCAAGCTATTTCAGCCCAGAACTTTGTGAATTCTTTTCTTGCGTACATATGTGCGGTGTGCTATACTCGGAATTGTAAAAGAAAGAGAGTGTGAATACATTGGAGAACACAGACAAGAACGAAATTATCCGGATGCTGAATACTGAGCTGCGAAACCAGCCTGTCGAATTATGTGGTATTCTGGCATCCACGGATTTATTGATTTTGGAAATTTTAGATAGATTGGAGTTCCCTGCTGTCAGGTCTGCTTCCATCCACACATATCTCGTGTGTGCAGACAAAGATATGGAGTTCATCCTCAATGACTTTGAGGCACTGGTTGAGCTGGCAAAGGATACTCCGACATTTTTCGCAAAAAAACTACATTGCTTTCTCGGAAAGATGGTTGAGAGTCTGCAAAGCGAAAAAGGCGGCGTGGCCGTTCTGCTTCAGTTGGCGAGCAAGCTGCAGGAAATGCGGCGAAGCGAAAAGACGGATGCGGTCAGAGCTGAGGTTGTAGGTATCTATGCCGACCTTGTATTACACGCTCTGGATTATCTCCGTCCAGACTCTTCGGATGATGGCGAAGTGGTGATTGGTGTCACATCCAATGGTGAACCTATCACAGCAGAAAATCCTTTCGCGTATTTTTCTGTTGCAGAATGGCAGTGTGTGTTGTTATCTATGTATGAAGACACTCCTGACCTCACCCCCTTCGTGAAAAGAGGTATCGTCCCTGCGGATTGTACCAACGTCCCCGATGCGGTGAACACCATTTTCAGGCGGCGTAGAGTATTCACGAACCTGCGGTGCGCTCTTCTCCCCTACATGGATGAATTCACCTATAGCCTGTTCCCTACCAACATCGCCTACAACGACGGTGGCGCCCTTGAGGGCCTTGTGATGCGCTTGGATATGGATGAACTGGACAAGCGGCTGGCAAAGGGTAAGAAGGCTTCTCTGCCTCTTAATGGTGTGACTGTGACCTTCGACGACCCCACCAAGTCGCTCATGACCTTACAGCTCAAGGAAGTCCCTGTGGAAGACCATGTATGTGTAGTCTATAAGCTGGCATTCCTAAATGGCGAGTTTGCTGGCTACTATATACCGGGGCACGACGACTGCTATTATGCCGGCATGGACTATGTTGGTCCGGACGACAGATTTGTTGTTATCAAGAAACTGGTCATGTTCTTCTATGCTGTGGCCGTGCTGGGCGATGAAGAGTATACGGATGAATCCTTTGAGCAGGTGTTCCTGAACCTGTTCTATCCCGTAAAGGCCACCAGCGACATCGGCCAAGGCCGGCTGCGGGATACTGTGATGCGTGCCAAAGAGCTGGGTATCGGCACTGATAGCCGCAAACAGGCTGGACGCCGGATGTTCTGGAAGGAACCGCTGCGGGTGGTTGTGAAGGAGGAATTGGTATGATGCAGAAGTTTGCTATTTTGAATAGCAAAGGCAGAATCCTCTGTGCTGGCCGTGGCGACGAGCAGGCAAAATACTTCTGGCTGCCGCTGGAAGATGGCGTCTCCCCTGTTGTGTTCGGGAGCAAGACCGATGCTGAATGGTTCGTGACACTGAAGCAGAAGGACAGCCTGCGGAAGCGTGAATGGCGGGATTGTAAAGTTATTGAATTTACCGACACAGAGGTGCTGGAGAGTATAGGACAAGGAGACGTTGAGGTATGACCTACCGTGAGTTATATGATGAAGTAATCGAATCAGGCAATTATTTAGGTCCTGAGAGAAAGATTAAAGCACTGGCGAATCTTATCTATCACAGCAATTTCGATGGTGTGGAGACCAAGGATGAAGCTGTGTGGGATGCGTTGGAACGCTATGAGGATATGACAGGCTTTACGTTCGACCCGACAGAGGAAGAGTTTGAGGATTTTAAGTACGCCATTACAGGAGACTGAAAACTATGAAGATTCTGAAAGTGGAACCTGCGAAAGCCCCCTACGTGAAAGAAATCGAAAATGAGCTGCACGCCATCCAAGAAGAGGTTGGTGGAGACATGGAAGTCGTTGGTATGGAACCGGGCGTTATCCTCTGCTGCAATGAGGAGGGTAAGTTTAATGGGATGGAACCGAACCGCAAGGTACCGGGGGATATTATCTATGGGCCCTTCTTTGTGGTAGGCGCACAGGGCGAGGATTTTGCTTCACTTTCGGATGAGCACATTGCGTACTACACCAAGGTGTTTGCGGACACTTCCAAACCGGATGTGAACGAAAATCCCATGTGGCGGTTCTTCTTCGGAGGTTGATGCCTGTTCTACCGCGCATTCCCACGCAAGTTCCCCGCAAGATTAACGCAAAACACACGCAAGAACGCACGGGAAAGCACAGGAAACGCACGCAAAAAATCTTGCCTCAGAGACAAGGCGTATAGAGGGACACTGTGGTAAAATTCATTGGTCGTGCCGCGAAAACCCTTTATTTACAAGGGCTGCGAGGATTTCACTGGTGAAATCGCGCATTAGCCTGAAATTTGACCTCTATCCCTCCTGCGGATTATATCATTCTTTTCAGAGGTCTGCACCTCGTGTTTGCGAGGTATTTTAACGAATTTGGAGGGTACGTCCGATGTGCCATCACATGAAAACATCTTTTGGCGTCGCTGTATTTGACCAGATGGATGACATCATCGCCATCCTGAACGTTGTGAACCCTGATGACCGGCTGCAGGGTGTCCTCGAAGCCCTGCCGGAAAAATGGGATTCAATACGAAAGGACGCAATCGCACGCCAAAAGGAGGACCCAAACTTCTTTTTCGATGAGGACGGTGAGAAGGTGCGGTTCTATCTGGAGAACCTACGGGACTATCGGGTGTCGGAGCTGGAAGACTGGTACGAGGCGCATCCGCTGATGGAAATATGCAGTTCGGATTGGGTGAAGCATTCCCTGCCTGAGCGCGGTGTGTTGTTTGCATATGAACGTTGCGAGTTTATCGAGGAGCTGAAAGCAGAGTATCCCGAATGGACATATCTTCCCATGCGAGAGGCAACAGCCTTCTTGGAAAACTCCAGCCCCTTTAAGGCAAATGGCGACAAGTGCGGCATCTGCTTCGTATACACCCATCTGCTGCCGTGGTACACCTACAGTGAAGTTACAGGCGCCGCAAAGAAAGCGGGAAAGTTCGGAGGTTTTGTTTCCAGCCGAGGTATTTGCAGAGCTATAAGAATCATGCAGGAAGACTACGAGGCGTTCCTTGATGATAAAGAGGAAGTGGCGAAAAACAGAATGAAAATGGAGGGGTAAAACCATGACAAACGAAGAAGCAAAGAAAGTATTGAGCAACATCTATGAGCTTCAGCTTCAGGACAAACAGATGAGCTGTCCTTGCTGCGGTGGGGCAATGCGTCCCAACAGCATTGAGAATAGCCTGAGCCGCTATCACGAGGTTTTTATCTGCTCGGACTGCGGCGTGAATGAAGCCTTCAACGGTCCGAAGCCTCTTGAAGACTGGGCTGTTGTTAAGGGCATCGCTACGGCGCACGAGGCTATCGAGAAGGCCATTGAAAAGTACGAGGACAAAGCATGAACAAAGAGGAAGCAAAGCGAGTGCTGAGTAATATTTACTTGCTCCAGATGCAGGGCAATCAGATGGAATGTCCTTGCTGCGGCGACGAAATGAGGGCAGATATCAACGAAAACAGTCTCAGTAGGTATCACGAGGTATATATTTGCCCTGATTGTGGCACAAGAGAGGCGCTCTCTGGTGCTGTACCTTTGGATGAATGGGAAGCGATAAAGCGGTTTGAAAGCGCATCCATCGCTATCGAAAAAGTGTGCAGCGCCATCGAAAACGGGAAGACTGTAGAAGATGAAGTGGAACCTGATAAAATCGGTCCGGGGATTGTTATTGTAAAGGACAAGAACGATGCCATGGTTGGTGTCTTGCTGGTGAAAAACGCAGACAAGTACCTTTCCGATTGTGTTGAAGACATCGAAGCAAACTGGATTTTGATGCGAGAATCGTATCTGGAGCGAGCTCAGGAAGATAAGGGATTCCTGTTCGATGAAGATGATGAACACCTCGCGTATGTCGAGGCGCAGCTCAAGCTCTGTGTCTCCGATGATGCCGAGCACACTCCGTATGAGGTCGAGAACCTTGAGAACGTGTGTGTCGTCGAAGCAAATTAACAGCTCATTCCTCTCTTTTTTTTAGGACGAAGGTCGGATTCTGTTTGTTCAGGGTCCGGCCTTCGTCCTGCTCAGACTTTTTTCATCTTGCGTAATACCGGCGATTATGTTAATATTAAGACGGATTCAATAATAGTGTTTTCACTCTTGTTGTTTTCCTTTTTCTTGACGAGACGGGCTGCATAAGCCCGTTTCGTTTTGTAGTATGCTGCTTACACGCGCATTTACCGCTTGCATCTATTACTCTGTTGTGATATTATTGGCTTGAGGTAAGCGCGTACATCTCCTTTCCGCAGCTTGCCTAATATTTCTCCTTTCTGCGCCACGTATAAAGAAGACGCGGGTCATGCCAAGACCCGCGTCTTTCAACTTGTTTGTTTACAGAACGTTAAGTCGCAGTTTTCCGTATTGCACAACAATCTCACATATGTAATCATATGAACATAGAAGTCCTGCATTGGCACAAATGTCTCTGCATGATTTTCTCCCTTGGCGAAGAAGCAGGAGTTGCGGCCTGCTTCTTTGCTTTTTACTCTTGCGGTGCATAGTTAGATGTGGTATCCTATGGGTAAGATACTGCGTTACTAACCATGGTGCAGTGTCCCTCCATTTCGTAGAGCGAACCGATTTTCGGCTCGCTCTATTTTTTTTGCATGAGTTTCACAGATGAAATCATCTACCCCTTTGAATGTGCTATGCTGAAATTTTGCAAAAAATGTTGCGTGGCACGCAACGTTTTGGTGTGTGAGATATGATATGCTTGAAACTTTCAGGTGTTTCACGGGTGAAATCTTTTGAACGGCGTGATGTGGTATGATAATTGGTTCTACCTAATTGGCTGTTCCGCAATTAAAACAGACTTGCAATACCGCTGGCAAAGAATTTTGCAATTAAAGTAGAAGGCGTAAATTTTTAATTGTACCACTTCCCTGTCCTCATTTTGGAGCTGCTGGGCGGTTGACATCCTCCTCTGTTTTGGTAGGATGAAGGTAAGATTAAGAACTTGTGGAGGTGCGGCGGATATGGAAAAGCTCGTGGTGAGGCATAGAGACGGTAGCGTGGAGTTGGCGAAGGGGCATAGTGTGGAGGAGGCATTGCTGCGGCTGGTGGAGTATGAGTCTACGCGCCTCCCGCCTGAAGACCTCGGCGAAGTCGAGGAGAATGCCTACGACCTCGGCTATCAAGCTGCGCTCAGGCACAAGGGCATCACTTGGGGCGAAGCTGCGGAGTTGCAGCAGTACCGAAGCCTCGGAAGCCTTGAAAATCTCCAGCAACTCGTGAAGGAAAGGCGACGTAAATCCGGCGCACAAGAAGATTGACGCTGTCCTTGCAGTGCTGCATAATATAGCCGAGAAGTCCTGCAGATGCAGGACCAGGGGCCGTTGGTGAGTCCCCTCCCACCAGCGGCCTCTTTTTTCGCCTAAAAAGAATTGACAAAATATCAAACTGTGGTAGTATAGAATTATAATTACGAAGCTATTTTTATAAAGGAGATTATCTCCGTTTTCAAGTCACCATAAAGAATCAAGACAGTTATCCCAATTTTGGGATGGCTGTCTTTTTTTATATATTTACATACATTTGTGTTCCCATAAGTCCTTATAACAGGCTGGGAAGAAAGGAGAAAAAGCATGAGTATCGAAAACAGACTGCCTATCCCCCTGACTGCGGATGGAGTTCCTGTCGGCATTGGCGACACCGTCTATGCCATTTGGAATGAGGTCCGCAGAAACACCCGTGGCAAGTTCTACCGCGCATCCACCATTGCCGTGTATCCCGTCAAGGTCAATTCCGTGCTTTTCACGGAGAGCTTTGTCGAGCATCGCGTCATGTGGTCTGGTGATGGTTACGCCAACATTCCTGTCAAGGGCAGCAGCGATTCCGTGAAGCCTGTTGAGGGCTGTGTCGGAATTGAGCTGGGTGGCTACAACACCTTTGCCAGCAAGGAAAAGGCTGAGGAGTGTGCTGCACAGGACGACTGGCAGACTGGCGTTACCTTCTTCAAGGGTATGCCCCCTATGCCTTCCTGCCTCTACAACGAGCTTCGGCAGAAGAGCAGGGAGTTTGAGTACGGTTTCGCGGCTGAGGAGGTGGACGGAAATGAGTAAGTTCGTTGTCGCCATCATGTCTGCTGCTGAAATCGGCGCTCTGCACCACATCATCACGGATGAGCTGGAAAACGGGGTTCTCGACGTCGAGAATCAGGCGTTACTGAGTAACGCTCAGGCGAAGCTGGACGAAGCCCTGCGGACTGCGGGCGAGTCCCTCTCCCCTGCCGTTCCTGCTTCCGAGCCTGTGAAGTCTCATACGCCGGAGTCTTTCCGTGCCTACGAGCGCTTCAAGCTCCAGTGGATGCTGGACCACAAGCACACGCTGCAGGAGCTTCTCTGCGAGCTGGATGCCTATTCTGAGGACTGCGGCGACGCCGGCAGTATGCAGGAGCTTCTGGACGTGTGGGAGAAGGACCGTGGCTTCGGCGGTGAGATGTGGCCCTGCTATGAGGAGTGGCTGGAGTGCGAGGCGAAGAGCGTCGTACCCGTCGTCATTCCCACACAGGAGCCCGTCATCACTGAGCCTGTCATCTGCGGCGCTGCCGGCTGTGTGTACCACGACGGCAACTGCAAGTGTATGCTGCCGAGTCTGGTCAACCGTATGCCCAACCGTGACACGGAGGATGCTGTGTACGGCGAAAGCTGCTGCATGGACTTCCTCCCTGCCGAGCTGAACGATGGGACTAAGGAGGCTGCCCATGAGTAATGTCGAAAGGCAGAAGCTCATTGAAAACGCCATGGCACACTATCGTGCTGCCATGGCTTCCGGCGAGCCCGACGAACTGAAGGCGGCTCTGACAGATATGGAGAACGTCTATTATGCCGTCTGCCTCTGGTCTGTTCCGGGGACGGACGAGCTTCGGAAAGCTATCATCAGCTTGTCGGAGTGCGTAAAAAGCTGCTAAACCTAAAAATGAAAGGAGAAACGAAAATGTCTGAGAATGGTTGCCGTGTATTCCCCATCATCACCGATGTGGTGCAGAAGGAATATGAGAAATGTTCCATGAACACCAAGTCCTCAGACCGGACGCCGGAGATTTGCGGCTACTATGGCCGCGCCTGCGGGCAGATGGACAAGGACGAAGGCGCCAATCGGATGCTCTGTAACCACTGCCCGTTGGTGGAGGTCGCCAACTCTCTGCGAGGCAGAGAAGGCTACCGCAGCGTCTATCAGCTCACGCCGGATATGCTGTCCGTGCTGAAGCAGAAGCTGTTCTACGACAGCGAGTGCGATGAGTTCCAGCGCCTCTCTGATGAGGAGCGCGACTCTGTCGCCAGCATCGCTTTCTACGACCAGATTCCCAACGAAATCGTGTTCCACGCTTTCGGAGGCATCAGCTTCGCGGATGAGGACTTCTTTTGCGGCGGTTGCGAGGAGGATGCCAAGTGAAATACGTGATGCTCTGTGAGGAGGTTGAACTCGTCCATGTGACCACGGAAGACCGACTCGGCTCCATTCTGGAGACTGGTATCCGACCCTCTGCCTTCGGCGACATGGCCGTAGGCGAGGACGACGGTGCTGGCGTCTATGCTGTTCGCAACGATGCGCGACTGATTCAGAAGGTGCTGGATGACGTCGTGGATACGGAGACATTAGGCCACGTTTATGCGGTCAAGTTCCGCTATAAGGGTCGGTACATGGAATGTGTTGATTCTGTGGAAGAAAGCCAACATGGAGGATACATTCTCATTCCCAAGTCCGAGTGTCCATTCGGCATCCCCGCCAAGGACATTATCAGCTACAGAAGGTTGATGACGTGAGAAAAGAAAGGAGATTCAAAATATGCCTGATTTGCATGAGACAATTATGGGTCGTAAGTTCTTTATGAGCGATTTCCCTTCCCTCGTAAAGAACGTTAAGCGCGTGGCTGCTGCGCTGGAAGTACAGAATAAGGCTGCCGAGGAGAAGGCCGGCCCCAAGGAAAAGGCCTTCCCTGCCATCCTGATTCATTCCACCTGCCCGCTCCATGCCAATGGCGCTGCTCACCCCCAGATGTACCACTCCAAAATTGCCGTCGAGAAGTTCGACAACTACCTTGCGGCTCAAAACGTCATGGACGATGAGCTGAAGAAGCTGTTCGGCTGGGAAAAGCTCCCCGCCGAGCCGTGCGGTACGAACTACGACATCGGCAGTTTGGAAGCGTGGGCTTTGCACGACAACGTTTCCCACTCGTGGAAAATCGTTGTCGTGGAGGTTGAAGTCACCAGAAAGGTGGTGGAGTAAGCAATGGCAAAATGCGCTTTTTGTGGGCGTGATATGCTGACGGCCAAGGGCTGCAGGAAAATCACCATCCGATTCGTAGATGGTTCCCGTGCTGACCCGATAAAGGTCGGCGCACCGGGCGACTTCTACTTCGGCTGTGAAGGACTGAACGACCCGAACTTTCGCTGCGGCGATTGCGGCGCCATGGTTGGTGGGTATCACCACCCCGGCTGCGACTGCGAACGCTGCCCCAAGTGTGGTGGTCAGCTCATTTCCTGCGACTGTCAGGCCGACTAAGCCACCCATTTTGAAAGGAGAGAGTCTATGAGGCTCTCTCCTTTTTATTGAAAATACATGAAAGGAGAACTGCTATGAAAACTGGCAATTATGTTTTTTTCGACTCACTTGCGGTTGAAGTCACTCGTCGGTGCAATATGCACTGCGCTCACTGTCTGCGAGGCGAGGCGGAGAACAAGGACATCTCCTACGAGGTCATGGACGCCCTGCTGCGCCACGTGGACGGCATCGGTGTCGTGACATTTACCGGAGGCGAACCGTCTCTCAACTGCCGCGCCATCGACCAGTTCCGTGAGCTGTGCCTGAAGTATGACATCCCTGTGAATGGCTTCTATATCGTCACAAACGGTAAGGAGAACGTAGAAGAGTTGGCTGTTGCTTCCCTGCGGTGGTATAGCTACTGCGCCAAACAGGAGGACATAGAAATCTGCGGTCTTGCTCTTTCCGACGACCAATTCCATGAGGATATTCCCAACGAGAATATCATGCTGCTGAAGGGTCTCTCCTACTTCCGTGAAGAGGACAAGCGCACTGATTGGGACAGAGTCAACCTCATAAACGAGGGACGTGCAGAAGACCTGTTCGAGACGGACTATCCGAAACGTGAACTTGGCAACGAGCGTATCGCTGTCGAGAAGTGGCCGGATGGCAGTGTGATGGTAAATGAGGGTAACATCTGCCTTACGGTGGATGGCAACCTTCTGGATACCTGTGACTGCTCCTATGCTCACCAGAGCCAGCACACCATTGGCGATGTCTTCCATATGGACGAGTTCTACGATGAAATGCACGCTCTTTCGGAGGTGTCGTGATGGCTGCGCCATATTTCTACGACACTTCTGCCAATGTGACTCCGGCGAATAAGGAACATCTACTGACGGACCTGCTGGATGCAATCCAGAGTGTTCTGAGCGAAGGGATTCATCCCTACTGTGAGGAAGACCCTCTCGGTTTGAACCGGTTCGATGTCTCCAGAAGCTCTCTTGGCTATGTTCGTCAGACGGAGACCATTACGTGCGTGTCGGTCCGTATCGTCGCAAACCGCGATTCGATATACCGTACAAACGCCGAGCGCGATGAGGCAAAAGCGGATTTGGAACACATTGCGGAGGATGTTGCCAAACGGTACGAGTCCCGTTCTTTCGTTGCCTGCAACACTTCATGGCCCAGTGCGGACAAGGTACTGCACGCAGCGACCAACGCAAACCAAGTCTGCTTCGTTCATGTCTTCCCATTTGAAGTCTGCTTCTTCAAGACGCCCTACTACAGCTCGCCGGAGCCCACTGAGAAAATCATGTGGGATGCCTTCTGCAGAGCCAGAGCAAGGTCATCCAAGAAGTCTGAGAAGCGTGAGCTGCGGCCCGATGATTGGGGTAAGGAATTCCCGTATGGGAAGTACACCTACAAAATCCTCGGCCCTTCTGTCAGCCAAAACATTTCTGACGGAGAAAACCACATCGACCTGCTCCGCACTGAGGGCTACCGCGCCATGAAACATAGGTGTTGGATAAAACGGCAGGACTTGGAACAAGCGCTCTATGAGATGGAGTACGAGGACAAGTCCGAGCTGGCTATCGAAAAGAGCCATGCAGAGGAAGCCGAGTTCTATCGGAACAAACGTTTCATTCAGCCGAAGCTCGACGGCAGTGGTATCGACGTTGTTTATCGTGAAGTGTTTTCTCTGAAAGGAAAAACGCAGAACCACGACTTCCGACTTGTCGGCTTTGTCAAGAAAGCGCGTAAGTACCCGTTTCTCGCTGAGTGCATCGACGAGACCGGCGAATATGCCGGCAAAAGATGTAAGCTGCCGTACAACGCTGTCGTTGAGGCTATCAAGGTCAATCGTGGGTGACAAAAAGAGTCAAAATATGAAAGGAGAAAAACATATGGAGTATATCAAAAAGCTCGCTAATGATGAGACGTGGGATTGTGCCACCTTCTCTGGAATGTGCCGCTTTGTAGCGAACGGAAACTACTACGAGTTGCCCAAGCCCATTGAAGAATTGGCAGAAAAGTCCAATTTCAGCGTCTTCGATGCTCCGGCAGATAATCCCGAAGCGCCGGTGCTCGGCGAAAAGTCGGTGTTCGTGGAACGTGATGACCTTCGCCTTTTGGTGGAAGTTTATCCCGACAAGAGCGCAAGCATTTTCGTGGCTACAATGCTTCCTATCGAAACGGAGTACGATGAACTGGAAGACAAGATGGATGATTTCCTCAATGTCATTGAAGATGCGTTGGGTCTGGAAAGCGATAGCATTTCGTCTTCTGGGTGGTCTTTCGGCATCGACGATACCACATACGATAGGTTGCTTACCACTGAGGAACAGGAGCTTATCGGCACTTCGAATTAGAAAATGCACGGTGAAAGGAGAAAATATAATGAATCGCAGAATTGCTGAAAATAAGAAGTTCAAGGCCCTGTACGCTGTCAGTCTGGCACTGATGGTTCTGTGCGTCATCGCTGTTTTCGGCACCATTGGCGCCGCAACGATGTCGGATACCATGTCCACCACCAGTCTCGCCATCAGATGTATCCTGTTCTCCATCGCCGGCCTTCTGAGCTGGGTCGCGTCTCGCGGCTTCAAGCACAGGATTTGGCATTTGGTCAACGAGGAGCTGAAGCGCATCTCCAGTGATGTGTCGGAGCACCTCCGTCGGGATGGCTGCCCCGCTGTTGAGGATTTGTCGGCCTGAACCAATATCTTTGAAAAAGCTCCCCTTTGGGAGCTTTTTCTTTTTAGTTTGAAATGATTGACAAAATATCAAACTGTGGTAGTATAGAATTATAATTACGAAGCTATTTTT